ATTTTTTTTTGGACAAAACAAGATAATCTATTCAATCGTTTTTTTAAAATATATAGGAAATAAAAATGAGATAAAGGAGGCACGTCTATGGCAGTTTTATTTGCGCCAATTTTGCGGATGACTTAGCCTGCATTTGCAGCAAGCCAAGATGCACTAACAGTTTATTACACGCTGCCGCAAGCAGCTTCTTTAACAGATATTACCAGCATAGAAGTTAAGGTTAACACGCAAGATACAAATACTAATGTAGTCAATAATACAACAGGTATTTTGTCTGTATCTGCAACCACAGGAAGTTTTTCTATTAACAAGGGAACACTCAAGACTGGGCATTGGGCGGCAGGTAAGTTATATAAAATTCAAGCCAGATTAGTGAATACTTCTGGCCGAAAGTCTGAATGGTCTAATGTAATGATTACTAAGGCTATCACTTTGCCGCAAGTCAAAATTCTCAATGGTGAGACTACAACAAGTGGCTCAAATGAGATTTCTTCCATTCACAGTGAAACAGTAACAATGCCTACTTTCTATGGTGAAGTCACATTTGCGGCTGGTGAATCTGAGTATCTAGATACTTATCGTTTTGACCTATGGTATGAAGGCAAAATAGTAGAGACCTCTGGGAATATCCAATATAATAGCTCTACTAGCGCGGCGCCGCAATACCGTTTTCGCGAGCAGTTCGTAACCTATGATGAACATTCAGTCACCTTTTCTATTGTTTCTAATAATGGTTATGAAGCAACTAGCAAGCCTTATGTTTTTGAGGTTATTTCAACTACGTCAGGGCAAATTACTAATCTTGCGGTGACTGTTGATAGCACATCTATCGCCTGCATTGAGAACGCAATGATCCAAGTGCGGTTGACCTCAACAGAAGAGCTCAATGGCAATTATGTTATTGTACGTTCTGATGAAGATACTAACTATCAAGTGTGGGATGACGTTGCTTATCTTACCTATGTTGGTAAACAGTTAGCTAATGAGCTAGTATTTACTGACTACTATATTGAGTGCGGCAAGCAGTACAAGTATGCAGTTCAGCGCAAGCAAACTAATAACGCGCGGAGTGAATTACTGTTACCGCAAGACCCATCGCCGCATTGGGTAAATTTTGAATATTCCTATCTTTGCGGCCGGGGTACGCAGATTAAACTAAACTTTAGTGGTGAGTTGTCTAGTTTCAAGCATACTCAATTAGCTGGAAAGATGGACACTTTGGGATCGACTTATCCAACTATTGCTTATAATGGTCATGCTTATTACGCAGAATTTCCTTTGTCTGCGTTGGTATCCGCATATATGGATGAAGAGAATCTTTTCATGGAAAAGGATTTTGAGGTGCTCTCAACCAATCCCACTGCTGAATCTGTGCGGATTGAGCGCAAATTCCGACACAAGGTAGAAACATTTTTGAATGATAAACAATATAAATTATTCAAAACTCCTACCGAAGCAGACAAGAACATCATCGTTGCATTAACTGGAGCTACCTTGTCACCGCAGCAGAGCCTTAACCGCATGATTTATAGTTTTTCTACCAATGCTTATGAAGTAGCTGAAAATACCTTGTCTAATCTTAAAGACTTAGGGATTCTTAAGTCTGGAGAATGGCAAGATGTGTCTAGTCTAGAAGCACAAGCAGAGCGAGGCCAGATTGCAGGAACATTTGATCCATCTGTTGAGTTGTTTGATATTATTCGTCAGCAACAAGAGACAGAAATTGAGGGATATAAGTTTAGAGTAACTGCCTTGCGGACATTAAAACTAGCTAATAACGCAGATACTCCTGACATAGTGACTTTCCTAATTAATGGAAATGAAATTAATGTAGCTAGTGGTAAAGAGTATACACTTGCGGGCTTGCAGACTAGCGGAATTACTTCTATTAAACTTAAATCAACCGCGACTATCTTGTTAGACTACTCTGTTGAAAAGGTGTTAGAGGAAGTTAGAGAGGCTACAGTTTATACTCGATATATTGATAGAGATTGGGGCCAGATTAATCATGCCGCAGGCGGTGGTGAGAATCAAGACGTGATTGAAATGATTGTGGCTGATACCATGACTCGTGCGGCTAAAACTTATAATAATGGTACCGCATTAACAAAGCAAGAAGATGGTAGTTATATTACTTCTGATGGTAAAATGAGTTTTACTCTTGATGGAATTGAAACTATTAGTTTGCAAAATGCTGAGGGTGCGGTTCTTGAAATTGATGGAAACGGTGTTTATGTTGGCAGTACGTCACAATATCGTTTGCAGCCAATCGAAGATAAACTGACTACAATTATTTTGGTTAATGATAAACCTATGCTTATTAACTATAAAGTGCGTTTAGTCAGACGTATTCAAGGAGGGAATTAATTATGGATAATGCTTTCCTTGAAAAACTTGTAAATGAAAAAATACAAACAACCTACGCAAAAATCGTCACATACTCATTTGATGAGAAACCCCTTTCCTCCATAGAAGGTAGAGTATCCGGCGGATCAATCTAGGCCAATGGCGCTTCAGCGGTCCGCCGCACTCTATCTCTCTCTATGGTGGCAAAACCTGAAATTGCTAATATTGAAAATCTTGATAATGAAATTGCTATTAACAAGAAAGTAAAGGTTTACATTGGTCGCCTTGCGGGGGATGAGATTATGTGGTTTAATTGCGGGTTTTATGTTATATCAGGTGCCAGCGTTAATTAGTCTACTTCTGGATGGACAATTAGTATTTCTGGCAAGGATAAAATGGCTTTGTTGGATGGAACCGCGGGTGGTACATTACCTACTGCGGTAACTTTCCATGAGATTTTTGAAGATCTAGGGGATGGAAACTATAAGATAGATTACCCAACGATTTATCAGATTATTCAAGAAGCAGTTAACCATTATGGTGAGATTCCTCTGCATGACATTGTTATCAATGATTTAGAAAAAGTAGCGAAGGTCTTGATTAAATATATCGGTGGGAAGCCCATTTATTTTGCGGAAAACTATGCTTCATTTGTTTATGCAGAAGACGCGGTCCACACACAAAAATACACCTATGGACAAGATGTTGGATATGAATTTACTGCATTTACTTATCCTGGAGAATTAGTGCTTGCGGCTGGGGCTACAGTGGTTAATTTACTTGAGAAAATTTGTTAGATTTTAGGAAATTATGAATATTTTTTTGATTTAGATGGACGGTTCATCTTTCAAGAAAAGAAAAATTATTTAAATACGGTTAGTCCCATCACCTACCTAGTCCCGCAAGATTATATTTAGTCTTACTCTACCGAAGCAGCTTATGAGATTAAAGATTCTGATACTCTAGTATCTTTGACTCGTAGCCCTAGATATGAGGATATTAAAAATGATTTTGTGGTTTGGGGCAAGAATGATAGTGGAATGGATATTCATTATCGTTTGGTAATTGATGAAAAACCTGTACTCAACAAGTGCAAGAAATATATGTGGTCAGTAGTTGACACGTCGGGGGATGTGATTAACTATTTGTATACTGATACTAATACTAAACCAGCCGAGGCAAAAGAACTTGCGGCGAGCCCTTGTGAGGAGTGGCGAGAAGAGATCTATCGCAATGCCTTAGAGCGTCAAGCGCAAGCGCAGTCTACTGAGCCTTATGATGCAGAGATGTTAGCCTTCTGGAGATTACTTTACGATCCAGATAATAAAGACTGGATATATGCGAATTACCCAGAATATAATCATTGGAATCCTAGTGTAAGAGAAGATCCAGCTGGTTTAGTTTTCTGGATAGACTTCATTGACACCACCAGCGAAGTGGGCAAGTATGCGGTGTCACAGATCGGTCGCCGCATGAAAGTGGTAAATAATGATAGCATCAAAATTTTATTTACTAAACAGATTCCGCCTATTGTTTTTATTCCTGACTACCAAGAAGTAGCAGATTTACTTGAGATTGAATATGCGGATGCAGAAGATGCTGCGGAGAAGGTGCGCGAATACTGTGCAGCTAATGAGACTAATTATTTCTTCCAGTTATCGCCGCAAGTAGAGTCTAGCTTCGTAAATAGCTCTACTGGGTCATCTGCATTTGACGAGATTAGAAATTTGTTGTATCAATATCTAGTTTATAACACCACCATTTCTATTTCTTGCTTGCCAAGATATTGGTATGAGCCTAACAACATGATTTATCTTGAGAATCGTGAAAATGGTATTCAAGGAAATTATGTAATTACGCAATATTCGTTATCTTTAACATATAATGGCACTATGTCAATTACAATGACACAGGCTTTAACTAGAGTATAAGGAGGTTAAGTTATGCAAATAGGACAAATTGTATATCGTTTGCAAGACTATCGTAATAGAGAATCAGAAGTTTCTACCAATAAAAATGGTGTAGTGGTTGCGGGCGCGGGTGATCTAGATATGACGAGTGACTTATTTGGATAGTTTGTGGAAGGGGTTTCCTATCGTAATGCAAAGGTCACTAAACTCGGTGTACAAGCACCGCCGCACACTAAAATGATTATTGATGGCAGAGACATCCAAGTTGGAAACACTGGTATCTATGAGCTTGATGATGATATTATTATTGAGAAAATTAAATTTAAGACTGGCCAAGAATTACAGAACGTAATTATTGACTTTATTTATAACAAGTGAGGTGAGTATATATGAATATGCTTTCCTTTTATGGCGGACCTGCAGGTAAGGATTTTACTATTGCGAAGATTTTTGATAGTAAGGCTAGCTTAGATGCTGATATTGCGGCTGGCGACGCTAGTAAAATCTATGCAGGCGATTATGTATTAGTGTCATATGGTGATCCCAATACGCCAGAATTTTCTACTAATAGACAAAAAGATGGGGATAAATCCTATAATGCCACCTTATGGAAGAAAGATTGGAACAATGGTTATGAATACCGCTTAATTTGTAGTATTGCAAGTAGTTATCCCTTATTCAGTGCGGGCGCGGCTGAGGCTAGTCTTCCGTTCGGGTCAGCACCGCAATTAACCATAGATTCCTCTTCTCTTGCTAATCCCAAAGTTGGATTAAAAATGCCTGCTAGTTTGGTGGCGGGAACTGCGAATACTATTGAATCAGTGGCCCCTACTGCTGCGCCAAGTATTACTCCAGTATATGGTGGTACTTTGGGGAATGAGTTATCATTCCAAGCTAAGATCCCGCAAGGTGTAACATTTACTCCATCCATTTCTGATGCAGGTGAAATTAGTTGGACTAACAATGGTGATTTGCCTAATCCTGATATCAAGAGTATTAAGGGCCAAAAGGGTGATACTGGGGTAAGTTTTGCGGGAATTGAATATACTCCCTCAGCCGCAAGCGGTGGAAATAACACCTTTAAAGTAAAGTATTCTAATGGAACCACGGGGACTGAGAGTTATAATATTAAAAATGGCACTGACATTGCTAGCGTGGAAGAAGTTTCTTCTGATACTGATGGTGGTATAAATTCTATTACATTTGTTAAATCAGATGGTACAAAAGTTGGCCCTGTAAATGTAAAGAATGGTTCTAAGGGTTCAACTGGCACGATTAAAAGTGTTACTGCAACAGTTGATGCTAATGTAGGTACTCCGCAAGTTACAGCAAAAGCGGAAGGTGACCCAAGTAATGCTGATATTGCGTTTGAGTTTAAAAATCTCAAGGGAAATTCGGGAACAATTTCTGCGGTAACTGCAGCGGTTGATAATACGAGCATAGATACTGGAGACCCAGGATGTGTAGTAGAGCTAGGCGGCACCCCAGAAAATAGAAGCTTTAATCTAGCATTTAGTCATCTTGTGGGAAAACAGGGTATTCAAGGTCCTAGGGGCTATTATTTTACTCCATCTGTTGCTACTTCTGGTGAATTAAGCTGGAATAATAATGGTGAATTAGATAATCCTGCAACAGTAAATATTAAAGGACCTAAAGGCGATGGCGGTACTGTAGAAATTACTAATATTTTAATTGATAATGGTAGTAGTGAGACTGCTACCCCAAGCGCAGAAGTTATTTCTGGTACAACTGATCCTTAGCACGCAAAATACAGTTTATCATTTCATAACTTAGTGGGTAAGCGCGGTACACAAGGTCCTAGAGGTTATTATTTTCTTCCTAGCGTTGCAACTAACGGTGATCTAAGTTGGAGCAACAATGGTGAATTGGCTAATCCTACTACTGTGAATATTCGAGGCCCGCAAGGAGAGGTTGGCAATCCTCTAAATATTATTGCTACTGAAATTATTACTGCGACGCAGGTTGCGGAAGATACTCTTGCGGCAGTGGGGGCGGAACTGACAGCACGGGGTCGAGATCCGCAGGCAGGAGAATTAATTGCTGTTACTTATGAAAAAGCTGAAAATGATGTTATTTCTTATTGGTATTTTAAAGTTGATGCAGCATGGCAAAGGGTTCAACTCTCTGGTGGCATGGGCGGTGCTATTGTAAATACCAAAGTAACAGATGCTACAGCTAGCTCTAAGGTTTATAGCGCAGAATATGTTAATGCGCTTGAGGCAAGATTAGCGGTGTTAGAAAATGCTTTGACAATTGGAAAGATTGGAGGGAATTGAGTAAATGGCATTATTTAAACAATTTCATGGTACAGAGACGGAATTGAATACTACAATTCCCATTCAAGAAGGTAGAAATTATTTTTTAACAGATAACGGTAAAATGTTCATTGATACTGCAAATGAACGAATTTGTTTAAATGCAGAGGAAGCAGACGTCGCAGGGGCGCTGAAAAACGGCGATGAGGAACTAACTGCCGCAAATATTTTAACAAAAGATGCGACAATTGGATTGGCTAATGGTGGTACTGGCGCAAGTGACCTAGCTGGAGCTAGAGCTGGATTATAGATAGATCGTGCGGTAGCTAATGTTATGACTCTTGCTGTGGGGAGCTGGGTAGAGAACGAAGGAAAATATCAGCAGGTAGTTAATTTAACTGGTTTGAAGTGCGGTTATGCTGGTAATGTTCCTCCTGTAGTTAGTCCCGCGGTAGGGACGTAGGCCGCAGATTTTGCGTTATTAGATTCTGTTGAAGCTAATGTGGAGAATAAGACTCTAACTATTGTTGCGCGAAAACTACCAAGTGCGGATTTAAGCATTGTGGTAACTGACCATCAATGAAAATTTTTGGACAAAACAAGATAAGAGAAATAAGAGATTTTTTAAAGATATTAGAGGGTAAGATATTCTCTGATTGAATGTTTTAATTAGGGAAGGATGCGTCCTTCCCTATTTTTTTTATTTAAGAAAGGAGATTGCAAATGGCAGTTAAATGTATTTTAACAGGTTAGACTCCTAGTGTATTGGATGGAGTTACCGAGAATGTACAGATCCAAATTGATGCCAAAGCTGCAGATAACGCGGTAGTTCATCTTGCAGGAAATGAGACTATTTCTGGTACCAAGACATTTACCGGCGGCATGGTTATGAAGGGTGGCGCAGATGTTGCTAGTTCTGGTAACGCCGTTTTAAATGTTGAAGGTGTTGCTACTGACACTGACTATATTGATATGTATGTTAGTGGAGGAACCAACGCCAAAAGACCACTTGTGTTACAGAATAATAGTTCCGGTACTGGTAATGTAGGTGTTGGTACTGCTACACCGAGTGAGAAGCTGGAAGTAGTTGGCAATGTTAAGGCTACTAAGTTTAAGGGCGATGGTAGCGAATTAACTAACGTGCCATATCCTGTTACTAGTGTTGCGGGAAAGACTGGTGCGGTAACGCTTGCGGCAAGTGATGTTGGCGCTATTGCAACAGTGGAAAATTTGACTGTAAGCGATAGCCTGTCTTACACGATGACAGATGGTACCATTAAGGCCGGTTTTCAAAAAATAGATAATGATACACATATGGTGTTGGTTGGCTACTCCAATGTCGAAGATAGATGTGTAGGGCTTTTTGTCCGACCGAATAGTGATTATGCGCAAATTTCAGTTGGGTTTTATAATCAAGGCAACGGAGACATGGATATTGCTAATCCAGCGGTTACATTCACAAACCTTGCTAATCCTCTCATAAATACCGATGCAGCAAATAAAGCCTACGTCGATACGTCTGTATCGACGAAGCAGTCCGCAATTACCGCGAATGGTATCCTCAAGGGTGATGGCACAGGTACTGTAACTGCGGCAGAAGAAACAGAAGTAGAGTTAGTTGAGTTAACGGCTGATAGCATAGGTGCTGCCAGTAAACAATATGTTGATTCTGTTGCAACTGGCACAGCTCTCTCAGTTACTCTTGCTTCTGCATCTTGGACAGGAACTGCGGCACCTTATACATATACAATTAGTAACTCTGCAATTACTGCGACTAGTAATCAAGAACTAACTCCTGCAACAGATATTACTGCAGATCAATTAACTGCATTACAAAATGCAAATATTATTGATGGAGGGTAGGCCGCAGGAAGTATGACGCTAAAAGCCTTTGGCGAGAAACCGTCTGTTGATATTCCAGTTAGGATTATCGTAAAGGGGTGATGATTAGTGGCAACGCTAATTAAAGTTAACGGTAGCGGTCAAGGTGGTTATGAATTTCCTAATGGAATGAAATGGGAATAGAGTAATATAACGAGCGGAGCTTGGTTTTCTGTGCATGGAGCAAATGGGGTATGGGTACTTTGTAGCGCGGATTCGGGATTATATTATTCTATTGACGGGAAAACATGGCTAGCATCTAATATTAAATCTGGGGGTTTTCGTCGTGCATTTTATGCCAATGGAATTTGGGTTGCCACTGGATATAGTGGGAATGGATTATATTGGTCCTCAGATGGAAGAACATGGGCCCAGGCTGATATGGCAAGCGACAGTTTTAATGATACAAGTAATGCCAATGGAATTTGGGTTACTGTTGGTGACAATGGAATATACTACTCTACTAACGGAAAGACTTGGACTATTAGTAATATAGAAGCGGGATGCTATGATGTATTTTATGCCAATGGAATTTGGGTTGCCACTGGAACAGTGGATAATGGTATATATTATTCCTTGAATGGTCAAACCTGGTCTACTGGTAATATCAAAAGTGGTGATTTTTATTGCGTACATAATGCAAATGGGCTATGGGTAGTAGGCGGTAGAAATACTGGTTTATATTATTCTACGGATGGAAAATCTTGGGTGCAAAGCAATATTACAACAGACACTTTTAGCAATGTGTATAATGCAGTTGGAATGTGGGTAGCTGGAGGCTGGACTAGTGGTATTTTTTATTCGACCGATGGAAAAGTATGGACGCAAGGAAACATTACAGATACTAGAATTGAAAGTCTTTATTATGATAATGGAATCTGGATTGCAGGTAATGGTAATTCTTCTCCCGGAGGAACTTATTATTCATTTGATGGCAAAAATTGGACGGCATCTGGGCTATCACAACAGATAATACCATTTGTTTATAGTTTTAATGGAATTTGGGTAGTTGTTTCTATACAGGGTCTCTACTACTCCCCCACATGGGAACCTACTATTCCTGCAGGTGATTATAAGTTTATATTACCGCTTTCTGCGCCCAGTGGCAATATAATGGAGAATATACCATTTATAGCGAATTCTATAAACTATACATCTTTAAGTGTAATTCAAAACTAAGGAGGTAAGTTCAAATTATGGCTACTCCAGAAAAAACACATGGATATACCATTAAATATGACTCCACCGTAGTGGGAGATATTGATGCGGGGATTGCAAATGCAACGAACTGCTATATAACAATTAAAAAAGATACTCCCGTATCGCCTGCTTTTTATAACTGGTTTATGGCTAATACAACCAAGCTACCTACGGAGGGAATAATTAATCTCACTCCGTAATCTGGTATAACATACACGACAGAATTAGGTAATATATCACCAAATATGCTTTCTTATATTTCTAAGTGTATATCTAACAATGCTAATGTAACAAATGCAACAACAATTGTATATTATGATGATAAGGATAATAATCATTATAAAATCAGTGTTGCTGACGAAATTACAATAAGCTTGAACGGTACAAGTTACACCTTTGATGTAATTGGCTTTAACCACGATCAGTTGGCTGATAGTGCCGCCTATGGTGGTGTAACTGCAACTGGTAAGGCAGGTATTACTCTAATGATGAAAAATTGTTATTCTGTAAAATATGCCATGAACAGTAGCACTAGCGGTACAGGCTGGAATGTTACAACAATGAAAACATCGGTTATGTCATTGGTTGAAAAGACTTTGCCTAATAGCTGGCAAACAATAATAAAAAATGTAAACAAAAATTCTGGGTATATTTATGGTATAACAACAGACACGGTTACTAGCATAGAAAGGGTCTTTTTACTTTCTGAGGCTGAAATCTTTGGCGATAATGCTTTAAATTCTGTCTCAGATGAGGGCGAACAATATAAATACTATGATGTAGCAGGTTCAAGTGCTAGAGTACGCAGTGATTTAGACGGTATTTCTAGTGATTATTGGACACGCTCCATTTCTAGAAAAAACAGTTCTCAAAATTGCTGTGTGAATACGGATGGAAATTCTGCAACGGCTGTTTATAATACTCAAAAAGCAATCGTTCCAGCTTTTTGTATTTAAATATGAAGCAAATGTTGAAGATTTACAACATATTGCAGAGCTCGTAAAGGAGTGAAATAATGGCAACAATAATTGATGGTTCTCTTGCTCCGAGAGGTAAGAAGGTAAGTTTTCCTAATGGAATGGAATGGTATGAGAGTAATATAACTAGTGGACGATTTCCCTGTGTGCATTATGCTGATGGACTTTGGGTCGCAGGGAGCACAAATGAAGGACTTTATTATTCTTTAAATGGTAAAACCTGGGCATAGAGCAATATTACGTCTTTAAGTTTTATTTCTCTATATAAAGCAGATGGACTCTGGGTAGCGGGAGGATATAGTACGGGTCTCTACTATTCAATCGATGGTAAGATTTGGAAACAAAGCAATATTACCTCTGGGCATACCTACTCCATATATAATGCTAATGGCCTTTGGGTGGTAGGAGAGTCTAGTAGTAAAGGTATTCTTTATTCAGTTGATGGTAAGACATGGACAAGTAGTAATATTACTTCTAAATAGATAGATGTAATTTATTATGCGGACGGGCTATGGGTTGCAGGAAGTGCTGAAAATGGTTATTACTACTCAACCAATGGTAAAACTTGGACTCAAAGCAATATATCATCGGGCTATGCTAACTCAATATATAAAGCAAATGGACTATGGGTGCTCGGAGGCAAGGGAATATACTATTCTACAGATGGTAAGACATGGACACAAAGTAATATTACGTCAAACAGTATGACAATCCATTATTATAGTGGAGTATGGGTGGCCGGAGATGGTTCTCAGCAAACAGGATTTTATTTTTCTACTGATGGAAAATCTTGGAGTCCAGCTGCCTGTAGCGAGAAATATGTACAAGTAAATGAGATATTCGGTTCTTCGGGAATATATGTGGCTGGGATTAGTAAGGGTGCTTCGTATTCAATTGACGGTAAGACTTGGTACATAGTACCATTTAAAGATGTGCCATGTATTTATAATGCAAATGGTATTTGGGTTGCTGGGACTAGCTCGGGTCTTTACTACTCTCCTACTTGGGAAGTTTCTACTCCTCCTCGCACAGTAAGCGAAGAATGGGTATTAAAAAGCAGCGTTACTGCGAGTCCTTTAACTATCCCCGGAGAGAGTGAATTCCTGACATTGCCTTTAGAAGCAGACTTTTCAAGCGGCTTAACTGCTTATGATAAATTTGTATTAGTAGAGGATGGTTCGAGTAGTCGGAGTCTAGGCGACCACTTTACTATTTAATTAAGGAGGGAAGAATAATTATGGTTTATAATAGTTTATTAGGTTATGCTAAAGACGGAGTTGCTGAAGTGGTTGCCAGTTCTAAATCAACAATGAGCGTCATAGATCACTGGGCGCTTGATGCTTACCGTAATCTAAAATTCTACTCTCCAACAACTGGAGAATTAAAAACTTGGCTTGAAGCAAATGCGGTTAAAATGCCACTTACTGGAACATGGGTATTTAATGAGAAATTAACCGCTGCAGAACCGCCTCTTCGTACTGACATAGCATTTACTAGTAATGGGATAGAATTTACTAGTATAAACACAGAAGGAGGAGGCATGGAGCCTACAAAGTCTTACGATCTTTTTTATAATGATACAAAGGTAAACAGTGACAGTGCATATACTGGTAATTGGGTTAATCAAGCTTACCGCACCATCACATTTACAGAGCCAGTACAGTATGAAGGTAATGAAGAATTTGTGCGGTGGTTTGTTGATAATGCGGCACCCCCCCCCCAAGCCTGAGTTGAGTGGGACCTATTTGTTTAATGCAGAATTAACAGTTCCTATTTTATCAGATGGCAGACCGTTGGTTGATGGAACGAACGACGCGTTGTCAGTTGGCGCCAGCCCGATATTTATCACAAACTCTGTATTTGAATGTGGCGGTGTTAGTTATGAAAGTATGGGCTTCCAAAATAACCGTCTTGAAAGTAAAGGGACACCCCATTTTACCTTCATATATTCACCCGTTTCGGGCAATGATAGTCGGGTATATAATCCAACGATTGACCAAGATGATGGCTGGAGCGATGAATCATACCGCACTGTTACATTCACAACGCCATTTCCTCGTTCTTCGAACACATGGTTCTATGATTGGTTTATTCAAAATACAACAAAACAATCTTAACTACTGCGGCGAGCCAACCACTCGCTGCAATTATATAAAGAATGAAAGGAGATAATCCTTTGAGTATATTAACACTAAATAATAAAATAATCACCTTAGGTGGAAGCGTATTAAATTACACACCTCCTCCTGCTCCTATGATAAATAAATACACCATACAAGTAAAAGCAGATTCTGACAGCTCTGTTACTGGTGTTTGTGATGGAACAACTGTAACTTTTCAAGAAGTAAGTACAGGGGTTTATAATGCCACGGTGACTAAAACTGGAACGTGGATAATAACAGCTACTAAAGGATAGATAAGCGCAACGGCTTATATTGAGATTAAGTCTAATTATTATGAGGAAATAGTTTATAAAGCAGTAGCCCTTACTTCTCCTCAAAGTGGGTTAAATTATGTCAACGGGGTTCCCAATGATTGGGATATTATGAAAGAAATAGGAAAAGCTATTTCTGATGCCTCTAGTTCTATCACTGCTAATACTACAGAACCGATTTATGTTAATAAAGGAAGTTCTTGGGCTTATAAAATTACTCCGGGTGATACTATTGCCGTTAATGGGAATCTATATGCGGTAATGGGCTTTAATAATTAGAAACTAACTAATACATCAAGCTATGGTGAAAATAATACATATGCTGGTTTAACCTTTGGTATGGTAGATTGCTGTGGGAAATACCCAATGAATAGTTCACACACAAATGAAGGCTGTTGGGGCGCAAGTTTAATGAGAACCTCAACTATGGAAAGCTTAAAAACAGGGATGCCTTCTACTATGGCGAAAGTTAGAATACCATATTACAAAGGTAATGGTCTCTTGCCGCTTAACAATGATGATTATATGTTCTTGCCCGCAGAAAAAGAAGTATATGGTGCGCGAAGCTACTCCCCTGTTGTAGAAGCAAATACTTTAACACAATTTGCTTACTATAAAAACGGGGGAAGTATGATTAAAAACTATGATGGTTCCGCTGCTTGGTGGTGGCTTCGCTCAGTTTATTCTTCGGACGATACCCAATTCTGCTGTATGACCGTTAAAGGTAGCGCAGGTACCAATGAAGCGGGTTTCCTTGGCGGGGCGGCCCCTTGCTTTTGTGTATAACCTAAACCACATTGCGGTATAAGTTGATACATTAATCTAATGATTTAATGAAGGGTATACTTCTATTTTGAAGTATAGTTAAGGTAATACATTATGCCAAAAGTATATCTTATCCCCGCATATCATTATTCTAATAACAATTAAAATTAAAAGGAGGAAAATTTCATGGATGAAATCATTGCAATCGTAGGTAAAGTTCTCGCGGCAGCTGTTGTCGCGCTGTTTGCTTACCTAGTCCCCAAAATCAAGACTTGGCTAGATGCTAAGATCGGCGCAGAAGGAACCGCAAAAGTTCTGTTGCTAATCGAAAACTTCGTGACTGCAGCGGATCAACTCTACAAAGCAGATGATCCTACGGGTGTTATTCGCAAGAAGTACGTCGAGGATCAACTCAAAGCGCTTGGTTATGCTATCACTGATGAGCTAAATAGCTTCATTGAAAGTGCAGTCAAGAAATGTAACAAAGAATACAATAAATAAGAAAAGCCCCTTACTCACAAGGTAAGGGGCTAATTTTTTTTATGCGGGACCGATCGGGTAATCTAGTATTGTAGATCTCTTGGAAAAAATTTTTCCTTTTTAGGACAAAAGTATTTAATCGACATAGCTGATTTTTCATATAATAATGAGGGATGGAAAAATTCTTCCCAAATTTATTATGAAAGGAAATACCAAATATGTATCAAGGCTATGGACAGCAACCAGTCCGGGCACCACAAAATTATTTTTCAATGCAGCCACAGCAGACTGCTTTGAAGGGTCGCCCCGTATCTTCTCTAGAGGAAGTGCGTGCGACAGGAATTGATTTTGATGGTAGTGTTTTCTATTTCCCGGACATCGCAAACAAGAGAATCTACACCAAACAGATAGGAATGGATGGTACTGCTATACTAAATATGTATGAGCAGAAACCATTACCGCAAGAGGCTCCCGCAGGTACCTACATAACAAGAGAAGAATTAGATAGGGCATTGCGAGAACTAAAAGAAGAAATGCGGCAACCCAGCCTAGAGATCTCTAAACCTGAAGAGACCGATCGTAAGGCTGAATCGCCACAGTATAATTTCTAAGGAGGAAAAGAAATGAATCCAATGCAATTAATCGCAATGCTCCGTGGTGGAGGTAATCCACAACAACTTGTAATGTCACTATTACAAGGCGAAATGGGCAATACTCCAATGGGTCAAAATCTTCTTTCTCTTGCTTAGAAAGGTGATGCACCGCAGATTGAAGAAATTGCGCGCAATATCTGTAAACAAAAAGGTGTGGACTTCGATAAAGAATTTAGTGCCTTTAAACAGTTGTTAGGCATTAGATAATATATTTATTTAAGGAGGACACAAAATGTTCAATTCTAACTCTAATGGTTACAGCTTAGCAGATATTGCGGCTGCGACCGGTAATTCTGGCTCTAAGCAGGATGGCGTCTGGGGCGATGGATCTGGTGCCTGGTGGATTATTATTTTATTCCTGTTCTGCTTCGCTGGCGGCTGGGGTAATGGCGGATGGGGCGGTAACCGCGATGGTGGTTCTGCTACCCCTGGTGTTAATTACAGTCTTGATCTAGCTGGCTTAACCTCTGGCTATCGTGATGCTATGGGTTCTCGTGCAGAAATTGCTAATGGTTTCTACGACATTAATACTAATCTGCTGACTGGCTTCGCTAACACTCAGGCTGCTATGTGCGCTGGTAACAATGCTCTGCTCGCTGCAGACAATGCTAACACGAATGCTCTGTTAGCCGCGAATACCTCTACAACCAACACTCTAAACAACTCCCTGCAAAACCTCAGCACGCAACTCGCTTCCTGCTGTTGTGAAAACAAGTTCACGACCGCACAGAGTTTTGCGGACCTGAACTACAACCTTGCTTCTCTTGCTTGCCAGAATCGTCAGGCGACTGCTGATGCTGCCCGTGACATTATTGACAACCAAAATGCTAATACTCGTACCATTATGGACTTTATGGTTCAGAGTAAGATTGATCAGCTTACTTCTGAGAATACTTCTCTGCGTGGTCAGATTTCTCAGGCTGAGCAGAACGCTTATCTGATCAATGCACTTGGTGCTAAGGCTCCGCAGGCTGCTTATGTGGTCGCTAATCCCTGCACCGGTACTGCCTATGCCGGCTATGGCTGCGGCGCCACTTCTGCGTGTGGGTGCGGTGTTTAATTAAGGAGGCAAGAAAATGGAAATTACTGCCAATGCTGTACAAACTGTAGCAGAAAATAGTAACGTATTATTTACAAACACTTCTGTAGCGGGAAGTGCCTGTATTGTATATCGTGAAGGTAGTGGGCTAGTAACCTTGCGAGGTTTGACTAATGGTCAATGTCGCGCAAGATTCCGCGTGACGTTCGGTGGGAATGTAGCGATTCCCACCGGCGGCACCGCAGGCCCTGTTTCAATAGCAATTGCCATTAATGGCGAACCTGTGCAAACTTCTACTATGATTGTTACTCCTGCTGCTGTAAATGAGTATTTTAATGTATATCGTTCAATGTTCTTGGATGTTCCTCGTGGTTGTTGTTCTCAAATTAGCGTAGAAAATCTAACTGAAGCGGATATCTTAGTCCAGAACGCAAATCTGACGATCGAGAGGGTAGCATAATGAAAGAATTTAAAATGATGCAAGACCAACTGATGTCGGTCGTCAAAGCACAAATGGGTGATCTGTCATGTGTTGATACTAATGAATTAGGCGAAGCTATTGATATGATTAAAGACCTCTCACAAACAATGTATTACTGCGCCGCGGCTAAGGCTCTTGAAGGAGAAGAACCTAGCGAGACTCGCTATTATGGCGGACCGCGTCGCCGCATGCCTTATCCAGATTATGATGAAGATACCTATTATCGTGATATGGATAGAGACAAAGGCCGTATGTATTACAAAGAAAGATATGATACTCGTGAGTATCCAATGATGCGTGACCGTAGAGAAGGTCGCAGTCCTGAACTACGTAAACACTATATGGAATCTAAAGAGTTGCATCACGATACCGCGGTTTCTATGAAAGAATTAGAGAGTTATTTAAACGAACTAAGTAAAGACATTGTAGAGATGGTTGATGATGCTACCCCAGACGAAAAGGCACTTCTACAGAAAAAATTACAAACTCTCGCATCTAAAGTGGTTTAATGTTTCATATTAACGGAGAAGAATGGCGCGTCGTTTATGTCGCGCCTTCTCATCCTAAACTTATTCGATCAGATGGAAGCGTTAGTATTGGGGCTTGTGACGATGATACAAAAACCATCTATATCAGTTATGAAACACCTCGCCACAAATTAAAAAAAGTGCTATGCCACGAAATAACTCATGCGGCAATGTTTAGCTATAATGTTGATTTATCAATCTAGCAAGAAGAGATTTTGGCGGATCTCATTGCAACTTATGGACAAGAAATAGTAGGCATTACTAATTGTCTAAATAATAGAATTAGGGGAACCTCTTGATTTGAGGTTCCCCCTTTTTTTTTATTGCCCTAAATGTTTTGAATATTTTTCGTGAACTAGTTTATATAGCTCACTACCGTCTGAGTTTCCACCCATACCTGTATAAATTTCATATTCTTTTTTCAGAGCAAGCCACTCGTCTACAGTAATCTGGTGGCTATCTTGCAGGACTTCTTTGCACTTTGCCTTGAATTGCGGGCCTTGAACGTCTAGAACGCCTCGACGAATACTTTCTACATCCTTGCGGACATCTTTTATGTCATCTTTTAGGTCGACCAATTCTGCATAAACTCCATCAATATCATCCTTGGTGTCTGACCGCAGTTTATCAATAGAGTCCTGAATGGTCTTATTGCTTACGGTTAGCACTTTAGTCATTTTTTCAAGAAGTTTATCGTCACGTTCTTCCATCTTGTGATCCAGGCTTTCCTTAAAGAGTTTGAAATGATGCTTCAATAGAAATCCTCCTCCGGTTACAACTATTCCAAAGAGGACTTCTACCCAATATTTCAGAATAAACTCTCCCATTGGTAGATACCCCGTTTCTTACAAAAAATAAGTTCATATCCCTACTATATTTGAAAAAACGAGTATATAGATTACATTATTTTGACCAATCTAAAGAAAAATTTTTTACTCCATGCTCGCCAATACAAATTGCATCAGCCTCATCTTCTGTAGCCTAGATTCCATATTTCTCTAAGACATGGGCTTGCGCCGCTGGCTTATATTCACTGCGGACGCGCCCCTTGACGCCGCAGGTTTTTCTCCATGTCGCTGCAGGAACAATAGTATAAGGAATGTCCTCCTCAATGCAAGTTACAATCAAGGCGCCTTGTACATGAGCAAGTTTCTTGAAGGTTGTAACACCAATATTTCCTCTACCTAGGTCTTGAAGCTGAATGTCTTCAAAATAAACTTCTACATTAGGTTTCAAGGGCTCTAGCTTATCAAGTAGCCACTACCGCAATTTTACAATGCGATGCTCATAATCCCCAGAAGGAGAGAAGACCCCATGCGCAATGAGGTCTTTATCCTAGAAAATTGCATAACCCGTAAGCTGAGTGCTCTAATCAAGAGCAACGATAAATTTACTGGCCACTTGATCCGAAGCCTCCTTTTCCACGGTCTGTTTCGTCAAGACTATCAACAAGAGAAAGATTAATCTCTAAGACAGGTAAAATGCAGAATTGCGCGATGCGGTCGCCATAGCTTACCATCTGGTCTTGGTCGCTGTCATTATGCAAAGACACTTTCCACGTACCTCGATACTCTGCATCGATAACACCTACGCAGTTTGAATTACGAAGATGCTTCTTGCTTGCTGTACCACTCCGCGGGAATACCGCCGCAAAATAGCCTTCTGGAATTTCAGTTGCGAAACCTAGATCAACCATCACACTACTATGCGCAGGAACCCAGAAAAAATCTCCTTTGCGGGCACCGATCGGCGCATATAAATCAAAACAGGCATCTGTATTATGTGCCTTAGTGGGCATCGTCGCAAATGGCTCAACTAATTTAATTTTTACATCAATCACAGGTCTACCTCCACATGATGCGGCAGGTCATAGGTCGCCGCGATTGTGCTATCAGGTTCCTTCACGTCATTGAATACTAGCTTAGCTTTCACCACTTGATATTCTTCTTCGGTTTTTTTATTGTATTTGGTTGTATAGGAAAAACTTTCCAGTTCGCAATACTTGAGATTAGACAGTTCTTCCCGCAACTCAAGCGCATCTTCTACAGTGGGTACACGATAGGTATTAACAGCATTAATCAGATAAGTCATAATCTTCTCCTTCAGCACACTTCAATGCGGATATTGAGGTTCGCCGCATTTGCATATTTTTTGTGTTCAAAATCTTTGAACTCTTGTTTTAATTCGTCTTCTGTATATGGAATGGTATTTGCATTCCCATAAAAAACCACGTCAAATGCTTCTTGCGCGTAACATAAGTCAGTCAGTGCATCTTTAAATTTGTCCCAATTATTTGACAAGGCATATTTAGTAATCGCAGTTCCTTGGGTTTCATATACGTCAATAGTAGATAAACCGCTCATTCCAGGTCGATAATCAATAATTATAGTTTTCATTTTGATTTAACTACTCCTCTATCATAGTCAAACAGCACAAATGCGTGGGTATCTTCGGGATCATTATTTAATGTTACCCAACATTCAAGCGCCATTTCATCACTTGTTTTCTCAATGGATTTAATTTCACCAAGTTCCTGCAGAATTGCGAGGATATTATCGCGAGTAATGTGCCTAAATTGCGGAGACTCTTGATGGAATAGAGTAAAATACCTTAACTCGTGATTAAGTAGCATATAATAATTTGCATGATGCCAATTCAAGAAATCTGCAATTGTCTGATCCGCAGCCGCAAGATCTTTCTCACTCAATGGCGGTAGTTTACCATAATTTATCTGATTTAATTCATAAATGGTCATCAGGTCATTTCTCCTTTATTTCATAAGGAAGAATTAATGAATTTGAGGAAATTTCCTTATAATGGTTATTACCTCCAAGCGATTTTAATTCTTCTGGATTTAAATGAGTATACACATAAATGCGAGTATGTGGTATAACACGGAGCACTTCATGTATCACCAAATCGGTGAGAAATAAATTATCCTCACTCAGTGGCTCACCATGATTAATAGTTAAAATAGGTGAGGATAATTTATCAAGTGCTATGATTAGGTTATTTAAATCAAATAGATTAAATTCTTTTGCGGCGAGGTCCCCCTCTACAGCGGTATGAAACTCAACTTGATTTGGTAATACAGTTATTTGTGAGTATTTCATTAGTCACATTTACTCCAGCCGCAAGACTTACACTGAATACAACCATTCTCATGTGAAATCTCAGCGCCGCATTCTGGACAAACATTGATAATAGTTTGTTTCTCTTGCTTCGGTTTAGTTGTTCGTGTAATTTGATCACTTGTATACACGCCTAATTCACATTTTACTTCTTGTTCCATTTCTACCAATGCATTACCAACTGCCATAGGACAACAAGAGCCAGGAGATGTATCTTGCGAAATTGCTCTGCGGGTAGCATAACTTGGACAAACGCCTGTGCTGTCAAGTTGGTCTTTAATGTCTTTAACACTTACACCTGCGCGAGCTGCTATTGACACCATGCGGCTGAGCCCTGTCATGAAGTTTGCGCATCCACCTGTTGATCCTTTACTCAAGAATACCTCCATCAAGTTACCAGAGTTGGGATCAAACCAAGCCTGGACATGAAGGCTGCCGCAACCAGATTGTAGTTTGCGTTTTCTGCCAATGAGTTGATCTGAACATTTGATAATCTCACCTCGTGCTAGAGGGACTTCTTTTTCAGCTGGCTTATCAGAATCTTTAACTAGGATACCCTCTCTAGCGCAACCCGCACGATAAACTGTAACACCTTTGAGATTACTTTTCCAAGCATACATATACAACTCTTCAACATCTTCAATCGTTGCGGAATTAGGTAGATTGATTGTAGAGGAAATACTAGCATCAATATGCTCTTGCCAGACTGCTTGCATTTTAATGCGCTCTTTTACAGGAATGTCCTCAGAGAATACAAAATAATCAGGCAAATCCTCTCGCTTGGTGCAGTCGTGCTTAATCATATAATCAGCAACAACTTGCGGATGCATGGCATAAATCTCATCCTTATTAGAGAGGGACTTTGTTGTGCGGGTATATGAATAAGCGAAGATTGGCTCAAGACCTCCACTTACACCGAGCATAGTAGAGATACTTCCTGTGGGTGCAATAGTAAGTAGCTGACTATTGCGGAGACCCGTCCGCCGCACTCTTTCAAGTAATTTTGTACTTTGAATGCCCTGGACGCAATGGTCATAGAAGAAGGGTGTTTCAACAAGTAAATCATTCTTACACTTGTTATACTTACCCTTGTGAATAGCCAAGAGAGAACTTTCATTGATTGCGGCTCTAGCCATTGCATATCCAATTTCATCACACAGATAAATAGCTTCCTCTGACCCGTATCGGATGCCTAGCTTAATGAGGAGATCAGCTAGACCCATGATTCCCAAGCCCACCTGCCTCCAGTCGCGCACGCTGTCTCTTTGTTCTTTTAGAGGATGGAGAGGTAAACCTTCATCAAGGACATCATTCAAGGCACGAGTTGCAATTCCAACTGCATTGATAAATTCTTTCCAGTCAAATTTCGGCTGGTCTGGATCGGTAGAATCTACAAACTCGGCTAAATTCATCGCTCCTAGAAGGCAGCTCCCACCCGCGGGCAATGGCTCTTCAGCACAAGGGTTAGTCCCGGCAAACTGGAATTCCGGATCGTTAGACAGCATATTATACTTTTCAATATTGTCCCAGAATAACATACCAGGTTCCGCATAATTCCAATTATTCTCGCATAGAGCACGATACAATTCTTTTGCGGGCATAGTGCGAGTAATGGTTTCACCAGTTTCTTTGCGAGTGAAGGACATCTCCCAATCTTCATCGTTTATCACAGCTTGCATAAAATCATTAGGAACTCTTACAGAAATATTTGCACCAGTAACTTTGGTTAAATCATTTTTGATACTAATAAACTCTGGAAGATCGGGATGTCTAGCATCGATCGAGATCATCAAGGCCCCGCGTCTGCCATGTTGACCAATCTGATGAGTCACTTGGCTAAACGTGTCCATGAAACTAACTGCACCGCTTGTAGACTTTGCTTGATTGCGGACACGCGCACCTGCCGGCGCAAGTTTACTAATATCAATGCCGCATCCTCCGCCATAAGAGTAGGTTCGCGCAAGGTTAGAACAAGTTTGATAAATAGACTCTAGATTATCTTCGGGAGGCGAGACTACATAGCAGTTTGAGTATGTTACCCGCTCTTCATCCTGGAGATTACGATTGGAGAGGATACGACCACCAAATAAAAACTTGCGTTCCGCAATAAGTCGCCGCACATCTTTATCTCCACCACTCACTCTATCAAGCCATTGATCAAACGTCTCTCCTGCACGTTGATATTTCTTTGACCAGATGGCTTCACCAATTGGATTATTCTTTCCAACAAAATCTTGTATAGTCAATTATTCTTTCCTCCTAAATCTTGTATATACTTTATTTAAAAAATCGCTCAAGAGGATTAAACAATTTTGTCCAAGGTTTTCTCAAGAGCATCAAGAGCACGCCACAGTAAATGGTCGCCATTTTCAATGCGAGTAAAATGTGCTAACTTTCCGATAGTGTGCTGCTCGAATAAATAAAAATCATCTTCATCGGCGTCGTAGCGGCGGAGCACTTCCCGCACATCAGGTTCTTTTTCTCTTGTTAATTGTCTAATCAGTCTTTCCTTATCCGTTGCAGTAATATAGATAACATATAAATCAATATCAGGTCTATTCATTAAAGAGATAATTCCTGCTGGATTAAATATTCCAATGTTAGTTTTTTCTGCGGATAGAGAATCAAGTGCCGTTCCATACATCCAGTTATTAAATTTTGTATACTCTAACATTCTACCATCATGTACCATATCTGCAAATGTATACTTGTCTACAAAATGATAACTAAGCCCATCAATTTCTCCTTGACGAGGTTCACGGGTAGTGTAGCTTACAATCTCATGTAAATCATATTTTCCTAGATTACCTGTTAAAACTTCCTCAAGCAAAGAATTCTTTCCTGCGCCGGCCTTACCGACCAGCGCGATCACTTTATACTTCATCATCTTCCTCAGCTTCTCCTTTTACTCTTTCTCCTTGTAGTTCTAAGTCTCCATTGGGTAAGACTTGCGTGATACGATAGAGCTGGTGTCCAGGTGATGCCGCATAATTGCGAGATACGAACATATCTTCTCTACGAAAACCCTTTACCATTATCATACTACCACGATTAAACCAACTATTTTCAAGGAATTTCTTTTTCCCCGTAGTTGGATCAACAGTAGAAATGCGGCGATCAAACATGGAGAAATATTCTTTTGTAAACTTTACTGTAACTACGCCTTGTGTTGTGAGTAGATATACAGTAGATTTTGCTTTATCTTTTGCGATACAAGTGCCGCAAATCTTATTCAAACGATAAATGGGAATAGAAGCATTGCCTCGCTGATATATTCTTTCAACAACGGGAATTTCTGGTAGGTCTTTGTAATTACTAATACCATACTTATAAGTATTGGCATCAATCAATTCATGTGGATGATAATAAAAACATAGGGCGTCCATCTCCCAGGACGAGAGATTACCTTTGCCGTATTTCTCCCATTCTTCCATAAAGATTGTATCATTGAAGGCATTGAGAATACCTTCTTTATCACTTGCTATCCAGTCGCGGAAAACGTCCATTTGCTTTTGATATACCTTATCCCACATTTTAACGTCTATAAATGTGCGGCGAGACTCTGTATTGACAATCAAGAGGTCAGACAAATCATGAGCATTAAGAAACTCAATTACTATGTCATTAGCTAAATACATGCTTGGGTCAGGAAGGTATTTACATTCAGCTTTGAGATAACGAGTAAACTCATAGAACCTGCGGGCTTCGATGCGCTCTGCTGTGTCTTCAGGCAATAAACCGTAACGAATCAAGCCAGGAAGATTTTGTAGGGTAATGCGTTTCTTCTTGTCGCATTTTAACCAAACATACTCAACCATTGCTTGATAGCGAGGCTCCAGAGAGTCAAATGCGCCACCCTTAATTAAGGAGACCATTTGCTGTGCCTTGGGATGCACTCGCGCATAAAAATCATACATTGAAACATAAGGACGGTTAGCTATAATTTGCTTAATAAAATCATCAGAAATGTTTGCGGCGCCCTTTAAACCATATAGAATACGATTATTTGCGGCGTCAGGTTTAAAACCAAAACCAGACTTGTTAATATCAAGAAGAGAAACTTCAACACCAGAGTCTCTGATTTCTCCAATTGCTTTTGCAACTTTTGAATAATCTGTACTTGCGGTTTTGCGTACCTTGCCACTTCTATCAGGCAAATCTTCAAATGTTATTCCATTTGCTAAATCGTCTGCCTCAGGAGCATAAATATCAACAATTTCACTCTTGCTTGCATCTTCTAATGAACCACTATTTACAATCAGGCAAGCAGTATTCCAATAAACTGGATTCCAGTGAGTAGCGATATATCCAGTCTGAAGCCCAAGAATCGAGTATGCCAGAGCATGAATCAAGCTAAACGAGTAACCCATCTGGGGTCCAATGCCATTTTTCCAGACATACTGGCCTAGAAGTTGGCTTCTTGCGGACTTTAAAACCTTTTCATGTAACGCAGGAATTTTTGACATCTGCTTCTTTCCAACGATTTTGCGGGCGGTGTTGGCGTCAGCTAATGAAAAACCGCAGATATTCGGGTCCATTAGCATACGCATAAGCTGCTCTTGACTAGGAGGAACTCCATAAGAAGATAAAAAGTAAGGCTCTAAGATTTTTTGCTCAGTTTTAGATAACCCTGCGTCATCCATTTCTTTATACCATAGTCGGATATTATCTTTAAACCGCACGTATTTATCCAATGGCATTTCTGCACCCTTTTCAGAGGGCATCAGTCTCATTAACCCATTCGCGTCCGCGAGCTCTTGCAGAGATTTAGGGGCAATTTTTTTCATAGCACGCCCGCCCACTTCTGAATCAAATTGGAATGCATTTAATACCTCTCCATCTTGTAGCGCTTTCCACATATCCTTGTCCTCCATGGGGAAAACGTCAGGATGAAAATATTTATTGTAAACTTCTCTTAATGAGAGAGCTGGATCAATTTCTCCATCTTCTTGTAATAGCTGAATAGCCTGGATAATTTTATCAAGGACTTCGACTACCAGAAAATCATACTTGACATTTCCTGCCGCCTCTAGCTTATGAAGATCCCACTGAGTAATAATTTCTCCCTTGGGGGTTTTCATAAAGCAACAATGCTCAAATGGGTCGTCACTAAAAAGGATTACACCAGACGCATGACTTGAGCGTTTATTGATCAGTCCTTCGATATTAAGCATAATATCAAGCAATCCAGGGAATTGATTAACAAAAGAAAGGAATGATTTAACCGGTTTGCGCTCCTTCTCTGGATTGCCATGGATAACATCTTGCAGTGGCCATAGGAATCCACGCTCAATTGGAATTAATCCAGTCATATATTGAGCATCATCTACGTCAATTCCAGAGGGATAATCTTTAGAACGGTATCCTCTGCAGGCAGTCAAGATAGCGCTTTTTGTGGTTTCAGTTCCGAAGGTCGCAATCATTGTGCAACCCAAATTAGCTTTAAACTGTGGATCAAGGTCTGTTTTGAGATATTGCGCTCTTTCAGACTTAATCTCGGATAGTATAGATGGACGGCGAGAAGGGGCTAAATCAAGATCTATATCACCTAGCTCTACGCGCTCTCGGTTTAGATACCGAAACCAAGGAAGGTCATATTTAATAGGATCAAGCTGGGTTACATTTAATAGATAGTGATTTAAGCCAGAACAACTAGATCCTCGACCTGGTCCAACCAAACTACCACATTTCCAGAATAAATCAATATAATGCTGGAGGGTAATTGGATAAGCAAACATATTTGTGTTTAACTTTTCACCAATTATTCGTTTAGTATCAGCTTCTTCTTCAAGTCTTGCTACATAGTCAAGGTGTTTATCCCACTCACCAATTTTTTGTTCAAGGCCCTCAAAACATTGATTAACCCAATAGCGTTCTTGAATATTATTTGAAACAAACATTTGAGCAAGAGTAGGATACTCTTTTACCTCTGCGGCCATGCGGCTATTTTTGGGATAATCTTTTACAGGAACTTCGGTAACCTGCTGAGAGTGAGAGAGGTCATAAAACTCAATTTTCTTAGCTATTTCCATGGAGTTACAGAAGATCTGGTCGATCACTTCGTCAGGTAGCCCTGCCCGCAAGTTTTCTCTTATCTCTTGTTCATCCATGAGATAGCAATATTCATAAAACGAATCAACTTCACGTTCGCCTGGTTTAGAAGTTAAATATGCTTTATGAACATATCTATCTTCTTTTCTTAAATAGTGTGAATCAGAGCCAACGCACATTTTTATGCCAAATGCTTCTGCAATTTTTATGAATCTCTTGTTTGCGGCAATCTGATCTTTAGATTTTGCAGGAGCCACTTCAATATAAAAATCATCCCCAAACAAATCTAAACAATATTCAAGAAAAACTGCTATTTGATTATGGTATCTTTGAGCATTAATTGTATCTAACGCATTTTCGCAATCAATAAGATTTAATACTGATGTGCCAAGTTCTCCGCCAAGGCAGGCCGTTGTTGCTATAAGATGTCCACGAAAACGAGAATAAATAGATTTGAGTTCTTCTTTAAGGAGAGGTACTCTTTCCATACCTCTGTCATAATAGCTATTCAACCATGCTTTAGTAGACAACTCCCGTAAACATCTGTGCCCAATTGCATCTTTGGCTATTAAAATGAAGTGGTAGTATTTCTGTCCTTTGTCGCGAGTATCTGCTAAATAAATTTCATCACCAAGGGCCACTGTGAACTCAGGATGTGTTTCTTGCAACTTTTTAGCATATTCATTTACATCCATATGCGCGCATAAGGCCTCATGGTCAGTAATAGCTATTCCCGCTAAACCCAATTCTATTGCTTTATCAATAAGCTGGATGGGATCATTAATACAATCCAGTAGACGAAGATTCGATATTGTAGTGTGTGCATGGTTATCAAAAACCATTTAATCCCTCCTTATTGATTTAATACCAATGTTAATTTATCCTCTGGCCGAGTACAAGCGGTATAAAGCCAGCGTCTATGCTCTGTTGGATCAAATGGGAAATCTTCCTCTTGAACTAACACTTTTCCCCATTGGCTTCCTTGTGCTTTATGCCCAGTGATACCGCTTCCATAGTTAAACTCAAGTGGCAAATCCCAGATATTCCGTTTATCTTTACTGGCCAAATATTCTTGACGCGGAGTTAAAAATTTCTTACCTTCATCAAAAGAGAGTTTATCTACGATAATATCTTCATAAATATCATGGTCGTCTGTCTCTAGACAAATATTATAGGTAGGAACTGTAATTGGCTTTTCACCAAAACCAAGGAGGTATTCCTTTTCATCTTCTTCAATGTCCGTAATCCAGCCAATAGAGCCATTTACCAAGGGATTTTCTTGAATTAGAGAACAAGTGTTCCATGCATTGCGGAGACAGATAACTTTATCACCCACTTGCGGCAATGGACCAAATCCATTTATTTCTCTAACTATACGATTGATATTCATGCGAGTGCGATTAGTCGAACAAATTATCTGATCTGCCCACTCATACATCCCATCAAATAAATCTTGTTTAAGAACAACATTCGCGTCATGCCCCATATGGGGTGTAATGAATTTACCTTCACGAATATCCATACTAAGACAAATAATATCACTTTCTTGTGCTTGCCGCATTACTTCGTCTAGAAATACGTGCGGTTTCTCTAGAAGATGATTATCATCTTTAGCATGAATGGGCGGAATCTGGAATGGATCTCCGAGTGCTAGAATGTGAACTGGATGTTTGATTAAAAGATTCCACATACTAGCTGGAAGCATTGAAACTTCGTCTACTACAATAAGAGCAGGACTGCCTTCCAGATGCGGTCGCTCTCTATATACAAAATGCCCATCCGCCATACGTTTACTATAATATAACAACTTATGTGCAGTCATAGCATTTGGATTACCTTTTTTTCTCAGCACTTCGCTCGCTTTTCCAGTATATGCGACGTATCGAACTGCCTCTGGAGAAATTTCAAGCGCATCTATGATAAACTTAACTAGAGTAGATTTTCCCACTCCAGCATAACCGGAGATCACACTGAACTTTTCTCCACGTTTATAGCGGTTTACAACTTCATGTAGGCCCGTAAGTTGCTTAGGAGTTAATTCCACTTTGGCCCTCCCTCCTCCATGACTCTTCTTTTACTTGATCTACCCATTTATCAAATTCTTTTTCTGTCATCCAACTTAAATCAGTCCCCTGAGGAATACATATTGCTTTTGGATATATTGTTTTAAGTTGATTAAACATTTCTCTAACCTCATCAACAGGCCAAATATTTGGATCAAACTTAAAAACTAGTGCACTAGATTCATATAGCTGAGGATTAAATTCGACTGTTAATTGTTTTAGGGTATTAAATTCCATACTCTATATTCCTCCTATTCTATAAATATTATACCATAATTTTGAAAAAAAGTCAATTTTTAAAATAGGTTTTACCTAAAAAATTACCTAAACCCTATTTTATTTTGCGCTTGTCGCCGCAAACGTCCCAGTCAGACTAAAGAAAAAAAGCCAAGTAGACAACAATATCTACTTGGCTTACATTTAATTCTCCACAAAATACTCATATGCGGTTTCCGCATTATCCTGCCGTTTAGCATAACTCCCTTCTTCGTTGCGCTCATAGCACTTCGAAAAAGCCAGGGCAGCTTGCCGCACATCTGTCATCTCAAGGAAATCACTATAATCAAAATTTTTCTTATACTGATTGCCAAAAGTATTAAATTCTTGTTCTATTGTTTTATTTAGATAGGCCAATTGACCCTGTAAGTCCTCTTTATACACTTCGCTACAATATTTTAACTTCCATTGACAAATACCATAAAATTTGGCACTTCCAAGCGTATAATCAAGAGACAATGTGTTTCCTCCCACTTCCGTCATCATATTACCTATAATTGCGGCGGAAACTACTTCACTATATCCCTCATCAATAAGGTACTTCCAAACAATAGTCGCAACAGGGTATTCCCGCATCATTGGAGACCACTTAGCTTCCTTTTGCTTAGCTGTATATTCTTCATAATCAGCTTGCGCCGATGCTAACTCTTGGCGGGCAAGGACACGAATATCATGTGTATATTCATATCCTAATTTTTTAGCGCTTTCGTCCATTTGCTTTGCGGCGATAATTCGCTCTTGCGCATCAGACACTTTAAGATTAATTTGTTTAATTTCTGCATCTGAATAAATTGTTACACCTTCAAGGTCATCTGCGTATACAGAGTTTGCTTGTGAAATCGCAAAGCTAAATCCCATAGACAAAGCTAAAATAATTGTTACTATTGTTGTAATTAAGCGTTTCTTCATAAAATCGCTTCCTTTCTTGAGTTTTTTAGGCTCAAGTCCGTTGTGCGATTGAGAATCAAAAATAATAATCTTGGCGGTTTATAATATCATAATTCTCAATAAAAATTTGGGGCTTGGTAGAACCTCGGTAAGAATTAGAATTGCAAGTACCGAGAATATCTACTGTCACACAACCAGATTCCGAGTAAAATTTATCAAACTCTTCCTCACTTGACTTGAATTTGATGCAGTCAACACCATTATTAAGAGTAATCTTTAATGTAGGTCTAGTATCACGCGCCATAAGGGTAAGTTTTTCTTTAGGAACCCGCAAGCCTTTAATGACAATTTTAGCTTCTGGGATTCCCTGTCCCCATAGCGATTTCATTGCGGCGACATCAAGAATATCCTTACCATTGAAATCGTCTGCGGTGTATACAAAATCTACATCATATGATGGTGTAAAATCAAAATCCGCAAGTTGCTTATTTGACCAATCAATAAACTTTTTCAAATTTTCATCAGTAAAACTAACGCCAAATGCATTGGGATGGCCCGCCGCAAGTTCTGTTAGCTCAGAATCAAGACAAAACTGACGAAAATCTCTTAGCTTTGACTTATCGTATCCTCTTGCTGAACCAGACCAGTGAGTTCCAGCTTCATCAATGATTTTATTTAGCAACATAACTGGACGTTGATATTTTGCCATAAAACGATTAGCAATTAATCCTGTTAGACCTTTATCAATAGGAAAATCTCCCGCTTGAATAATAAGTAACTTATTATCTAATAATCCACAATCTTGAATAAATTCGTCTAACTGTTCCATAGCTGCATCTTGTAATCGTGTTTGTCTACTTTTTACATTAGTACAAGTTCGCACCGATTGCTCAACAAGCTGTTCTGTTTGACCCTTACAACCTCGTTTAGTTGAAGGTACTAGGTTATAAGCTTTCCATTCCAGCATAGAGTCAAATAATAAGAACTTTTCATCAAGCGTGCCAACTCGTGTTACGGCATTAACCAAAGGCGCAATATAAAATGCTTCACCTATTGATGTTACTTCGTCACCTAATGAATAGGATTGACGAAATACTATTGTTTTGAGGAATGGATTGCGGATTTCGTTACACCCTCTGTTCACAAGGTATCTTGTTTCATAGTCACGCAAATCCATAACATCTGCGGTAAGTGCCAAGCTAACAAGGTCGATATAGTCATCTGCCCACCGATTGCCTAGCATCGCATCCAAACATTGACAGAATTTATATACCATCGCGGCGCCGCATAGTGATTTAGTAGGATAATCGCACATCTAATTATTGATAATTACTGCATCTTTTGATAATTCATCTACTTGGTGGTGATCAATAACTAAAACATCAATCCCCTATTCTCGTAGGATGTGATGGGCCTCCAGATCATTAGATCCAGCATCTGGTACTATAACTAGTCCTACTCCAGCGGGCATCTGTTCAAGGAAGATGCCGTGTTGCTTACCTGGGTGGTGAGTATAAATAATTTTATTCTCTACAATGCTGGGTACCAAACGATGAAGATAATTCAACAAAATAGCACTTGAGCAGTATCCATCGGCATCGGCGTCCACAATGCACCAAATAGGCTTCTCGTCTGCGAGGTGGCGCAGTAACATTTTTGCGCCCTATTCAATGTTATCAATTAATGTAAAAGGTAGATTGTCTGCATCAGTAGTGTTTAAATAGTGAGAGATATTCTCTCGCAAAAATCCCCTGTTTACTAGTACCTATTCGGTAGCAGTTAGGTTAGGGTCTCGTTCTGCGATTAATTTATAATCCATGCTCACTGTCCTTTCTAAACATTACCTATATATTTTGAAAAAACTGCTATATAAATTATCTTATTTTGTCCTCATTTTGGAACAATTCTATTCTTGAGAAGATACTCAAATTTATCCTTACTTTCATCAATAGGAGAAGAATGCAGACTAGTAATGCATTCCTTATCAAATATAGCAGTTATCTTTATCTCATTGTTGTATTTTTTATAAATACTTTTTAATTTTTTCTTTAGTCTTTGAAATTCATCGTCACCAATCTCCACAAAATCACGATCAAACGCAATCACCAACTCACGCACCCCCAGCCGCACTAACATTTGCACCTGTTGCGCAGATAGGTTACTTCCGCAACAAGCTACTGAAATATCATTTGCGGCGCCGTAAAATGAACTGTGTTTCATACAACTCTTTTCTGATTCATAAACAACTGCGACTTTAGCTTGAGAAATATTTTCTTTACTATTGTTTAGATTGTACAGATTCATACTCAAAGGGTGAGAATACTGTGTTCCATTTACAACAAGTGGTCGATATTTACCAAACCGATCAGCCATATCTGCACCTAAGAATCTACCACGAATACCCACAAGACGATTATCTATATCAAAATGCGGGATTGTGATTTGCTCAGTTGCGGGATAATAGCCTATAAGATTGCGGCGAGCCACTTTTGCGGAGATGCCCTCATCCTCCCAGGATATAATGCGAGGATAGGCAAACTTAGTCAGAATAATAGGATTGTACTCCGGCAGTTGGATGGTCTGGCCGCAAGATTGTGGTAATGAGAAACTATGTCTATCAAATAAACTCCAATCGGGTAGTTCCTCTATTTCCTCTTGCGGGGTTTCTCCTTCAATACCAAAATACTGTGCTACATAATGCATTGCATCATATAGTTCCCATTCTTTGTGCCATTGTAATTTAGCTACTTTAATAATTAATTCAAATATATCAAAGCTACCGCAACTAGTATAGCAATGACACAACTTTGTGCTATTATAATAGTAAAGTTTATGACTGCCTTCATTAGGAAGATTGTGACAAATTGTATCAGAGATAATAACATCATCACCACTATAAGAAGGATTGCCGCCTAAAACATCTAATAGATCATACACTTGTTCAATTTCAAGTGAATTTTTAAGTTCATCCTTATTATAGTAGTAAGCCATTTATTATCCCTCCACGATAATTTGAGTTACCTTTTGCTTTAGACCATATGTCTGATTAACATACAGACACACGAATTTGTTTGGCTCCATACGCTTCTCACTTTCACCGCGCCGTGTCTTGAGAATGCGGTCATAGCAGACCTGAGACATCTTGTAAGTTGCGACCTTATCATTCTTGTTCTTCATATTATTCTCCTTTTAAAACGCAGATGGCTCATCGTCCACCATAATTTTTATATCTTCTATTGGTTTTAATTCATGTCTGTAGTTTGTACAAAACATAGGCTGAATGCGGCAGGTTCCCAAATCAGCATCGCACCATAGATAAACTCCTTTATAAGAACCACGACGGTTTTTATATACAGAAATTTTCATATTAGGAACCTTAAATCTTGAAGAAGAAGCTACTATAGGTTCGATTTTAACTAGATCATCTTTTGTAGGCTCTAGCATTATTGCGCCAACGTCTACCTTATCCGCTATACTCTTCGAGCCTCGTAGAAGGTTTTGATCTGGAGTCTCCGAATCTTGATAACTAGCATTAAGCTGAGTAGCTGAAATAATAAATATTCCATACTGGTTACAAAGATCTTTTAATCTAGTAGATAGCATAAATAAGATATTATCTTCACGAAGTTTTACCCCTCCACTACGACGAGTAATTTCTTCAAGAATCTTCATGCTAGTTTGGATATAGTCGAAGCAGACATAGCGCACATCGTGCTCGCGAATATACTTTTTAATTGCATTTTCAACATCTTGCAGGGAAAAATCTGGCATTTCTTCTATCCAAAGAGATATTTCAGATAGTTTTTTCGCAGCATATCTAACTCGTTCTTCTTCACCTTGTTCATATCTGCCTGTAAGGATATGATCCTCATTTACATCGGCAAGAAAAGCCATAGCCATGGTTTGCACTTCACTTAGGTCTTGCTCTGTTGCAATAAACAGTGTAGGTTCTTTTTTGCCATTTTTGATCCACATATCAAAGGCTGGTTCATAAATCTCATCGCTAGCAAAGTTACATGCATCGGCTACTAAAGCACGAGTCTTGCCTAGGCCGGTCGCAGCTGACCGTAAATAAAATTTTCTAAGTCTAGCTCCCCGCGTTACGGTATTGATTAAAGAACCATAAAGCGGAATGCCTACTTCTGGGGCTTGTTTAAATCTATCAATTAATTCAAGTGCCCCTTCACCCGCTTGATACCCATCGCCGCATTCTTCGTCAGCGTATTCTGATTTAATCCTATCAATGCGTTCATCTATTAAATTGACAATGTCCTTTACGCTAGTGTTATCTAACCACTCTTCCTGTTCTTGTTTTTTCTTAGTATCAAGAACATTAGTAGGGTCATATAAAAAACTAACATCTACACCATAATTATCATACGCTCGCAACAAGGTCATTTTCTTGAGTCTTGTATAATAATAATTGAATGTATCTCTTGTTGCAAATTCTGATGCTTTAGTAATATATTCAACACCCTTATTTTGTTGGAAAACACCATAAAACTTAGGACGAGTAGATAAATAATCAACAATAGTCTCAAGATTTACACTACCACCAAGAACAACGACATTATACATAGCGCCGAATACAATCTTATGAAATTCTTCTGTGAAATCTTCTTCTCTGATAACATATTTATCTTGTTCTTCAAGGATTTTGGGGTCATTAAAAACAGACCCTATGACTTGCATTACAGCAACCGTGTCAACATAATTACTGCTTATGCTTAATCGCTCCCTTCCTCAAGGAATGTAAATAATCTCCTGTTTCTCTTCATGGGTTTGCGGCTAGGGGAAGGTATATGGATTTCAACCACTGGAATTTCTATTGTATTCATAGTATATATTTCGTTAATTCTTTCTATATTTTCTTGTTGCGCTAGCCAGATGTGGTAATAATACTCAGCCGCTTCGGGGTAGATATAGGGGATTATACCCACGCCTCCATTAGCTTTTGTTTTATCGCCATGCTTTATTTCATAGAAATATCGCAAACTTTTCAACATACCCGTATAGGTAAATTGATTTTCAGTTGCGTATTTTTGAATTTGCCTATTTACCTTATCTGGTAACTTATCATAACCAAATAATTGTTTAATATATTCCTCAAGTGCAGTTAAATCTTCATTGGGTGGATTTTCAGCATCATAACACTCTTTATGCGCGTAGCGTCTTTTGCCGGGAACGGCTACGCAACTTACTTTGTCGCGGTCAAACTGCTTGCCGCAATAAAAACATTTAACCCAGTGTGCGATAGCAATTCCTCCTTTACTTTAATGAGGGGAGAATTTCTCCTCCCCTCGCTATTTCACTTGTTCAAGTCACGCATTTCAAGAATAATTAGGTTGAGCATTTCGACCTGATCTGGTGTTGCCTCACTGGCTTTCTTGCCCTTGCCTAAATACCGCTCAACGATACTAGTAATCTTAACGCCATTGCTAGAACTCTTTGTCATTAGCTCACCAGCCAGAGTCTGGAACTCAGCCATTAGAGCATCATAGTCCAAGGTTTCTGCTTTAGGAACTGGAGTAATACGTTCATTGGTAATGAATTTATTATCGTGTTCAGCGGCTTCCTTATTAATAGCTCTGCCAACAGCTTCGGTCAATGCTTTATAGTTCATAGGAATTTCTTCATCAAGATACTTAAATCGACTGCCGCACTCAATAGAGCCATCAGAGCAACGAAGTGTCAGGACGCTCATCTGGCCAACTTCCTTTTGGTGAGCATAACCATAAACGTCTGCCATGCCCGCAATAACTGTGCGAGTAGAATTGTTCAGTGCAGGACGAATAATCTTGCTCTTCCCATCTTCACTCACAATTTCCTTGTCGTGGCCAAGGAAAACTACGGCATAACCAAGCTGAGACAGAGTGCGAAATACATCGTTAAATTCATCCTTAAACCAAGTATACCCCTTACCATAGCCCGCATCAGCTAAGTCTTCAATTCCATGCTGACTACAGATGTATTTCTTACAGTAATCGCTCGCAATATCTACTGTATCCACTACCACAGACTGAAACATTTCTTTGACTTCTGGCTTTTTCAGCTCTCGGCAGACTTGCCGCATTTCACTCCAAGAAGTAATGTCCTGTGCAATAACACCTGGTAGAGCATGGTATCCAGGCTCTAGAGCAAGGAGCAGTGCACCTGGCATTTGCGTCGCCAGTGTAGTCTTACCGGTCTTCGGCTGGCCATATAGATACGTAATGTAGCCTGTAAGATCGGTACTCACGACATTCGGTTTTAGTGCGGTTAAATTAATTGCCATACTCCTTTATCTCCTTTTCTTAGAAATTATAAGTGCCCTTCGCGGTAACGACGCCACCAGTGGCAGGCTTAGCAGCAGCCGCAGCAATAGCATTGCCCTTAGAGGCACGATACTCCATAGTGCGCTGCTTTTCCGCAGCCAGATAAACCTCACGCTCGGCAATGGCTGCCGCAAACTCAGAACCCAGGATGGAATCCTCAGTATCCCACTCATACAGATCAGGTTTGGCGCCCTTCACGACGTAATCCTTATAGGAAGAACGAGTCTCCTTCACCAGAGCTTCACCGAATGCAGACTCCTCAGTAGTCACCTTCACAATAGTCTGAGAAATAATCTCGCCCCAGAACTGAGTAAAGATAGGATTAGAATTAGACGCATCCAGGCTCAGGAAGTAATTCATGGCAGCAGGGTCAGTAGCAGAGAATTCCATAGGCAGTAGCGCATTACGGAAATTAAACACAGCGCCCTTAATAATAACCTTTGCGGGAGTGTCCTTTTCGGCGTCAGCTTCCTGCTCCCGCACGTTGGTAATAACAATATCAACCTTGAAGGTAGCACGCTTGCTCTCGTCCTCCGGCAGCGCAGTCTCAACATGGATGAAACCACCAGTTAGACGCTTGGTAGAAACAAGAGCATCATTATTGCGTGGATCAAACCAATCATTCAGCTCAACCGCGGTATTGCAACGAACCATCGTCGCATTCTCTTTGCCATCATTCATAACAGTCTTAAACTTGCCGTCGATGATATTCTTCAACACGTTGTAAGTATTATTGGGGCCACCATTCTTGGTAGTAGCAGTTACATAGCTGTAATAAATGGGAACGACGTTCAGACCCGCGTTATCGGTCACAATATTCAGAGTGCCCTGAATAAACTCAGTACCAGGATTCTTAGAAGTAGAGCCAGTGACCTTCTCCTTTAGATCGTGACTGTAAATATAACCTGTAACAAACGCTTCATTAGTCATATTCTTTTTCATTGAAAAATTTCTCCTTTATACATTTTCTAATAAGATTATACCATATTTTTAAGCAAAAGTCAAGTCAGGTAGCTGCGGACGAGCTTGCGGAGAGACTCCATAAACCCAGGAGTCTTAGCGACGGGTTCGACTGCCGCAATCACTTCTTTCTCTTGCGCGGGATCTTTCTTGCGAGGCATGCGGCCACAAGTAAACTTTTCAGTACAATAACCATATACCTCACATTTGGGTTTAAAATAGTTCTTCACTAAATAATCCCACTCCTCTGAATACTCAGACAAGGCTTGCATTAAGTCTTTCATAAGCAAACGGAATTCCCAATAGGTGCGAGAACAAAGTCTCTCATGTGACATATCAATAAGTTGCCGCAAATTCGTGCGGAATACCATTTTAGACTCCATGCCTAGAGGTAAAATTAATCCACAATCTTCTTTAGGAATGTCCCATACTTCAAGGTCTTTATAAGCCTCAGAAATTTGATACATAATTTGGTCATATCTATCTTTAGCTTGGGGATCTTTGAGTATAGAAGGTGGGGTGGTGTAACTAAAATTATCATAGTTGATATATCGAGTTGAGGCCTGCAGTCGAGTAGGAGAGCCTCCGATATGTGTATAAAGCTGTCTCATGGTTCGTGCGCTATATCCATCAATAATCATATAGACTTGTGGAAACTCCATAGCACGACCATGCCCAGAATTAATGCAGTCAAGCCCTCTCTTATAATTTTTATTTGCGTCAGAAGTATCTGAACCCCAACAGGTTCCAGCATACTTGCCTACTGTTTGAATAGGATAAATTGTTGTATCAGATTGAATAGTGATTTTCTGCATACGCGCTTAGCTGCCTCCTGCCGTCTTGTTCATGCCAAATTTCACGGTTTGATAGAAGTCGATATAATATTTTTCTCGCTCATTCAACTGCGGCCGCGGGACTTCCTCAAGAATCTCAAATGTGAAATTCTCTGGCCCCTCCTTTGACATTGCAGAATAAAGTAAGTTAGTTTTATTCCCGTTCACCAATGCAGCTTTGATGTGATCGCGCCACCTGGATCTACAGTCCACCGATTGACCAATGTAAATTCTACCGGTCGTAATGCTAGTGATTTTATAGATACCGCAGACCTTATCTTGACCCTTAGAAAACAAGTGAGACATGAGTATGTCATAAGCTGGTCTGTAATAAACTTCCCAGATAATCTTGTCAATAGCTTCTTTGCGGTGGAAAGTCTGCTGTATGGTACGAAGACTCTTTATATCGTCTTTATCATTATCCGTGAGTAACATACGATAGAAGTCTAATTCATTCTGAATCTTCTCTTTGCGGAGCTGTTCCTGAATATAGGCGACTTGTTTAGCCTTAAGATCTTCAAGCTAGGTTTCCGCTCGCCGCACATCCTCGCAAATAGATAGATAACTACTCATTTCATCGTCTATCAGACTTCTATACTCTTGTTCAATTTCTTGTGAATAACCTTCATATGCTTGATCGAGAGCGCGCTTGGCCTCCATTTTTGCATATTCGGTTTGTATTTGCGTATGTCTTTGTAATTCATCTAATCGTTGTTTCTGTGCATCAATTCTTGAAACTAAACTAGATTGATCAATACGCAATTGTGCATTTTCTTTATCCAAATTTTCATTCTCTTGCTAAACCGCAAGATTAACTTTAATCCGTTCTTGTGCTTCTTCTTGTGCGGCTTTGTATTTAACTGCAAGAAATACACAAACACCAATTAAACACCCGCACAAAATAAGTAGAACTGTCATAGATGCAAGAATCCCGTGGAAGATTCAATTATCCTCCACGGGAACTTTTACCTTAGATTAGTCTTCGTCACCAGTCAGCTCTAGGCCTGCATCGGTCAGGTGGAGCATTTTTACTTTGCAATGTGATCCATCGTCCAGCTGGATCTCGACTTCCTCACGGTAGCCATACTCCTTGCGCTGTAGAGCCGCGGTAAAGATACCATTAACCTGCTTTACATCCAGGCCCAGCTCAGCGGCGACGTCAGCGGCAGTAACATCCTTCTTACCGTGAACGCTCTTCAGATACTCCAGAACTGCCTTAGTATTGGGTTTCATAGCCATAATTTAATTTCCTCCAAAAAAAATTTAATATATAATAATCGCCTTCACAGCGTTATTAACCATGTGTACAGATATATTCGTCAATTTCAAACATTCCCTTGAAACCATAGGTTCTAACAATTTTAGTGATAAGGGTTTCTGTATCAAGACGAGCCTGATCTGCTTCTTCTTTAGTGCCAGTATCAATGATTTTTTCTAGCTTGATTAGCTGTTCAGCTAGCTTAATCATCTCTTTTTTAGCCATGTCTACTTTCCTTTCTCAAGTATATAAATATTATATCATTTATTTTTGAAAAAGTCAAGAAAAGACCTCGCTCAATTTACATTCTGCGGCGTTCTTGTCATCTCGCCACGCTTTAACAATAGGATGCCGCAAAGTCTTTTCCTTGCGGTCGATGCTCATACACTGTAGCGCAACGACCTTTCCAACGTAGTTATCAAGGTGCGCCCGCATTTCATCAGTTAAGCCAGAAGATACTGTACCAATTTCCTTGAGATTGCCTTCATCATCATAAGCACCAATTCCAATTGCTGTTTTCCAGCCATAAAAGTAGGGTTTGGTAACAGGTCTATAGATATGAGGATTATGCAGATAATCTTCATAATACTGACCTTCGCTAGATAACCAGGTATATTCACCGTTTTGATCTCGTTCACTACGTTCTTGCCAATATGGCCATGTTTCAAGCTCTTTACCTGTATATTCTTTAGTTGCTTCAATTGCGCGAGTACATACTAGATCAATGGTATCCATCTGTTTACACTTGATCGTTGCCCATGCAGGACGCTTACCCTCAGAATAAGGAGCGTCTTTCTTCTTTAGGACAATACCCTCTCCACCTGCGGCCAGAATTTGGGATAATCGCTCTTCAATACCAGTATCGAAGCTCTCCGCAAGCCGCAAAAAATCGAACTGCTCAAGATGAAATTCATTCCATGTTTCTACTAACTTTTGATAACGAGCCTCAGCTCCCCAGGATTGCATATCTTCTCCATTGTAAAAAATCATATCATAGAGATAATACTTAATCTTACCCTGCTTATCTTGACGCTTAATAGCTTCTGCGGGCAAGCAACCCATAATAGAAGTTACATTTTTACTTGTGCCACCTGGAACATAAATCTCACCAACAATAACAGTACCGCAAGGCAAACAAGAGAGAGCAGAATCAATATGCGGTACGTTGTCAATTTTATTAGTCAGCAGTCCATTTTTTACGCTCACTGTCCTGCCGAATAAATAATTGCCCTTGTCAGTACGGCAGAACTGGTATAAAGCACCGTCAATTTTCTCGGTAGCAAAATATTCTCCACTGGCACAAATCTCGCTGAGTTTATCCTTCTTATTCGCAGGTAAAGTCCAGATTAACATAGGCTGGATCATAAGATCTTCTGCGCCAGGAAAAAATTCAGAAATTTTTTCTTTATCAAACATATATTTTCTCCCTATTTTTATTATAACATTTATTTAAATAAATGTCAAATGTGCGGTAAGGGGTCGATTAAGACCCCAATACCACATGAGCGATTTTACCAATTGGCTTGATAATTTGCACACCAGTATTTACTCTAGAATGAAGAGGAATTTGTCTGGCAGATTCACTCTTAACTCCACTTGGCATTACAAATAAAATGCGGCTATCCTCTTTGGTAATAAATACTGCGCCGGCAAAATCGCTCTTAGGGGTAATACTTACACCTTTTCCACCTCTGCCTTGCGGCGGCAGCTCACTCACAGGGACGCGCTTACCTTGGCCTGTCTCCGCAATCACGACCAACCCAATGGTGTCTTTGGGGATTAACAAAACCTGTGCAACAGAATCGTCTTCTGCAACATTCATACCCTTTACGCCTAATGTATTCTTACCTTGAGTTGGAATATCGCTACCACGTAAATGAATGCTCATACCCTTTTTAGTGATTACCTCAACATCTTCGCCATGATACTCCATTACTGCCGTGACCGAGTCGCCTTCCCGCAGTTTAGTAGCAATAACACCGCCCTTGCGAGTAGAAGTAAATTCCTCCATTTTCGCACATTTGATTTGTCCACGAGAGGTTACAAACAACAATCTTCCTTCACCAAATTGGGAGTGTAAGAAATATGCGACCGGAGTATCGCTACCCATCTCAAGTAATGCCGCAATACCAATCCCCTTGGAGGCAGTTGTACCCTCTGGAATATCCTTGGTCTGAATTTTATACATTTTACCCGCCGCAGTAAAAACACTCAACCAATCACCAGTATCCGTCTCTTGGTTCATCAAGAAGTACTCATTGGCCTTGGGTTTGGCTGCCTTCGCCATGCGCTTAATGGTATGCGCAGTTGTGATCACGATTCCGCAGGGTTCAGGTATAAATTCTGGCTTACTCTTGCTTTCCTTGGGGATTTCAATTTGTGCCAGCTGAGTGCGGCGTGCGTCTCCATATTTTTTCTTTAGACTCTGAACCTTTTCAGCAATCTTCTCTAACCGATGGTCGTGGCTACCAATGATCTTGTCACACTCCGCAACAAAATCTTTCTTGTCCTGCAACTCTTGTGCCAATTCATCTTTGTCTAATTTAGTCAAACGAGACAATTTCATATCAAGAATTGCATTAGCTTGAACTTCATCAATAGAGAGAAAATTTATCAGCTTAGTTCTTGCGTCTGCTTTATTGGTAGAAGATTTAATAAGTTGAATTACATCATCAATTTTATCAATAGCAACTAAGATGCCTTCAAGAACATGGATACGCTTTTCGGCTTTATCTTTGTCAAAATAAGTGACATTCAATAATACATTTTCTTGATGCTGTACATATGCCTTCATCAAGTCTTTAATAGAACACAGCCTAGGTGTTCCATTAACAATATAGTTCATATTATAAGACAGAGTAGTTTGAAGGTCAGTTAATTTGAAGAGCTTTTGTAATGCAGCTTCTGGTTCAACGTTTGGCTTTACTTTGAAAATGATTTTAGTCTTACCCAAGTTAGATTCATCAGCGTAATCCGTAATAACAGTTTCAAGTTCTTCAATGCACTTGGTCATTTGCTCCTTGATATTGTTACGATAAGTGCGGTAAGGAATACTTGTGAAAACAATTTTATTCCCTTCAATAGTATAATCACCGCGTACTTTTAAGGATACCTTAGACTTACCAGTTTCAAAGGCTTCTTTAATATCGCTTTTATTGACAATAGTGCCGCCGCATGGAAAGTCTGGTCCAGGCAGGTAGCTCATAATCTCATCGGTTGAAATATCTTCATTTTGCATATAAGCTACAAGTGCATCACAGACTTCGGATAGATTATTCGGCAATGAGTTATGACTTAATCCAATAGCAATAGTCTGTTTACCATTACACAGAGCATTGGGAAATGAGGAAGGTAGAACAACAGGCTCATCAAATTCATCATTATATGTACGCTTGAGGGGAACTGCATTTTTTTTAAAGTTCTCCATCATTAGGTCTGCATAAATGCTAGGTTTAGCTTCGGTATAACGAGAAGAAGCGACCATGTCATTAGACTCCTGAGTTCCAAGTGCGCCTTGACCTTCTACTAACGGATACCGCATAAGAAATGGTTGCGCCATCTTTACCAACACACCGTAACAAGCCTGGTCGCCATGAAAGTAACTCGTGAGGAGGGTTGATCCGACGACAGATTGGCACTTTTTTGTTTTACTTGAGGAGTCCATTTTCAGATACTCGCTCATGGTCCATAAGAGTTTGCGCTGAGATGAGAGTAAACCATCCTCCGCACTGGGCACTGCACGTTCAGTTAAAACTTCTTCGCTATAAGTAAGGAAGTCTTGTCTACTCTCGTCATTAAATTTTACATCAAAGATTTCACTCACTTGTTTACCTCCTTACTCAAAATGAAAGCCTAATTCAGTCGCGTTGTCATAGATATACTGCTTGCGTGGAGGTACAGCTGGCCCCAGCAGAATAGTCAGTAGAGCATTCGTCTCTTCTGGATTATCTACTACAAATCTCTTGAATCTTTCGCTGTTAAAGCAGAGTCGGTGAAGATCATCTGGATTCATCTCGCCGGTACCCTTGCCTCGTAGAACGGTATAGCCAGAGGTAGAATTTTTAGCCTGCCAATTACGATACTCCTTATCAGTATAGAATAAATGTTCTTCCTTTCCCTTTGTAAGAGTATACAGAGGGGCAGCTCCACGATAAAGTTTGCCAGCCAAAACCAAATCTTTCATATAAGTATAAAATAGTCCCATTAAGAGCAGGCAAATTTGGTCCCCATCACTATCTGAATCACTGAAAATAACAATCTTATCAAAATTCATTTTATTGACATCAAATGTGTTACCGAAACCTCCGCCAATAATTCGCACAAGATCAGAGATTTCTTGGTTCTGGAGTAGTTTTGTTGTATCGCTTTTCAGAGGGCTAAGAATTTTGCCACGAAGCAAATAGATACAATCTGTTTTGGGGTTGCGGGCTTCGATTGCTGCCGCACCCGCGGATACTCCCTCAAGAATAAATAATTTGCGCTCTTTAGGGTCTTTACTTGTACAATCAATAAACTTATTACTGAGTGCAAGAGATGCCCGCAAACCAGTTTCCTTTTTCTTAGGTTCTCTTACTGCATCACGAGCTTTCTTTGCGGCTGCACGTGCCTTCCGTGCATTGAGGGCTTTATCGCAGATAATCTTGAGGTCTTTTTCATTTGTTATAAACCAATACCCCAGCTCCTCCGCAATAACACTTGTAAATGGCTTCATGTCAATCTTGACTAGACGAGACTTAGTCTGGGCATCATAGGCAACGCCAGGAGAAGTAATATTAAATGCTACATATAGACCTTCTTGGCAGTCATCGCCAGACAAGTTTTCTTCCTTGTCTTTAAGCCAGCCTTTTTCGCGGAAAAACTTATTCATTTCTCTTGTTAGAGTGGTTTTAAACTGTGTAATATGCGGGCCTGCATCTGTAAGGCCTGCATTTACATAAGGAACAATAGTAGCAGAATAAGCATTGGTATAGGTTAGAATCAAATCGAGTTTATTCTTTCCACTTTCATAGTGAATATTTAAACGGCTCTTTAGAATTTCTTTGCCCTTAATGGCTTCATCTGCCAAATCAGACAAACCAGCTTTAGAAACAAATGTCTGAGTAGGTTTATCTTCTTGCCCCAAGATAATAGTTAATCCAGGGCATAGGCAAGCAAGAACTTTAAACAACTTAGTAATTGCGGCGAGGTCTACTTCTGCGTTAGTAAAAAACTCCTCACTTGGCTGCCACTGAACTAGTGTACCAGAAGGCTTGTCAACATTTTTCCAATCGCCGCAATCGCGCTTATTGAATACACCTTCTTTAAACCAAATATGCTCATATTTTCCATCTCTCCAACTAAGAACTTCAAGCCAGTGAGAGAGATATGTAGCTAGCTTTGATCCTATACCATTCAAGCCTAATGCGACTCCATCATAGACTCCATCATCAGTATACTTGCCTGAAGTATTCAACACAGAGAATGCTGCCTCTAGGACCGTCTTCCCATCTTCTCGTAGAAGATTAGTAATAAAGCCCTGTCCGTTATCTTCTACGATAAACGTATTATCTTTCTTGATTGTAACTGTAATCTTATCTCCATGTCCCGCACGGAATTCATCCACTGCATTTGACACTATCTCAATCAAGAGTTGAGTAGAGTATTCTGTGCTACCGACATAAACACCTGGACGAAGTCTCGTAAATTCTAGAGGGGAGAGCGATTCAATCGAGTCTTCGGTGTATGTTTTTTTATTTATCATCATTATCTTCCCTCCAATTTGTCGCACTTGGTGCCATCCATTTTATCCAACCTTTAGGAATAACCACAGTAGGGCGACGAGGACCATTTAGCTCAAATACTAAGCATTGCGTTTTACTGTCATTTTCAAATTGAGCAATTAATCTGCCACAGAAACATTGATGTTTTCCAACAGTAGTTAAATTCCAATCGCTATAATCAAGTGGTTGTACTTTTACAATATAAACAATATCATCACAATTCAAAATCTATCTTTTCTCCTTTCGTAGTTTCTGCCTTGCGGGCGCCAGTAGCGAGGGCATCGGCCCACTCATTATATATATTACCATTGTGGCCCCGCACATACCGCAGTTGAACAGGTAATTTTCCATCATTTGTTATAGTAACATATTTTTTCAATAAAGTCAAATTCTCAGGTGTTTGCTTATTTGATTTCTTCCAACCACGATTATACCAAGACCAAATCCAATTGGAGAAAGTATTCACCGCATATTGAGAATCGCTAAAAATGATAACGTCACCTGCCGCAACCTCTTCATAATAAGTAACAATAGCCCACATAATAGCCATCATTTCCATGCGGTTATTGGTTGTCTGCTGGTGTGTTTCTGCATAAGTATTTATAACTTCACCATTATCTACTACAACAACACCAAAGCCGCCTTCCGCGTTAGCAGTCCCATTGCCTCGGCATGAACCGTCACAATAAATCTCCATTCTTCCTCCTAATTTGACAAATCTAAAATTTTTTGTTATAATATAGTTATAAGAAATATATAAGATAATTTTACCGATCTTTAATTACATTACTTCTATATTTATTTTATATTAATATTATAACATATAAAAATAAAAAAGTCAAGAGAAAAAGAAAAAGTCGGTTACTTGCGTAACCGACTAAAAAGAAATCAACCAACTGGCTCGTCGTCAGTAGGATCAAGTTGTGCAAGGGTGGTTTCATAGACGATCCCGCCCTCCGTGTTTTCTTTTTTTGCCTTGTTGTAGTAAAATGCCTGGCTTACTCCGTATGCAGTCCATGGAAAAGCAACCATCGCCGCAAGCCAAGGTAATTCAGAATAACTACCTCGAAAAACACAAACAAATGCTAGTGTTAATAAAGCAAGAGTCTAGATCCAGATCAGCAAAGACTCTTGAACTAGTAACCGTTTAGAGAACTCTTTCCTCTTCTTCTCTTGTTTCATATATAGTTCACTCCACTCTTTCTGTATGTTGAAGCATAATCCAGCCCACGTTCGATTTTAATAATCCAAACCCATTCTCTTCGGCAACAATAGTAAACGCGCCTCCACCACGAATAACCATAGCAACAGGATATTGTGTACCAGGGCCTGTCCGCACATTTAAAGCGATCGCGGTTAGCCGCACAACATAAGGCTCGAACTTTGGTTCCTCTTGTTTGACTTCGTATTTAGGTCTACCAAAACCCTTGAAACCAGAATAACCAACTGGATAATGCTTCTTGGTAACAGCGCCACCATTAGAAATAACGCCCTTTTCAGAGGAGGTATTTCCTTCTATTGTTGTAACTTCTGTGTTAGTAACTTCTGTTACAATACCAGTATGAGCATACTGATATTTGGTAGTCTTGAAGAATACTTGATCACCAACTTGCGGCGAGGTGTACCAGCGACCAGCCTTTTGATAATACTCAGCGGCATCGCCACAGCACGCTGCATTGGAATTTTTACTAGGTTGACACAACATATCAAGACCTTTATCAACGCCATAGGTATTAATGAAACCATCTGTGACCCAAGTGGCGCACCAAGGCTGACCTTGCACTTGCGCAGAGAATACACCAAGAGCATCAACTTCTTGAGAATACTTAGTATAGTTATCATCACCTGCATTTTTAGTCTTGTCATTTAGGTCAGTCAAGCTATCTTTCTCGGTATAATTGCGTTCATTCTCAGCCCAGTTAATAATAGGCTGGACTGAAAAATCTTTAGGCTGGGCTTGCCGCAAATGGTTGGCAATAGCTTTTTGCTCTTGTTGAACAATAGGAAGAACCTTGTCAATAGCGGCCAAAGTGTTGGGTCCAGCTTCTCCATCCACCGCAAGAGAATTATCCTTTTGAAACTTGCGGACAGCGGTTACTGTTGCATCACCATAGTCTCCATCTGCGCCATAAGACCCAAGATAATAACCAATTTGAAGCAGCTTCTTTTGTAGAGATTTTACTTCAGGACCTGTACTGCCCTTGCGGAGAATGGTAGCGGTCACAGCTGGAGTAGAAGGCGTTGCCGCAAGAGCAACATAAGGAATACCAAAGTATTCACACAGTCCCTTTGCCGCGGATTCTGCAATTTCATTCATATGAGTATGGAACCATGTAGCATCTTCAAGATTGTCATGAAAAACGTGCTCTTCATAAAACGCTACCGCATTGGTATTTTTAAGTTCATATAGATCAGTGCGGTTATTTAGTACCACACTGTAAGGATAAATCTGCTTGCGATATTTTACCATAATTTCCGCGAGCCTTTTGCCTTTTGCTGAACCAGTGAAGTAAATAGGACGATAACCTTTTACAGTGCCATTCGCGCCATTGGTATGAGAGATATAGTGCACATCAGCGGGCCAAGCATTGGACTCGGCAACATTTTGGCGCATAATTTTATCGCCATCTTCATTATTCATAGGTGTGCGGCGATAGCCACGCTTAGTTTCAATTCCACACCTGTTTAAAACAGGTTCAAGAATATCAATATATTCATTATTTTCCAGTGCTTCGTAGCACTGTTTACCATCTGGACGAGGATAGCAACACTCGTTCTACCGGTGCATAGCCGGAGACAGATATACTTTTGGCATTTATTTCAAATCCTTTCTTAGAAAATAGAATGAGGAGGGCAGCAGTAGCTACTCTCCTCGATACTGTATTAAAATCGTTCTGCAACTTCTGCGATACGGCTACGATAAACGTGCTTCAATTCAACTTCACCATAGAAATCTTGACCACGGAAAACTTGCGAGAGTCGCCTCATGCCACTATTAATTCCCGCGTACCGCAAATCATCGACCTGCGCTTTAGAGTCACCATCAATGAGGCAAATGCAATCTTCACCAACACGCTGAATAGCAAGCTTCATCAAAGCACGATCGAGATTCTGGGCTTCAGAAATATAGATTCCAGCCTTCATCCCATTGGTGTCTAGTCCCCTAATGTCGCTTAAGGGAAGTAACTCTAACTTACCATCATCAATAAGACGTTCTACTCCTTCTCTTCCGCCTAGTTTGCTAGACAAGAGGTTTCCGATTTGCGAATCGAGTAGTTTTTCTAATCTAGTACCTGGATAGAACCCTAGCTTAGCCGATCCCATAGTTGCAACTGTATTACAGAATACGATAATTTTGTCAATGCGGTGCTTCTCTAGTTGACTCATTAAAAAGGCTAGGCAAGAGAGCGTCTTTCCACTACCGGCAGGGCCTCGGACTAGGGTGAGTTGATTGTTGTTTAGACTATCGAAGAGCATTTTCTGGTATAGATCTCCCTTATAGGGAACAACTTTACCAAACCAAGTGGAGTTAAAATCTTTATAGTTAAGGAATTGCGGCGAACCGTTGCGCCACACCCGCAAATCTACAAGTTCTTCGTCGTGATAGAGCGCAAGATATTGTCCTTCAAGCAGACCAAATATATTATCTTCTTGATGCTCATAAAAAAATGCTAACTGTTCCTCAGTACATTCTATTTCAAGGTATCCAGTATAGCTATCTTCCTCTTCCGCAATAGCTTCTACTGAAATAATATCAATAAAATGTCTTGCAATACAACGCAAACTCAAATCCGCAGTCACAAATTCTATATCTTCATCTTTGGCAAGATAAATTGCGTCTGAGAGAATTTTAGTATCGTTATTAATTTCAAATCCTCTGGCTGCAACAAATACTTCATTTTCCACTTGATGAACTACTGGAATATAATCATATTCATTTTCGTCAAACAAGTGAAGAAGGTGTCTAGCCATTGCTTTAACGTCGTTATCTTTATTAAACGACGTTTTAATTATTTCTAATTCCTTGAAGGTAATACTAGAAACTGCGAATGGCTCTCCTCCAAAAACTTTCTCGCCTAGATTAAGAAGCGCGCAAGTATCATAGAACTTAATCTTCAACTTCGTATTCCTCCTCATCGTCATTGTCATCATCAGGTATGGTAAAACCCATGACACCTTTCGGTCCCACGGGTTCTTCATCCTCTTCGGTCATAGCCTGAATAGCGAGATTGGATTTAGCTATGTCTTTATTGATTTTACTTATCATTAGCTCAGTAAGAGCAGCGATGATATTCTGTAAACTTTCAATTAGAGGAATACCAATAGATGCAATGAGGAACCCGACGAGTACATATATCAAACCTATATAAATCTCTCCTTTCGGATTCTTCTCATTTATTTTGAAAAATTAACAATAAGGATTAAACATTTTTGTCCTCATTTTCAATTTTACGCTGTGCGCGAACACTCTCAAGGCACTTTTCATGGTTCTTGAGATATTCCCTTAGCTGGGTACGAAGACTAGTGCGCTGGACTCTGTAGCGATCAACTAGATCACGTGCCTTAAAAACACGAATAATAAATGCGCTAGTTGGATCGACAGGGGTGCCATCTTCCTGAGAGTTATAAATGACGTCTTTATAGGCAGACCAGAGCACTCGTGCGGCAACCTCTGCTCGTCTAATTTCATCATCGTAAATTTTAATCATAGCACGATAATGAGCAATTGTTGCGCCAACCTTTTCAGAGAAGAAGTCCTTATCTTCTTCGTGGCAGAAAGCAGTTCCATAATAATTGTGACCATTGTAGGTCAGTTTAACACTGACATCATTATCAAAAATCTCAACAATAGGCTTAAGGTTCATAATAGCAGAATGAAGGCTCATAAATTTTCTCCTTTTAATTAATATAGGCTTTTTTAGGGATTGGATGCTTTTCCATAAAAACCTCCATGGGTTCGCCAATAGAAGCAGTAAGCGAGGCCATTGCTACATCAAATGGTTCATCAAAACACTTTTTAATTGCAGCAAGCTGCTTAGTGTAACGTGCTTCATCTTCTTGTACACGACGTTTCATATCTTCAATAATAGTATCAAGAGAAATAGGAAATCCATTGTGTGCGTCTACTTCACAATGATAGATACATCCTTTTTCCCAATCTGCGAAGGGGTCGGTAGCATGACTATGACCGCACAGATTAATAGTGCGGGCCCGCAGGGGTTTGTCACAATCAAGATTTGCGGTTAAGGTGGGATAGTGGCTAAGATAAAAATGATATTTGCGGTAGTGGATCATGTCTGCATAAGAAATAGAAACAACTTGCGGTAGGGTTTCATACATTCTGCGGCGAGTCTCTGTGCAATGGTTGCCAAGAATAATATGAATGTTACCATTGAGTTGACTTAGCATTTTGAAATTATCAATAAGTGAATCAGCGCCACCAAGGCATAGATCACCAAGAATATAGACTTCATCCTCGTCTGTTACTGTGTTGTTGAATTTGGTAACAAGGTCTTTATTCATTTCCTCGATTGAGGAATATCCTCGTGCAGCATAGATAAACTCCTTATCATGGTTCAGGTGAAGATCGCTAGTAATGTAGATCATGTCTCTCCCTCCTTCCAAGGCTTCTCCCATACTTCTACACTATCGAAGCCAAATCCTGCAAATTCTTTTTCAGTGGGGTCTTCAAACTGTTTAGCCATCTTCTCAATTACTTCATGCGGGACTCGTTCTCTGCCAGTGCGAAGGTCATTCTGCCGCATACATACATCAATAGGTGTAGTGAGATAGAGAACTAGTAACCGCACGTTGTCAGGATTTTCAACCCGCCGCAAGATTTTTGCTCTACTTGCTTTAGAAATATGAGTTGCATCAATGATTGTGCAATCATTTTTATTAAGCGAATTATTTATTTTTTCAACGAATTTGCTAAAAACTTCCTTTTCTTTGGAGAAGTATTCGCTTTCATCAGAAATCATGCTAAATCTGAGTTCGTCACGGGAAATATATTCAACTGTAATGCCTCGTGCGGCAAGTGATCCCGCCATGCGGCAAGCCTCAGTTGACTTTCCGCTGCCCGGGACGCCGCAAAACATAATCAGATAATTCATGGTGTATCACGTCCATTCTATAAAATTCTTTAAAATTTGCCACTTCTTCATCATCGTGACATTCCCAGTGATTATATTCACCTTTACACCAAGGACAATAGAGATTTTTAAGATGTCCTTTCTGATGTTGGTGGCCTGTTTTACGAGAAAGCGGTAGGCCCTCACGCCCGCAATTAGTACAGAAAAAACGATGGGTTATTCGCGCAGTTTTTTTCATAAGGATTTCTCCTTTCTTTATAAAAATATTATAACATAAATTTATTTAATTGTCAAGTTTATCTTTCTCTTGATTAAAATTAAAACCCCTCGTTGTAGCGAGGGGTTATTTTTATTCCTTGATATTATCTAGCACTCCGCTGTTCATAACCGCGAGCACTGCCCAACAACCTGCGGCGACCAGCTGCCCTACCATCAGATAAGGGGTTGTTGCATTTGCTGCACTAAATGAAAATACACCAACGAGTACCACATTAAAAATAGTATTTATCAAGGGCATAATTTTCTTAGTCATTGTTATCTCCATTCATCATATCATTATAAGACGACATAGACATATATACCATACGTCCTTTAGACTTGTCTTTTGCTTTAATTACAGCACCCATATCGCATAGATTATTTAGCACTCGTGCCATCTTTTGCGGGGTCTGCGTTGATAGAGCGAAGTCCTGGCCACAAATCTCAGGAATGGTCAGTGCCTGCGTAGTCTGAGCGAGCACCATAAATGCTTTCGTCTCAAGTTCCTGATTCTGCATCTGGGAGTATTTAGGTTTAGAACTTCTCATCGTATACCTCCTGCGGAATTACGTCAATGTTACACATGGGAACAGTGCGGAACTTATTTCCTTCCTGCATGATTATAGTGTTCTGTTCTTTGTTTACTGCAATAACGGTGCCAGTGTGATAGGTAGTTTCAACAACCCGCATACCAGGGGTAATATATTGTTTAGCCATTATATACCTCCAATCCAATATCGGCATATTCTACTCTAGCCGCTTCCGCATTAGGCCATTCAAGATTAGTATGATGCATTTCATTCAGTTCTTTCATGCCATCTCTAATGGCTTCATCATAACCCATCCAGTTATCTACTCCGCCTGCGAATAACATATTCAAGGTCAGGGAATCGGACAACATATCATACAACAAACTTTCAGATACAATATATTTCTTTTCCATTTTAATACCACTCCAACATTTCCATCCACTTATTTACAGACCAATTTTTTGTAAAATCTTTCCAGCTTACATATTCTTTATAGTTAGCCATGATATACTTGAATTCTGGATTGGGCCAACCCACAACTCGTTCAAAAATTTCCTTACGAGGATAATTGCGCCAATAGCCTGGAAGCTCAGAAATTTTAAGAAGAGCCTCGCTACACTCAGATTCCAATCGCCGCATATCCTCCTTGATTTCATCTATTGCTTCTTTATATTCAGAACAATAGACAAGGAATTCCTCTTCCTCATTCGCCAAGATAATCTTTAACAGTTTTTTCTTGGTGATGGCTCCATTGGCAATGGTATAATGCGCAGCGACATATGCGGGAGATTTGATCTTTACGCGATTAAACTCCCCATCACATACTACATAACCCTCCCGATCCCACGGTAAGTTATTCGCAGCCGCAATTACTTCCCCAAGAGAATTAAGAGGATAGTGGTTTGGTATAAGACAATAATGAGAAAGAGTGCTGTCAGTAGGAAGCAACTCATATCCAGTACCATTGTCTCGCCACCCAAGGAAGTAAATTTCACTTTTTTGATAAGGAATAACTACTTTGTTATAAGGAGATACCATCTCAAACATATAGGTTGCCTGTTTGGATGCAGATGTTTCCATAGTATCGCGCCAATTTGGCCAGATGCTATCCCACAAATCACCATAAGTTTGAAATTCAGTACAACCGTCAATTTGTGCAAGATACGCATTGATAGTACCATTAGTAGCCAGTCGCCACTCGTCATCCCAGAAGTAGCACTTCATCAGACTGCCATCTATTTTCTCCTGGACTGAAGCAGTAGACCAATCAATCTGGGCGGCATGCTCCTCACCGTAGTTAAAGAACTTCTCAAAAGGCCAACATACCACACGATAAGGAGGCTTGCATTCAAGAATAATACCACGAGCTTCACGAACAAGAGGAATAGAAAAATCTGCGGTAAGCTGATTGTACTTGAACATAACCAACTTTTCATAGTAAGAAATCTTCAAGTTATAAGGCTCTGTTGCAAGCAGCTCAGCCCAGTTATTATGCTCTTGCATAAATTTTTGAAGTTCTAACATATTAACCTCCTTTGCGGCGCCGCCGATCGGTGGCTTCGTTAATCGTTTGACGATGGAGTGACTGGATTTTTGCCAAATGACCATCTTTCATCCACTTGTTAAAATTAATAGGGATATAACCAATAACGTCAGCGCACACATTGAAATGGTATTTATCATTCACAATGTTGCGATCATGTGTATGGCCGTGAATATTCATGCACCAATCAAGCCCCTCAACAGGCTCATGGGAGAGGATTAGCTTTTCACCAATCAAGATAGGGCCAGAATACGTTTCGTCAAACAAACAATCATTGGCACAGACTTCCCATTCATCATTATAGATACCTGCATTAAAAATAAACTTTATCTTGTATTCGCAATTAGGATACAAAGATTCCATTTCTGTAAGAGCCTGTTCCTTGTTATGAGTTACGGCAGGAAAACGTTTGTAGTATTTATGTTTTTGATAATTACTCACGCCCGCATCGTGGTTTCCCATTATGAGAACCTTGTATCCTCGCAATTGTTTTACCCACTCTACATTGCCAACATCGCCAAGGATAATCAGCGTATCATTTTTACCAACCTTGGAGTTGATAAGTTTAACTTGTTCTGCGGCGGTCGGCCTATCTGGATAGGGATGAATCAAGTCTGGGTCATCGAAATGAGTATCAGAAATAATCCAGCAAGTATTCTCGCCCCAGTGCTCGAAGGGTTTATACAATCCTTTAATCAAAAATTATCAACTCCTTTATTTTCTAATAAAATTATACCATATTTTTTAATAAAAGTCAAAGGGGCGACCTTACAAGGCCGCCCGCATTTCATCTAAAATTTTACAAATATTATCTGCGCACCAACAAAAGTCATGCGCTTTCCAACCTCTCGTTGTCATAGCCGGGGTACCAATTCTGATACCAGAGGTTTTGCTAGGAGGCAACGGATCATTAGGAATTGCATTTTTATTGAGCGTAATATCATTTCTCTCAAGTTCATTCTGCGCATCAATTCCTGTTAGACCAGTTCCCCGTAAATCAACAAGAAACATATGGTTATCAGTGCCACCTGTGATTACATTGTAGCCATGAGACATAAATCTCTCTGCCATAGCCTTAGCATTATACATGATTTCATCAATATAGTCTATAAACTCAGGTTCAAGCACCTCTTCTGCACAAGCAGCTTTTGCGGCGATTACATTCATTAAACTCCCGCCTTGCGTGCCAGGGAATACTGCACTGTCGATCTTCTTAGCTAGTTCAGGAATACAGAAGATTAGTCCACCTCGCGGTCCACGCAGAGTTTTCTGTGTAGTGCTAGTGATAATATCGGCATATCCAAATGGAGAAGGCAGTTTATTGGCTGCGATTAGTCCCGCAACATGGGCGATGTCCGCAAGCAGGTAGGCATTAACACTTCTCGCAATCTCAGCGAATCGAATATAATCAATTTTACGACTATATGCACTGGCGCCGCAAATAATTAACTTAGGTTGCCACTGATCAGCAAGTTTTGCAACTTCATTATAGTCAATCCAACCATTATCATCCACACCATAATTAATGATATTATAAAGTTTTCCAACTTGGCTCACCCGAGCACCGTGCGAGAGGTGCCCTCCACAGTCTAGACTCATAGAAAGGATAGTCTCGCCTGGATTAACTACCGCAGAGATTGCCGCAAGATTTGCGCTAGTCCCACTGTGTGGCTGTACATTCACATGGTAAGTTGTGCTAAAAACATCCTTCCATAGTTCCTGACAATAACATTCAAGTTCGTCATAGAACTCACAGCCTCCATAGTATCGCTTGCCCGGATAGCCCTCTGTGTATTTATTGGTAAATTCGCTGCCAAGATATTTAAGCACTCTAGGACTAACGAAATTTTCGCTAGCAATTAGTTCTACCGTGCTAGTCTGCCGCCGCAATTCTTTATCATAAATTTCATCAAGTGGGGTATACATAAACTCTGATCTCATTAGTAACTACCTCCTAATAATACAAACTCATTATCCCAGTCTGTATTTGCGGCGAGCAGTACCGCCTGCACAAACTGCCGAATGGTTGTAAACTGATCTTCATTTGTTTTAGGAATAAGGAAGCCATCATCATCATATTCATCCCAGATATGTCTAGTAGAGCCATCCTCGCATTGAACGATAACGCCATCTAGAGGGAAGCAACGGAAAGAGCCATCGTCATGCCTATCGGCCATGGCATAAACAACTTTACCAAACTGATAATCGGCGGTTTCCATTAGTTGAACAGCTACAACAGCTAACTTCGCATAATCAGCAGCAGAGCGAATAAGAATATATTGGCCCACATTGGCCTTTGCTCGCAAAGAAGGGTCAATATTATCATAGATAAAATCCATCCAGTATCTGCCGCTAGAACACCAGGAGTCAATATCTTCATATTCAAAACTACCGTCATGATTAATTACTGTATCGACAACCTTGTTAATATCACTGTCATTGCGAACAATAACAGTATTTGGCTTGTTAGTGCGATGGTATCTTGTAATATAAGCATCATATCCCATTATTTACACACTCCTTTTCTATAAACAAAAAATGTCTCGTGTCTTATGTATTTAACATCAAGAGTTGGGTCAATTACTCTTAAAAAATTTTTAATAGCAAGTTTAGTATCTTCTACATCAGTATAATAAGGGCCGCCTGGATCTCCGCCGCAATAAATGCAGTTTTCAATCAATTTATTTAGCAACTCAACTTCATGATCTGTCATTCTCTTGTTCCTTTCTTTTTCTTTTATAATAACATAAATAATGAAAAAAGTCAAGTGACCGTGACCACCTGACTTAATCCCATAGGGTATAAAAATACTTAGAAAATAATTCAAAAAACTTATTCTTTGCACTATCCATAGCAGAGTGCATTTCTTCTAAAGATACATTATTATAAGTCGAATTGCATTCATCCATTCTATCTAACAATTCAATCATTTCATTGAGAATATTATTATAAATCTCAATGTTTTTATTTTCACTAATTAAATCATCAATATTATAATCAGGAATTATAACAGGTGTTCCCATGCGATTATCACGATAATTGATTAGTATTTCACGCATTACTGCAATAAACCATTCAAAGGTTTCCCATTGTACAGCAGGTGAATAACCATGTTTTAGAGTGAAGAAAATGCGTTGAATAAAAATAGGAATGTCTTTGAGATTATAATACCAAAAACGTTTAGGGTACTCAAAAAGACCAAAGGTAAGGTTATTGATATTTTTCATTAATCTACCTTCTGCATCTTTGCACCACAATTGGGACAGATAGGATATATGCCATTTTTATTCCACTGATAGTCTCTGTGCATTGCCTCTTCGCCGCACTCCGAACAATCACAGCAATAATTATTGTTCTTCCAGTGTGGTCGTATCCATCGCCCATACGTTATCGGAGCAACATAGCCAGATAGTCTATACAAAGCACACTCGCATTTGTCACAAAGTTCTTCTTGTGGTTTGACTTTGACAAACCAATGACCACAGATTTTACAAGCAGGCATTATCAGTACCTCCATCCATTCTCTTTTTACATTTAGCTTCGGCGTTTATAATTCTTCCTATCTTTAGGACCTCTCTCCATTTCCACAAGTTATGTTTATCATCAGGACCAGTATTCAACTGATAATTATATGATTTAATTTCGTCTAGCCAATAGTTATTCATATCATCAGTCATTATTGCGCCTCCTGTTCCATGCTTCAATCGCTTCTTTTATTGTTGCTTTTTCTTTGGTACAATAACTACATTTTGGACAAGAAATACGATATGTAATTTGATTACTTTGGAAATGACCATATGGTATTATTCTACTATGGTTATAGCCACATTTTTTACATGGCATTAGAGTAAAAATATTCATTTATTTTTCTCCGATGTACTTAACGCCGCCAGATTAAACTGTAGCGCTTCTATTTCTCGTCGTTGGTTCTCGATTAGGTCAGCTGCGGCCGGAGCCAATACTTTACGACATGGTTCACGACTTATCTCGTTCATTGGACAATCTTCTTCGCAGTCTCGCCCTGGTTTTGCACAGCATCGCAGCGCGGTTATGATTTCGTCTGCGGTCAGCGTATGATTACTTGTGATATATATAACGGGTTCTTCACATCTGTTCTGACATATCCAGTAATCACAATGGTTGCAGTTACTTGTTGTATTCTGACGTAATGGGCAGTTATAATTGAAGCAATCCATCACTCCACCTCCTGTAACCAATATTCCTTACGACACTGACTTGAATCACAAGTGCAATACTTGGAAGTATAACCTTCTACAATTTGACACGGTTTTATGCCAATTACCCCATTATAAATAGGTACTTGAGGATACTGCTGAATGAATACAGATTGCCGTGTTTTATGGGGATGTGCGGCTGACCATTCCTCCAGCAACCTAATTTGCTCTGTTGCTTCATATCCAGAAGCGGTGCTAAAGTTGCAACCTCCGGTGTTGTCGTTATAGGCAGGGCATTTAAAACAATCAACATAGGTTTGACATAGTCTCTGTCGCTCTTTAATAAATTCAATAGCATCCATTATTTCATCTCCTTCATCCAGAAGTTTTGATAACATTCAGTGCAAGCCATGCAGCAAACCATAGATTTTTCTATGGTACAAGGCTTTATATCAAGCACGCCATCCTTTCCAACTTTCGCATCCGGCCACTGTTCCAGAAAAATACTTTGACGTGTTTTGTGTTTTTCAACATCCATTATTCAATACGCTCCCTTACAGTATAAATTTTGCCTTCCATTTCAATAATTTCATACTTATCTTGAAACTCATTCATGCTTACCGAATCACTCACGGTCACCTGATAACGAGTTTCATATTCCTTTTTTGGAATAAGACAGCCGCAAATAATGGTTAATATCACAAAAACAATAAGAAAGGTAGGTTCTTTCCAAGAATCGCATCCATACTTGAGTAATGAAAGCAATATGATAACAATCGCTGAAAAACAAAATACACATAAAGCGCTCATTACCAAGTTAGAGCCAAAATTGGTTAAAGACTCATAACTATTAAGAATTATTACTCCATCCATTACAGTTCCTCTTCAATATCCTGCTCATGACAATATTCTTCATAATTTTGCATAGAAGCAATGAAAGAGTCTTCTTCTGCCTTGGCATCCGCCAGCATTTCTTCCTCAGTTTTTCCAAGTTTGGTCAAGGTTTTTCTAATACGAGCTTTAGCCCAATCAGCCATATCTTCCCATCCACAAGTCCAAACTGCAGCAACAACTATAGGATAAGGCTCAAGATTTGCACCATAACATTCTTCGCAATAAGCACAACTATAAGGCCCTAGCGAAGAAGATACCACAACTACAGGAGCGGACTTACCACATACTTCACAAGTGCCTATATGAGCATAATCAATAAATTTTCTAGTCATTAGTACAAATCCTCCGAAAACAATTCTTTCTCGCCCGTATCACGTTTATGCTGGCGAGTAGTAGCACTTAACTGACCGTTGGTCATAGCAATATCATATGCTTCATAACGATTGTAGAAGTTATTTTTTTCATCAAGGAAGCCCTCAATGGCGGCTGCACGAGGAGGAGTAATCCCCGCATCATGCATCGCAGAGTAAATGTCGCCATGACGAATGCCGCCAAATACTGCCCCAGTGCGAGTATCTTTAATTGCTGCACAAATAATCATTTGTCTACCTCCTGTACAATAAATTCACCTTTGTCAAGATCTTCCTCTACAATGGTATCAAAATCATAATCCTGCTCAGCAAGGTCTTCTGCGGTACGATTAGGATGATTTTCAAAATACCAGTCCCGTAAAAACGCATTAAGAGAATCACCATACCATTCCCAGTTGTCTACGCCTCCACTTTGCAAGGCAATATACTTGAGATAACCGCGGTAAATGTTTTTAAACCCTGTTTCAGTCAAAATAACATTTTTAGCCATAGAAAAAAATCCTCTCTTTATCTTTTATATAAATATTATAACATAAAAAATAAAAAAAAGCAAGTAGACATTTAGTCTACCTGCTTAAAACTAACTTGCCAACATATCATGCCTTCTGGGCAGTTTGTTGTTTCTGTAATTAAATCAACTGTGTCATATTTTTCCTCAAGTTGCTGTTGAGTAATCTGCGGTGAAGTTGCAATTCTCTGGAAAGTTTCCCCTCGATGTTGAATGCAATCGTTTAGAGGAAACCAGAGTAAAAATGCTAATACGGCACTTAAAATCAAGAGAAGAGTATAAGATTCTTCGTCTGTGAACAAAAATGCTATATAACAGCTAAAAGTAAATACCAATACTGTCCCAAGAAGAATAGTTATAATGTTAGAACCGTCCCAAGAGTTACCATACCACTCAGCTAAAATGACAATATTTTCCATCATTTTTCCTCCCAAGGCATCAGAATAGGTTTTCCATCCTTAGTAAAATAATAGCCCAATTCATCTACATAAACCTGTTTATCTTGATAATATCTTAAATTACCATTAAGACGAACAGAGGGCTTGAGATTACCGAACGGTCGCCGCATACTCGCCGCGATCTCCTGAGTTTTCTTTTTTTCTTGTTCAAACTCCGCATCGAGTTTTGCGCGCAAATTATCAATATCCTTTTGAGCCAAATCACGAAGTTTGCTCAATCCTTGTTCCTCTTGTTTGCGGCGCTTAGCAATTTGGCTGGTTTTCTTGTTATATTTTTTATCTATTTCAAAATGAAAGTAGTCAAAAATAGTTTTAAAAACAATTCGAACTTCTCTTATTGCCAAACCATGACTATGATTTATTCTATATAGTTGACCAAAACTGGATAGTTCATAGCCATTAGGATTAATTTGATATAAACGTTTTAGTGTCGAGTAATCAATGGTGGCATAGTCAAAGAAGTCATCATCTCTTTTTTGAAAAATTCTGTAATTATGAGCAAAAACAATTATTTCGAAACTTACTGGAATTAATAGAGCGATAGCAGCTATTAATCCAAATATCATCAATGCAGCAATCATTCTTTCTCCTCCAGAGGTTCATCCTCAATCACAAGAATATTAACTTTACCAGTATATGCGGTGCAGCCATCAATAGCAATAATACCTTTGTCACGGTAAATGCGGAAGTCCGATCCCTCTCCCCACTCTGGAGTACCCGATTGAATATGGTGGCCCCAGCTCGTATGATAGTGGCCACATATGATTGTTTTACCTGCGGGATCGAGATGACCGCTGCGGGCAGCTTTCATGCCATTTTCCCATCTAGCTTTTTCCCATGCGGAAGTCGGTGCCTTACGCCAGTCGGGGTATAGCTTGAGAGAGGGGATCCAACCATGCACAAATACATAGTTTTTAGTTTCATAAAAATCAATCATGCGATCAAAGAGGCCGCGAGTGCGCTTAAAGGTCAGATCCATTTTATCTTGCATTGTCCAGTCTAGACGAGTGGAATTTGCACCAAGCTCTTCAATAGTATCTACTGTGCCATTAGGATAATCCCGCATAGAAATACCTTCGGTACAAGCCCAATCCAACAGATCCTCGTGGTTTCCTCGTACCAAGATATACCTAGGCTGATGCAGGAAATACCGCATAACTTTGAAGTTCTCAGGACCACGATCAAAGTTATCGCCGCAAGAGATCAACCAATGAGAAGGGTTGGTAGGATCATACCCAGCAGTATTAAGGGCTTCGCACATTTCATTATAAAACCCATGCACGTCACTTACAACAAAATATTTATTCACAGTTTATCAACTCCTTACATTAACTCCAATCTATCAAAAAATATATCTCTTTGAACTTCATTAATTGGGCAATTTTCATCTTCAAAATAAGGCTTTAAGTATTGAATTTGCTCAGGTGTCAGAAAACGGTTAATATTCCAATAGAAATGATAATCGTGATCTAATATAGCGCCTCGGCAGATATGAACCCAACCCAGTTTTATGAGAACATCATCAGGATTAAATACATAGCCCATATCATAATTTTTATCCAAAATATCATATGCGGTTGAAATATGCTCATAAGCATTACATTCTATCATTTCTGCTGTTGGACTGAGCCAACCTAGTTTAATTTCATTCATATTTCTCGCCACCCATTTTTCTGAATGATTGCTCTCATATTTTGAACTCCTACTACATTCATACTGTGAATATGAATAGGATAATTACGACCAGTTTCTTCAAACCAACAAAGAAGCTTAATATAATTACCGCCATCATTTGCGTAATCGCCTGCGTCATGGTCAAGATCTATGATTTCAATATCAAACAGTGAAGTAAAACCCTCAAAAACTTCGATAGCTTCTTTTGCTTGATTTACACTTTTTAACCATCGGTATCCTTCAGGAGCAGGGCGCACATCATCAATCCATAGTTTCATAGTTAGTCTCTCCTCAGCCAATAAATGGTTTTTCCATTAGAGGGATGCTTGTCACTTGCGGCAAGGCCCGCCGCAATTAATGGTCTCATTGCTCCCGCAACTGCCTGCGAACTAATATCATAGTTACACAGTCGCTTAGCAAACTGCCGCACTTCCATTGCGGTAAGGCAGGAGCGCTCATTAAGAACCTTGATAATCACGTCTTTATTCGTCATGCAGAAGACCTCTCTCTCTTGATTTCTATATATATTATAACATAAATTTTTGAAAAAAGCAAAAAGAAAAACCCAGTCTATTTACGAGAAATAGACTGGGTTAGAAAATTAGATGCAAAAGCCTATTATCCAACATCAACAATAGTCAAGATAATGTTGGCAGTTGGTTTCTCGCGGGCAGTGAATACTATTCCGGTTTTCGCGGTCGCTTCTGCGTCAGTGATATAGGCATATTCTGCCGCATTTTCGGTACAAGACACAACGGGGCTAACCGAGGCCCGCAAGCTTGTATTAGAATAGGTATTTTTAAATACGCTTCCGCTAGCAGACCAACCTGCGGGAGTGAGAGTAGCAGAATAATATTTAGAAGTTGCAGCCGCCGCATCCGCAGTCGTTGCTGCCCCAACGTCAGCCGCATTTAGGGTAATATCACCAGTCAAGGCGTGACCATTAATTTTTTGAGTATTTAGTACGTGACTTCCTTCATCGCCTAATTCAACCCATTTGTTATTATCCTTATCACAAACATATTCTTTAGAACCAAAAATAACAACATCACCAGCCGCATAATTCGTAGTAGCAGGTAACGTAGTTACAGTACCCCTAAAGTGCATTGCACCAGTAAGGCCCGCGGTTTTATTGTCAACATAATCTGTAGTAGCAAAATTACTATCATTAGTAATTTGACTAGTTTTGCTAGGAATAGTGGGCTTATTATTTAAATCATCATAGTTTCCGCTAAAAGAACTAGTACCTGCGCCAATATTAGTTCTAGCCTGTGATTTTTGAGCAGCGGATAAACTTTGAGAAGCATCAAAATGAACGGCGGAACCATCATTAACGTTATAGGTCTGATTGTTCGCTAATTTGAATTTAGTAATTTTGTTCGCCATTGAATATCCTCCTTTTTAAACATTATTTTGTTAGTCTAGCTATCACTAACAAAAAAGGTGGGCAGCCGCAGCCACCCACCTCTACATTATCCGTTCTCTTGTTCCCCTAGCAGTACTTCAATCATATGACGGAGCTCCTCGTCTTTTAGATCATACAAGTTACCATCGGGAAATTCAATTTTGGATATTTCAGACATTTATTAGACCTTGGCGACAGGAGAGACCTCAATCTCAATGGTCTTAGCAGTCTTCTTAATTTCTTTGGTCTCAGGAGTAACATCCACGCTGAAGGCAGCAGTGGCATCAGCCTTTTCATAGGACACGCCAGTAACCAGGACGCCCTCAGACTTCATACCAGTGAAGGTAGGAGCAGTAGCGGTGGCCGCAGTTACATTATTAACGGTATCAGTCTCAACAGTCTGTAGAACATTGGCAGAGAAGGTGTCCTTGGCCTTAGAACCACCAGAGAACTTAGTGGTATCAATGACAGTAGCCTTACCACCATCGAAAGTACCAAAGTTGACACTACCCGCATTGAACTCACCCTGAGCAGTCACCGCATCAGCCGTGCCAGCCGTAGAGAAGATCAGAGTCTCAGAATCCTCACCAGTACCGACGGTAGCCACAATACCCTCAGAGGCAAACTTACCAGTAGTAGCATTGCCCATGGTAGGAGCAACATACTCTTTACCAGTCCAAGTAGCCACAGAACCAGCAGTATAGAAGCCCTCTTGGAAAGCAGCAGGAGTGAAGGCACCCTCGGTGAAGGAAGCGGCCTTACCACCAGTCAGACCGGTAGCAAAGGTCTTCTCAGTAGAAGTCAGATCGATAGTAGGAGCACTCACAGTACCAGCGGGAGTGAAATCACTCTTAGTCAGAGTAGCATCAGCGGCCTTAGTGGTCACAGTAGCGTTGCCAACAACGGTCACAGGATTCATAGTGATGCTATCGACAGTCTCCAGAGTGGTAGAACCATTGGCCTTATCAGCATAAGCCATAGCACCCAGACCCAGAGTAGTCTGCAGTTCAGTAACAGTGATGTTGTGATCCAGCTTGATGGTAGCGATAGTGGTACTAGTAGAAACATAGCCACTCAGATTCATCTTGGTATTGCCGATGGCTTCCCATGCATAGGTATAGGCAGCAGCTTCACCAGAACGAATAGTGATGTACTCAACATAAGAACCAGCAGCCGCATCATCGGAAGGAACCATATAGATCTTGTACATGGTGTCCGCGGAAGCAGTCACAGAAGGACCAGCGCCAGTGCCGGCCGCATCGATCACAACGTCAAAGTTATGAATCTGGCCAACCTGAGAATCAACATACGCCTTGACGACGGAAGCGTCAACAAGACCCTCACCGGAAATGTTGGCGGCAACAGCTTTCCACGCGGCAGCGCCAAGAGCATTAAGGGCGTGGCCATCAAGCAGTGTAGTAATATCAGCACGACCCTGAGCATCCTTAAGAGTTACAGTAGTGCCATTAGCAAGTTTAATCTTGGAAATATCAGCCATAATTAAAAATCTCCTTTATAAATTAGATTTTATATGTTAATCCCAGGGCAAATCTAGGACTAAACACTCTTCATCGGTGTTATCCAGTGTTAGAGCAATAGAATTAACACCTTCGGTTACAACTTTCTGGCTCATCGCGCCATCTGTATTTTCACCGTGCGCCTGATATAGCTTCATTGTGCCAGCAAGCTCAGCCGTAGCCTCGGCAGTCAGCGCCGCATATTTTTCACCCGTCCAAGTGTAACCGTTGTTTGAGTTTTTGTCGATGTATAAGCACTTAATATTCTTTTCTAGGGGAGTTGTATAAGTGCTGTCTGTATAGAAATTTTCATTAAGATAATAACCAGTAAGAATTAAATCTTCCTGGGAAACAGGAGCAAATTGTCCATCGCTGGAAACCGTATAACTAATCCAATTGCCATTGGCATCTTTAATGGAAATGTTCTCACCACTATAATTATACTTAGCAATCCAGACTCTTGCTTCCATCTCACTATCAAACTTTGTGCGCTTGATTAGTTGTTTTAACTTACCTTTTTCATCATAGTAGAAAACTTCTGCATTATCCGGCTGTTCATTAGTAATAATTAAGCTCTCAGGAAGAATAACACCTTGAGCAATTTTATTTTGGATTTTATCCTTAGCCGCATAAACTACATTAAAACTCATTGTTATTCTCCTTTCTTAGTTACTACATACCAACCATCAGCAAACTTTTGCTCATAGCCTTCTGCGATATATTGCTCATCAAGAGCAAGAATAAATTTACCACCCTTGACTTGAATGTCGAGAGATTTTTCACCACTATTTTTGATAATAGTCTTGCAGTTACCGTCAAATGTGCCGCCATTAATAATTGTGCGGGCGGGGTTCAAGTCATCGCTGAGGTTACGGGTACTCAGCGGATAGTAACCATCTATTGTGGTAAAATGACCATCATTGATAATCATTTCAATACCATTGTGTAGGATGGTTCCGCAGAACTCACCATTATTGATAGTAAGTTTACCACCATCGTCATTTTTGATAATATAAAAGTTATTGAAGAATGAACCACCATTTACGATGAGTTCGGGATACTGTTGATTGCGGCCAGCCACATATCCGGTTTTTTCGCTACCTGAATTATAATTCTGGTATCCGTTTTCAATCATAGGAGAAATGACACCAGGGGCACTAAATATACCACTATTAATAGTCATCTTACCATGATTGACACCCGTATAATAGGTATTACCTTTTTCATCAACGGTGCGGCTGAGGTTACAGTTATCAAGAATGGCTTCTCCATTTATGGTTAGAGCTGGTTCACCATTTTTATTACATTCTAGGCCGCCGTTCTTAAGGGTAGCTTTACCGCTCGCTGCAATTGTCATAGGAGAAGTGTTATTATTCACTGTGACCGTATTACTCAGATTAATAGTAATCTCTTTAGCAACAGAAACAGTTTCATTGCCCAAACTATTTTGGACCACTACTTCATCACCTGGGTTGGCTGCGGCAATTGCTTCACTTGGAGTATTATAAGTTTGACCATTTACTGTAGTAGAGGTATTTCCATCATCATAAATTTTCAGCACTTCTAAAACAGCAGAATTACTACCATTAATATCTTCAAGGTCTTTCCATGCGGTGACACCATCACCAATTCGCAAGATGTTTTTGTCAATTGCGAATCCAGGCTCGCCATCACTTAAAATGGGATTCTTAGCATCCCACTCCGCCATAGTGCCTCGCCGCAATTTAAAAGTGGTTTTATAAACGGTAGCCATTATACGCCACCTCCATCATAAATAATATCTCCACCAGAAGTGCCTGGAGTTCCACCATCATAATCAGTGCCACCGCTAGAACTACCGATCTAAACCTCAATCCATTGTTTTTTATTATTTAACATATATGTTTTACTAGAGCTAATATCAAACGCTGTACTACCTGGTGAGAGTTGACTTGTGTCAATTTCATAAATTTCATTGAACGAGTCAATAACGAACTTTTTCACCATATTAAATGTAGAGCCATTTGCATAAATAGCCGTATAAGCCATATTTTGTATCCTCCTTTCTTGATTTTCATTCTTCTATTGTTTTTAAAAAATGTGGTATGTAGATTAATCACTTTTGTCCTAAAAATTTCTAAGGGCCATTTTGATTTGCGGGCAGACGCCCCAAACCCACCCAGCCAAAAGCATAAAAAAAATCCAGCCCCGAAGGACTGGATTATCTTGTTCACTTGATTATGATCGCCATATACCCCTTCGGGTTGCTGGTCATTACCTTCTATCATATTCACTCAATAGGACGACATAAGTGAGCTTTCGGGAGCGACCCTAGACTTTATGCCGTAACAGCTTATGCTGTACACTTACCTATGCGGAAGTGGTTATCCGCAGCGTTCACCCATCATTCACTAAATTAAATTAAAGATATTTTGCATCTTTTCTTCTTAGTCATTGTCTTGGGCTACTTGTACCTTGACCTCGTCTTATAGTTACATTACTGCAACTTCACGACAAACCGCCTTGGTGGTATTTCTTGAGTCTGCATAGGGTACCAAACCTAAACCTTATCAAGATTCGGGCTACGCTTTTAACGCTTGCCTTCTATTGCGACGGCGACGAGACAGTAGTTTTGATAGCGATAATTCCAGTACATCCTCCCGGCCGGCGAGAGTTTTATCTCTCGTTGTTCCCAAACTCACGAGTGGGAAGCACTGCCGCAATAACGTATCCGTCATTGCTACTAAGCAGGGGGGCGTCTTGATTAGGAGAGGATTCTCAGCCACATGATATTGTGTCTGCACTGAGTTATACAACAACCATAATCAAATGAACAATCTGGAAAGAGAGGTGGTAGTTTAGAATTTTTTAAGGTCAGGGTGAAACTCTACCAAACTAGACCTGGCACCGGCGCTGGGTTACGATCCCAGTCCTAGACTTTTAGAGAGTCTAGCGCTACCATTACGCTACGCCGGATATATGAGAGGAAAGGCGTCGCGAACACCCACAGGCATAAGGCTCCTCTCTGTTGCCGGATAACCTGCTTGATAGACTCACATAGGCTACTGTTCTATCTTGCTTCTATTTTCACCACGCATTTTCGTAAGAAGCATTTGTTTATATTATACTGTAAACCTCAGTTGCACTTCGTCCGTGCCAGACGACCCTCACCGCGGAGTCGAACCGCTCTACATTATTTGCTACCGTTACACCAAAGAGGGATATAATGTGAATTTTATTTATCGGCACGCCACAAGTTCCACTAACTCCCGTAGTAGTTTAATGACTTGCTAAGGTCAAGCAGAGACATCAGCGCTGCCCATAATCCCGTCAGATGGGCATCTGCTTGATCAACGGGGACTATTGCTTTAACTTGCTTGGGTCAATAGCTATCTTGAAATTCATAATGCTGGGGAACATTATTATAAACTCATTGATAGCAGTTTAAAAAGTGCGAATGAATAGAATTTCTAAGAAATGGCGCCGCAGGTGTGGGTTGAACACACGCATCAGGGAGTCTGGTCAAGGTAATTGGTACTGCCCCAATTAAATTCACTTGAATACCTTGAAAGTCCCTTGCCTTACCTCTTGGCTACTGCGGTATATAAGCGGCCTGGTGTCTCAACGTTAACCCAGCTTAGTCACTCGGTGTGGAACCGCATTAAAGAATTGAGGTAAAGGTCTCTCACCCTTACGACTTACTCTGAATAATGTTCGCGACCACTACTCAACGACGTACATTTATTACCGTTATTGCAGGTAATATTTCTTAAATCCTTGAACGTCTAAGTAAGTTTTTCATTAAGATTTTTCCTATAAGTTTTAGACTCTTCGTCCTCGCAACAGGGATCGAACCTGTACCTCCGGTATCCTTTACCAGCGGGCTGCCAATTACACCATGCGAATAACTTATGACTTCACCATTCATAGGGTTGTACAGGCCCATGTTAGAATGGTTTGTACACGAAGTCTATAACCTTAATGGCTCTTTACTCACTACTCAATTTTTTTAGAAGTATTTACTAACAGGGAAGAACGACTGATCTGCGGCTTCCTTAGTGATATAAAATACATCACCAACTGTACCAGCATGGACAGGAGCAAACAAGAGAACAGAGTCTTTCTTGTCATAGGAATTTGCGGCGCCCACTAACTTGTAGACATTGTTGTGAATGTCCTGATAACGAGAACCAAAATTGATTTCCATGTATTCTTCCCTCACTTTCTATAAATATTATAACATAAATTTTTTGAAATGTCAAATTTTCTTAATCCCAGTAATTGATAGAACAGATGAAACCAACATCATCCCACCGCAGGACCTGCGGCCGCACGCTCCAGTTATCAGAAACCAGCAAGGTTTTGTTGGTGGTATCATAACCAATTACTGTAATAGTGTGGTTATGATATTTGCCTGCGTTCCAAACATTCATAATGACTGGATTACACTTATTAATCTGGCCGCAAATAGTCTCATAACTAAATCCCACGCCCTTGAAATACCTTACACTTGTTTTTGCGGTAGGGACAATGCAATACTTACGAGCAACTTCATCAAAGATGCGGCGAATAAACCACGGATTGATGCCTTTCTTGCCGGTATAACCATACTTGCGAGCAATTTTCTCAATTGTGGTATAAATCTCTGTCACAGATTTAGTATGTGCAAAATAAAAGTCAACCACCGCAGTAAGAGACGTCAGAGTACAATCATTATCTTCACCATAGTGATCTTGGTCAAGACAACGAAAATTTTTGAGTTGAATTGTCAAGCGGCACTCCCTCCTTTACGATTTATTATTTTGGTTGAAGATGTCGGTGCTGCCCCGCTACTCGTCGTCCCAGGCGACGTGTGTTACTGTTACACTACATCCTCAATATGAAGCGAGGCGCTAGAATCGAACTAGCGAAATTTAGTGCAAGGTTACCCGCACATAAATTGTGATCACACCCGCGCGTATGCTAGGTTTTGCACCTTGCGCCAGACGAGTCGAACGCCATGGCTTGAGGACTCGAACCTCGCCGCACCTAGCTGGTTACTACCATTCACCAAAAATAAATAATGTAGTAGCTATAACCCGGTTTCATGGTCTTTTACAGAAAGCAGCTAAAAGTTGTTACCTTTTACATAAAGTCTCTTTCTAACCCTCAAAGAGGGAAACTAAATCGTATCATCCAGTTTTCCTGGCTCATTTCGATTTGCGGATTTGTTACTTACCGCTGTACTACTTACTGACCTGTCTTTGTCAGCCCCGACCTGTCTTTCCTTATTAAGGAGCAACTGCCGTTAGCCATTATTTATTCTATCCTCTGCGTTTTTCAGGGCTTGGAACCTGCGGTGATCGACCACCGGCCGCATTACAGTGATTAAGAAATATCACTTAGTGCTGTGATACTTCTTATCTTCCTCTGCTGAAAAAATCAGATCGTCTACATCATGAAACATTATTACCATCCTTTCTATTGTTTAATAAGATAACCTACTGTAAATAACTTTAAGGAAGAGAAGGAGCTACTCTTATCAGATAACTGGCCTAGCTATCCTATCCTTAAAGCTAGATGGTAGCGCCGGTGGAATTCGAATCCACACTGTAATGATCCTAAATCATTTGCCTCCTGCCAATTGGGCTACAGCGCCATATACGCAACTTATTTATGTACTGATGGAGTTGCCAACCACCCACGGTTTCCTTTGCCTCTATTTAACGTCCCTAGCCACAAGCTATGTATCTCACATAGTAGTTTAACCGCAAGCCATGTCGTCCGACGAGACAGTTTAATGACATATCTAGGTCAGTAAGCTCTTTCGAGCTGTGGTAGCCGGAAAGGGCTACGATCCCTCACGCTTATTCAGCGGCAGATTTTAAGTCTGCTGCGTCTACCAGTTCCGCCACCCGGCCATACTAGACTATAAGATCTCTCAGCAGGCTGCCGCACCTTAACTACCGGCTATTTAATGTCGCCACAATCACCAAGGAGCTTAGCGACAACCTCTCTCTCAACCTTACAAATATATTATAACATAAATTTTTTGAAAAATCAAACCGTTCCTTACACTGGTTCAGTTGTCTTTTTCACAATTTCCAACTTTACTACAAAACCAAACAGCTCAAAGGTAATAAACTTACCACTATTGACCGTATAATTAACACCTAACTGGCTGAGTTTGTCTTTCAATAAGTCTATCAATTTATCTTTAGTTGTATCACGAAACGCTTTTTTACCATCGTCTGGCAGTAGCTTAGTTGCGGACTTTAGGGTAATATCATATAACTTGTTATCAAGAGTAACAAGATTATAGATACCATTCCCTGTCATAGAAAACTTGCGGCGATAACTACCTGTAGGCAGAGACTCCCGCAAAAACTCTCCGAAAGGCCACTCGTACTCCCACAGATATTCCTTCTTTTCGTAGAACTTATCCGCCACTTGTTTTTGCTCCTCTCTTAACTTTCTATAAATATTATATCATAAATTTTTATAAAAATCAAAAGAAAGGAAAAGGTAGATGAAGGTTGTACCACCTACCAGTAGGCCCATATTAATTTATATACCGCACCAAACCTCTTAAAAAGAGTAAGCTAGCTAGGCTGCAACCATGGCCATCCGTGCGGTGTTGGCACGCCGGTCTCGCTATGATCGAGAAACTATAGTTTTGGAGACTATTGTTTTGCCAATTAAACTACCAGCGCGTATGGTGGGTCAGGCTGGTGTCGATCCAGCTACTCCCGGAGGAAACGGATTTACAATCCGCCGCAGTTGCCGATTTGCTACTGACCCATATTATGTTCATATTCTTTTGGCTAATTCTGTATATTTAATTGGAGCAAGTGTGCGATGGAAACACCTCTATCTGCGCTCCTGTACCGAAGTACCACCCACCACGAACTATGTAACATTTATTGTGCCATAGCTGCACTAGATGCCTTTCACATCAGATAGTTCCTATATGGCGCGATAGAAAGGATTTGAACCTTTGCACGGCTTTTACCGCCTAGCAGTTTAGCAAACTGTCCTCTTCAACCACTTGAGTACTACCGCATATTAATCTAAAGTTCTTCCATTTACTAACTCAAAAATTAAATTATCAACACAAGGAATGTGCATTACCTCTCTCTCATATTGAGTACGATGTTCAATATCATTAATATAGATAGGACAATCTTCACATTCTACATTTTCACAAAAATGAACAGCTTTTTCTGCTACTTTAAAATTCGCAAATTTTATATATTCTTCCCAACGCATAAAATTCTCTATAAAACGAGCAGTTTATACAATGATGCTCAGCACTATCCCACCGTTCCTATCGAGCTTTTCTGGAGCCTCTAGCCCGTTACGATCGGGCGACTAGGGGTTACAAATCCCTTATTTTGCCAATTAAACTATAGAGGCAGATAGGAGAGAGAAGGCATCTAGAATACCCGTGAGCTTAGCACTCTCTCTGTTTGCATATATCTCACTTAGCATTGATTATCCGGTTCAATTACTCAAAACCTTGACTGCTTCATTACTATAAGTAACAAAGTCGTATTCCTACATAGGACTAGAAGCCCCGCAAGCATTTCTAGTACCAATCTATGTAAGAACGGTGGACCAGGACCTTGTGGTCAGCCCTAAAAAAAGTCTCACGTTATGTATTGCCCATTACCTCAATACGAAGCAAGACTCTGGATGGGTGGCGACGTATACGGGATTTGAACCCGTGACCTCCGCCTTGAAAGGGCGGTAACTCTACCAATTCGTCCACAGGGCCAGATATTAAATGAGCAATGAGATAGCAGTTTAATACGGCGGTAGTTTTAACGCCCGATGTGACCTAGCTTAACATCAATCGTATTTATTTCCTTATGTATTACTTGCTATCTCTGCATACCCTTGCAGTGCTCATTGTATGGCGGAGCAATTGAGGCTCGAACTCAAACACCGCGCGAACGGCTACTACGGATTTTCAAGACCCGCTCCTTACCAATTAGGATTATTGCTCCAAATCTTGTGCATATTCTTTTAATGTTTTTATAGATACTTTATATTCAGTATATTTTAATCCAACAACAATAGCATTTGATGCTGAAATATCTTTTGCTGGTATTAGATATAAATTTTCATCCGCAGTATAAATAAACAGATAGTCACAAGAAGTATTATCAAAACGTCGAATTGTTCCTTTTCCAGAAGAACCTCCACAATTCTTTAAAGCAACATCATAACTTTTACCTTGAGTGTTAGAGTGTCTACTAGTTTTTACTGAAACTCGTTGTAACTGACCGTTAAAGTCTGCTATTAAATCATATTTTTGAGTATCGTTTAATGGAAGAGCGATTGGAATTCCATGGCTAGTAAAATATTCAATAGCTTTACCTAACCCCATATTCCCCTAAATAGATTGATAAACATTAGTCATAATTAAATTTTTCCTTTCTAAAATAAATTTTTCCTTTTCATTAAAACCAAAAGGAAGGGGAAAGGAATGAGCCCTTGTCGGATAACTAGCTAAATTATCCTATCCTCTTGGTATATGGAGCAAGCGAGGGATTCCGACACCCCATCACCGGTTTGGAAGACCGGAATACTAACCTTTGTACTACGCCTGCATATTAAATAATGCCTGCACCGTATGTATAAATTTCAAAATAGCAGAACTACTTGACGCTGCATCACTGTGAGTTGGATGACGTCGCCGCATACAGGCTTTCCTCTCCTCATTCCGTTATTTTGGTCAATGTCCGGTTAGTCGTCTGAGCCCTTTACCTCGTCATTGACTGCGTATGCCGTTACGCTATTACTACTGCTACCCGGCTTAGATGTTATCACCGTTTGAAAGTGGTAAAACAACAGCAAGAAGGCAAATTAATATGGGCAGCCTCTCAGTGGCCTATTATACGATAGCCCCTATTTCGCTTGATTTACTGCGCCCGGCGCTCCTCTCGGAAACCAAGAATACGAGGTGTGGTGAGACTGGCGAGGTACGATCTCGCAACCTGCGACTTAAAAGGCCGCTGCACTACCGGTTGTGCTACAGTCTCAGATCTTTTATCTAGCTTTACGGACTAGAAACGAGCTTGCCGCGCCGATACAATTTTAGTTGCGTTATCACAGCAATAGCGATAAGTGAATACTTTCTACGACTTCCCATTTTATATAGTCGAGATTCGCGCGCATCGGGTGCTGTTGTATCCTTGCGGGCCTCGGACTTGAGGCAGTATTCAACGAGAGTTGCAACTATCAACTGGCTCTCTACTTATCTCGTATTTTCGCTAAGTTGACATGATAGTTATGTCAAACTTACCCAGAACACGCCACGTGGAGGCAATACTTCATGTGTTCCTCAACTTTATATATATATTATATCAAAAATTTTTGAAAAAATCAAATTGGAAACAAGAGCCAGAGAAATGGAGATTTCTATTTACTTTAAAAAATCTCCTATTTCTCTGAAACTCTTTTGTCCAAAAATTTTTTACTTGCGGCCAGCCATCAACATCATGGGTAGTAGCATATCCTTATTATCGCCACTCATAAGAGCATACATCATCATAGGATTAGACATATCGAAGCTGCAACCCTCACTGTTCATCATCATAAACGCCATCATAGTCGCCGCGTCACAATCCTTGTCACCCATTAGGGCCAGAGGCCACAGGTTGCCAAACGGGTTATCGGTATTGGCATTAATACCAGACATATCCAGCAAAGAGACCAGCTTAGTCACAAACGTAAAACCAAATGGGGACTTTGTGAACAGGATCTCCTTGCTCTCGCTAGCACGAGGATCAATCACACTAACGCAAGTATCACCCTCGCATACATCGGTAAGAACATACATTCCCTTGCCCTGATGAACAATCATGTCGCCAGCACGAACGGTATGCGGTGCCGCAGGGATCTTGTAAATCAGATTCTTGCCCTCGAAGTTGAATACGTCAACGTTAATGATAGAATCACTGGCAGCATCATAAGATACCCAACTATTATCAAGGTTCTTAACCGCAAGGCCATAAGGGGACAGCCGCACGGTATCATTCTTCACGGGGCCAAACTCAAAATTCTTAAAGAAATTCATATCCTTCTTCTCCTTTTTATTGTCTATTGTTGCTGTCATTGTTTGCCAAGTTGTATCGTATTCTTGCTTAAAGCTCTGGGCTGTAAGAAGATTAGAATTTGATATAACATCACTAGTAGTTATCACAGAATATGGACTTGGTGCATAATTTATTGTATAGGGCATATCGGTTGTCAAGTGAGGGGGAACAAGATTAGTTATTGGCCATCGAGTGCAAGATTCCGCATAGCCAAGTATAGCGTAATATTTAGATTGCAGATAATCTAAGAATGGACAATTTGCTTTTCTTTCAAAGATAACGAAGTCCATCTTTCCATAGGGCGAACACATAAAATCGCTATCTGAGTTGATTTTCAAATAAATATCTGTTGTGCCGGAGAGATCTCTCCAACTCCACATCATTCTCCAATCATCATATGAAATTTTATTAAACTTTTTCTTACGAACTGCAGCGGCAAATTCGTTTAATTCTTTCTCCCACTCTTCGGGCGTCCATATAACCAAGTAGCCTCACATCTCCTTTCTTTATAAATATTATATCATAATTTTTTATTTTTGTCAATTAAGAGGACTAAGCCAGAAGTCTTTATTGCAATCGCTGCAAGTTTCATACTGATCACATTTAGTATCTTTCAAAGATGGTTCAATTATACAAGCATTAATACCAGGGCATCCATTTTTGCTACATGACATATTGGGAAATAACGACAAAATGGTACTCTTTCGAGTAGGATGATTATGATTAGTCCAATTCTGTATTACTCGTTCGACTTGAGAAAAATCAGGATTGGTAGAGTGCCAACATGAAAGTCCTCCAGGCAAAGCTTCACATTTTTCACATCCATTATTACTACATTTTTGGCACATTTCTACCGCATATTTAAAAAACTGTTCAGTTGTCATTTTGCTCCTCCTCTGAAACAATAGGAAGCGTCATGTAGCAGTTAGGACAAACTAGCTGCTTTGTTATAGCATCCCAGATAAGATTCTGCGGCGATGGGGTAGGCTGGCCGCATATTTCACATTTCCAGGCTATAGCAGAAAAGAACTTACAAATGTCATGTGACTCTGGAAATTCATTCTGGATAGCAACATCGCATAGCTTCTCTTTATAGAAGCCGCAATCACCGCAAGTTCTTTTCACTTGTTTGCCTCCCAGTGTTCTTTAATGCGAGTGAAGACTTCATCTGCATTAAGATAACCCTCCACACTGTCATCGTTGTGAGTAAGCCCCATGATTTCAATAAGACCAGTCTGATGGCCATAGCTACCCCAATGACAAATTGCATCACAAACTGGGTCTGTGTCATTAGGATACCATACTTGCGGGCGACCATGACATTCTGTAACTGTAAAGGGAATATTTGTGGTTGCAAGCATAGTAATAAGCTTATTTATATGGGTGATCTCAGGGATACCACCATGCATGGCTTCAAGTTCAGCGTTTGAATACATAATTTACTCCTTTCTTCCAATAAAATGTTAAATCGAGCCATAGGGCTTGATACCATTTTAATTTAGTGCCCCAGAAAATTTTAACTATTTTTGATGGGCGAGCTTTGAAAATCGCAGAGAATGTTGCCGGAGGTTGAATGTTCATAGTATAATTGGTATCATTCTCTACTACATAAGTTGGTTCATTATCGAATGAAATACGGATGGGTTTGGTATCTTCGTCTAGGAGAATCCAAGCCACTTCTTTGTTATCAGTTCCCATTTAACTCTCCTGAATTGAATATACATCATTCAAATCAATATCAAATGAATAGACATTATCATTTGTAGTAGTCACAGTGACATGACTAATTCCTTCTTGGTCTTTAGGAGTGTAATAAATTAGTGAGATATTTGCTCTTACAAACGCCCAACAATTTCCATGTATATCTTTAAACTGAGTCATAGGTTAATTCCTTTCATTGATTGTAGTAAAATAGGGACACTTACCACCCTTTGCCATTGGACAAGTTTCAGAATGACTTAGACCCCAACTACAAAACCAAATTGTGCGGTCGTTCCAAGGCATATCAGTGGGATTAGAATAAGGACAATCTTCTACCTGAGTGGGCATTTCATCAACAAGGATTTTCATATTTTTCTCCTTACTTTTATCTTAATTATATTATAACATAATTTTTCCAAAAATGCAAAAAGAGCGAGAGTTTAGACTCCCGCTCATCTCGCATCATAAATCATTAACTCTCCGTCGTTCTGAAACAAGGGTGAAATGCCATCCTCAGTGAATAGATACAATACGCCAGTTTCTCTGTCTGCGGCAACCACCGATCGGTGCCCGCAAGCCATTCCCCTATCTACCTCGATAAACCTCTCCCTGTCCGCAGGAAAGAAAAGATGGGTAGAAGGATGCTCTAACGTAATTACAACTTTCCCCAGTACACCGACGAGGAGAAATGCTACCACGCAGCAACACAGTCGCCGCAAGAAATCTTTAAAAGCCTTCTCTGTCAACACGTCGCATTGCCTCCTTCTTCATTTCCTCAAAATCTCGCACAGAGAAATAGTTAACCGTAGAAAATCGACACGCTGTGCCATCACGATAAGCCTGCATCAGCTTGCGGATAACCTCTTCTCTTTCCTCTTGCTCTTGTGCATATCCCAAAAACAGGTTATCCATTACAGTGCCTCCTTTTCTACTACAGGATAATCGTTAAGATCTGCAATGATGCGATCAGCGGTTGACTTACTGACGAACATATCCGTCTCATAGAACTCAGTTACAGTGATACTCTCAATTGCCTGAGAGTCCTCGTCAAAAAGCTGCTCCATAGCTTTATTTATGGCATCACAATAAGAGGCCGCAGAAAGAAACAGCCGATAGGTTTCACGAGTATTATCTTCGATAACATTGATAATAAGATAATAAGTATTCATGGTTTACTCCTTTACTTCAATTACATTAAGAGCGCAAATGTCTGCAACCCATTCCTCGTGCAGAAACTCGTCAACAAGAGATTCAGTTTCCTGCGGGTCCCAATTCTCTTCTTCGCAAATCTGACGGATATATTCCACACCGCAATTCAGCGCATCAGCTCGCCGCATAAAGTAATCACGATCTCCGTCGTCAACATAATAAATAGCATAAATCTGCATTAGTCTACCTCCACTCCATCATATGCAAAGTCACTGTTGTAGCAAGTGAGCAAATCTTCAAATGCCTGCGGTGTCTCATCGGGGATGATACCTCGTAGTCTATAATAAGCATCATACTCTTTATCTTCAACCATGAGATCACATCCATATAGTGTACGTACCTCATAGTTTTCAAAATGCTGACCGCACATTTTATTTAGGAAGATTGTGAGATTGGGATAAGTCATGATTTCTTCTTTTGTTTCATCAAAAGCAAAAACATCATAACCATAGTCATATTTGAGCACCAATGTTTTCATGTTAATCCTCCATCATTTCCTTGGTAACATACATAATCTTGCGGCCACCCTCATATGCTTCCCAACGATCCCACCAGTAGTCAATTACTTCCTCTTGCTCTGCGTCGTCAGCGAACATCTCCCGCAAGATAAGTTCACCCATGCGGAGTGCGTTATTAAGATTGCGGTAGTAATGAGTGCTACCCTCCATCCAGAGTTGATAAAATTCCATAAACTTACCTCTCTTTCTATACTTATATTATATCAAAAATTTTAACAAATGTCAAAGAGTAAGATAAGTGCGGGTTGCGGTGTCCCATACCTGCGTTGGTGTCATTGCGGCTGCAAGACACCAGAATTTATGTCCCTGTTCTGCGGCTGCTCGATTAGGGTAAACCGCAGGAATCGCCATATGGTCGGGATTAATCCAAATTGCGGTTTCGTAGTTCTCACCCTCAAAACAAGTGTCAATGGTGTATTTGCCTACTATTGTATGACCGACGCCGTCGAGTTGTTGTAATGTGTCCAATGCTGCGATAAGTGTATCCATACCTTCAATTTTACAGTATTTATTGACAAACTTTTCATAGCCTAATTCTGCGGCTTCTGCATCGAGAGTTTCAGTAGGAATGTTATCCCACTTGGGAAGAATACGTGCATATTCCCATTCAGGAGAGGTGGTCTCGTAATCATCGTCTTCGTCATAGTCATAGACATCATCGTTCGCAAATAAGTGAGAGTAAGAGTCAATTACCTCGTATGCCATAGTTTCACCGATGGTATTGGCTTCGTCAAGAGAGTTTACCTCAGTGACACAAATGTTATAAATACCATGCGAACCGCAATAGGTGCTCTCATAGGCATAAATTACAAATCTCATACGATTTCCTCCTTCTTAATAGCTTGCTCAATGGCATCATCTTCATTGTAACCATAGCTATCCTCAATAGTGAGAGTGCGTTCAGTGACAATGTCAAGCTGCTGATCAGTGAGGCTGGGATAATTGTCCTGAATATACTCACGAGTAGCGAAGAAGCGATAAAGATTGTGAGCAAAAGCAAGATCACTCATAGTCAGATTAACTTGAGTACCATCCTGAGTGGTCATAGTATAAATATATTTCATAGTTAGTTCCTCTCTTTCATTTCTATAATTATTATAACATAAAAATATAAAAAAAACAAGGGTGAGGAAATCACCCTTGAAAATATTATAAGCCAAGTTTTGCCATTAGTTCCTGAACCTTGCGGCGGTCCTCTTCACTGATTTGCGGCGGGGCTACCTCACTAGGGGCAGGAATAGGCTCTGCCGCAGGTGTAGTAGAAGAGCTCCCCGACCAATCCAGGGTAGCAGCTTCCCGCACAGGGATTTTCGCGCAAGACAAGACAACTTTGATTTCTACTGTTTCCCCTTGTTCTGTTAGAGGAATACGAATTTCTTTATCATTGTTGTAGAGAAAAGCGTTTGGGAAGATTTCGAGAATTTTCTTAGTTACGAGGGATTTGCTTTCGGCACCCTTAGCAGCCATTGGGTTTCATCCTTTCCATTTGTTTAGTAATATCCTTAATGCGGTCGCAATAGGCGCAGCCGTAAGAAGGGCTTTCGCACACTTGTTTACAGTTAAGACGCCGCACCGCAAAATCAGTAGGAAGAAGTTGATTGGTAACAGATTCTGCGGGCTGGAGAGAAGGGAATAGAGACTTAAGAGGTCCGCAGAAGGAAGAGTGTGCATAATACTGTAGGTTGAAGGGATTTACGCACAGTGCGTCAAAGATACCCTCATACCGGTAGGCATCCTCTGGCCGCACAAACCAAGAGGAAAGAAAATAGGAGGTTGGGTCTGCGGTGGCGAATAGGAGGGTATCAGGGAAGATAGCCTTCCATTGCCGCAAGTCTTCTGTTGAGAAGGTAAGTGGTGCCTCAAAGCGAACTGTGGCGACCCCTTTGCGGGCGTAGCGATTGGCTTGTTCCCAAGTAGTTGCAGCTTCAAAGAACATAAAGCGAAAGCTCGTTAATTCATTTGAGTAATAACCTTCGGGAACTTGGATAATAAAATTATCTAAGTCGAGATTTCGTATGCTATTAAAGTCGGGTTCTTGGAAACACATAATAATGTAAGTTTTATCTCGACCAAATAGGTTGATTGCGGTTGCGGTCTCTTCCTCGGAAACGCAGATGTAAGTCGCATGATTCTTGACGTCTCTGAGATGATCTTTGCGGATGTCGGTGAGGTAAGGCACGAAGGCAATATAGTCCATAGTGATTCCTTTCTAGAGAAAAAGCGGAGTCCGAAGACCCCGCTTAATCTTTAATTACGCACGAGCGTACATGGTCTTCTCAGAGGACTTACCCTCGTCGTTCTTGTAACGCTTCTTGGACTTCACCGCACGCTCAGCCTTAACCAGCTTGGTCAGCTTGGGGATCAGCTTGCTCTTGGGCATATCCAGACCCAGCTTATCTAGAATCTCTTCAGCGGACATAGGCTCATCGGTCAGAGCCTCATACACGGCCTCAGTGATCTCGTCAGACTCCGCAGCCTTAGCCTCACGACGCTTCTTGTCAGCAGCAGCGCGCTTATCCATAGAGGCGATCTCCTTCTCGGCAAAGGTCTTAATATCCTCCGCAGCCAGAGTGCACTCACCAGTCTCAGCCAGAGTAATCAGACCCTCCAGAACCTCGCGCTTAGTAACAGTCTTTTCCATTTGTAGTAATCTCCTTTTAATCAAATTATTTGGTGAGAAGTCATCTCTCACTTTCTGTATATATTATATCAAAATTTTTTTGAAAAGTCAATGCCGATTCTCTTCTCTGGATAGTTCATCGCAATAGAAGCAGATGTAATCATCAAGAGACTTATCAAACAAGAGAGAATCAAGGTCTTTTATCTCTCCACAACATGAACATATCTTGCGGTGGCTGCATGACGAGCATAGAACCTCGCTTTCATATCCAAAGTCTGGAATGGAGAGCTCCAACGGGGCGCCGCATGAAAGACAATATGTGGGGCCGGAGTAATTTATTTCGTATGGAGAAGAAGGAATGGATTTGCCGATTAGGTAATAACCACCAAGGTAAGTATCATTGTACATTCGATTAGTGGTTAGAGTAAGAGTTCCACCAGAAACCGCAAAGGCTGAGGTTTTGGAATAACAGAGTTGTGGATCGTAATCCCAGTCTAAAGATCGCTTAGCTGCGGCCGCAACAAGAGAAAGAACTTGGGAGGTTACTTGCGGCGCTGTGTAAGGATATCCCCGCAAAGCGACTATCGCATAGGGTGTAAGAAGGATTATTTGTCTCCAATATTTGCGGTGATTGCTTTCTACTGTTGCGAGTATGGTATATGGAGATGTCATCATTTCAAGGCATCCTGCGCGATAGTCTCCTCTGTGGGAAGTCATTGCGAGACATGAAGTCCAGTTAGAGGTATCTTCTGAGAGAGAGAGAAAATCCTCTGGGCAAGTAGAGAGACGGAGAGTCCCCTTGAGGATGCGATTTGATGATACTTGAGATTGCGCTAGACAGATTTCCTTAACAAGTGAAAGGTTACAGGTGGAGCCGCAAAGAGTAAGGAATTGGTTTGTGAATTTGAAGAACTTGCGGCGACCGTCTAGCTTCAGGGTGTGGGAGTCCTTGAAATGAAGAGTTCCGATGACTGGGATGAGGTTATTATAGATTGTTTCTTCTGAAAGAATTTGGGGAATAGAACGACGAAACCAGTCTGCGGATTCAGGTGTAAGATAGGTAGCCGCCAAGGAAGACATGGTTCGCTGCAATAAGAAAATATTACATTCTTGTGTACGGTGAAAATGATCTAGGGAAGTTTCTGCGGCGAGGGGTATAGAGATTGGTGTCTCATATACCCCGTCTGGAAAGAGATTAGCTAGATTGGAACGCGCTAGGCTGGCTTGCCGCACATACTCTTCATCGGAAATGGGATTGCGGTTGAAGGATTCGCGAGATAGGACGCGAGAACGAATTTCAGAGAAGGACATAAAATTCCTTTCTATTGATTGGACTTTTGGGCGAGCACCTTCGCTCACTGCAGAAGAGTAGAGAGAAGTGTGTTGATGGGATTTTTGTCGTTGGGATTAGAAAGAAGGGAATGAAGTTCACTAATAGAGATAAAGAAGGTTTTAGTCTCGGAACGAAGGGTGGTGTAAAGCTCATCGTCGTGAGAGAGGTCCGCAAGATTACTGCACTCGGGGATTTGTGCGATAATATAGGGGAAGATGATGTTGTCGAAGAAAGAGTCCCAAGGGAGAGACATACAATCAAGGCCGCAAGTAGCAGCTTTCTTTTCTTCTTCGTAGAGTTCGTTGAGAGTAGTATCCATTGCGGCGTCGAAGTCCTCCACGGAGAGTCCGGAATCATGGAACGCGGCGCGGATGGCATCCCGCAGGTTAGAATTAGTCATAAGGTTTTAACTTCCTTTCTTACTTTTGTTAATTATATTATAACATTTTTTTTATCAAATGTCAAAGGGGAGAAGTTTGCTGGCGAAGGTACGAAGCATCGAGCAATTTAGAATTTAGTTGAATTAATAAAATCTCCTACCTACTATTAATAAATTTTCCTACTTACTAGAGTTGTTAATTTAACAACTTAAGAAGAGAAAGACTGTCGCAAGGTTGTAGTTTTAACAACTTGAGTTGTTATTTTGACAACTTTATTTAAATTGGAGACAGTTGTTAATTTAACAACTTGAGTTGTTAAAATAACAATTTTATTGAATTAGGCTTGCGAGGGTAGGTTGTAGTTTTAACAACTTTTTAGATTGAATTGTTATTTTAACAACCTTTGAGTTGTTAAAACTACATTATTAACAAGAGAATAAGAAACAAGAGAACTGCCGGTTTACTACTTATTTCAAATTCGTTTTTCGCCCTTCGGGCTCAAACTTATTTTCAATAAGTAGTAAACCTAGGACAAACGACTCAAAGACCCATCTCCGCGATCTTAGCTGAAGTAGTTTTTTGAAAAAGGGTATCAAGATGGACAGTAATGGTTTTATCTGTAAGAGAATAGGTAATCCAGCCCTTGTTTTCTAATTCTTTTCTAGTACGAGAGAGATTACCTTTATCAGTAATACCAGTTCTTGCGCCTAGATCACTACAAACCCAACCATCAGAATTACCAAGATAGTAGAGCATTAGCGCAAGTTGATTTTTGGTAGAATTTTTAATTATATAAGAGAGTATATCTGGGTTATAGACCCAGCGTGTTTTGGCTTCTTGGAGATGTTTAGATCCTTCTAAAACAATAGAAGGAGCAAGGAATTTATTTTCACCCATAGCCGCACCTCACGCATTCTTATACTTGTCTATTGCTTCTTGAATACCAGGTTGGTTGAGGAAGTAGTAGACTTTAAAGCGAGGATTATTGCGGTTAGGGGCTGTGTTAATTATTACATAACCAAGCTGGCAGAGTTTAGCTGCTAACTTAGTGCTGTAGACAGTGATTGAGTTTTTCATAGTAGAATCTCCTTTGAGTTATAGTTGAATTATAGTAGATTAGGGTGGGGAGGGTTGATGTAATTAAATATGCTATGTTTTGTGAGATTTGAGAAGTTGTGGTGGCCCGATCGTATAAACTGGACCACCACCACTCTTAATCCCAAATACGACCCATTTCTAAATAGTTTTTCTCAATTCTCTTTGCTCCTTCAGAAAAAATCAAAAGAAGTGAGAAAAAGTGATTAAATTGTCAAAGTACAAACGGACTTGTCTCTGGCCGCAAGTCCTTAATAGTAATTTCATTTTGAACGGTATAGGGAATTCTGATTAACTCATAGCCATTCTTTTCACACCATTGGTTCTTTTCTTCATCTCTTGCTTGACGTTCTTTAAAACCAGCTTCACCGCCCCATTGCTTAACGGGTTTAAAATGTTGCTCTCCATCATATTCTATGAAGTAAATTACTCCATTATCCTTGTATACTAAGAAATCAAATCTATGCACCCGTCCATTTATGACTTCTGTATGCTCTTGTTTAAATGGGATATTATTGAAATATAAGAGGTCTCTAATCCGGTCTTATCCCTTAGATATGGAGATAGGACCAGTAGCTTGTTTAGTAGGAGTAGACTTTTTCTTTTTCGGGGTTTTATGTAAACCATTTGGAACATTGTGATAGGGGTTCTTACATTTTGAAATTTCAAGATAGAATTTTTCTATAGGCAACCGATCGGTTTGGTCTGAAAAATTAATTTCTTTAATTTCAAACTCAATATATCCTTTTTTAGCTAAACTATCAAGCTCTTGTTTGATTAGATTAATTGTTTCCTCGTTACAATCAAACTTTGTAAAACCGCGGTCTTTAAGAATATGAATGAGCAGAATTACTTGCGTTAATCCAGGCTCTATTTCAGGGATGCGGCAAGTAGGAGGTAGATAACCCAGTTTATTGTACATTTGCTGGTTTAACTGATCCATAGCTTTTAATGTATCATCCATTTGAGGGTTATCTAACTCAGCAAAAGAGAATAAATCTTGAAGCCAGTTGCTATATGGTGGATAGGCAATATCATAGAGGACATCCATAAAAATATAATCCACAATCATTTCATCTAGGTCGTCCATTACATGACGAAGCCCTCCAGCTGCACTGGCTTGTCGGACCTAACTTATCCTAGTAAATTCTTTGTGGTCATTTAATAGATGCTTAATAAAAAGCTAAATGTCTTTAAAGTCTTTTTCATTATTGTTTAGTTGACATAGAAAAGTAATGTTTTCCAAGTTGTCTTGCAAAAATTCTAATGCTGTCATAATTTTTCTTTTCCTTGGCCGTTTCAAAGAGCGCTTATAAGTCTGTTAATAGTTGCTTCACTTGATCAACGTAGCTCTGGATCTTGCGCATGCTTTCTTCATTTAGGTTTTGACCATTCTTATACCATCGTGATAGCGTGGTACTTGCGATGCCAATGTTGCTCGCTAAGACTGCGTTTGTCATACCTAAACTAAGGATCTTGCTGATTTGCTCTTTGAGTTCCATGAAGGAAATTCCTCACTTTCTTAAAATTATTTTGACCGTTCTATAGTAAAACTGTTTTATTTCTGTAGTACATGCAGGCACCATAGAGTAAATAAAAAACAAGCCTCAGAACGGCCAAGTAAAGGAGGCTTGTTTTTCATAGAGCATTTATCTCTCTACTATATTTGAAAAATCAACTATATGGATTAAATACTTTTGTCCTAAGTAGCAAAATTTTCTGCGGCACCGATCGGTGGGTCGGCCACCTTTCTATTTATAATTTTATTATAACATAAATTTCCTTAAAAGTCCAATACCCGATCTATCACCGATCGGCTCTTCCGCAGGTTCTCAAAATTCTCTTCCCCTTAAGAAAATACATAAGCAATTTTCCTTGATTTTTAAGCCCTATGATTCCAGAAATGCGAAAAATGAATATCAGGTCATTAAGGAATATTTTTTTATTGAAAGATGCGGCACCGATCGGTTGGCAAAGCTGTTATGTAAAGGCAGAGGTTATGAAATCTGCGGTTGCGTTATAGGACGCCGCACGTTAAATATCAAGGTCGCTATGTCCAGGAAATTTTTCGCTATGGTGGGTTGGAGAAGAAAATTCGGGGTTTGCCTACGCAAACGGCCCGTCCAGTTTTCTTAAAGTCTCTCTTTAAGTAAACGAGGAAATTACATAAGCAATTTTCTTTCTTTTGTTAGTCTCGTTGCTAACTTTTATTTCCAACCCACCTCTTGTTCATTTTAAGAAAATCTTCTTAATTTTCTGTTTCCTCACGAGGAGGCGCGGCGTGCGGGCAAGCCATACATAAATACATCACACCATCTACATAAGTAGAGAAAAACTCTACCTTGTCGCCCGGTTCGATAGCAAATTTATCCCTTAGCTTAGAGGGGATAACAATGCGACCTAGGGCGTCCACTTTACGATTAGCATTCAGGTTGATCATGCTGGTAAAAATTTCTGGTAGGGTAGGCTACTGGCCGGAAAAACGACTCTAATCGTAAGAGTCGGCTCTTTGCTCCCCACTCGCAAGGCATCTTGCCACAAAGTTCACGCATGGGGCAGTCTTCGCAGGAATTTTGCAAGAAACAAGTGTTGGCAATCAAAATAAGAGCACGCAGTAGCTCTAATTCCATGAGAAATTTTCTCCTTTCTCTAGTTTCTAATAAAATTATACCAAAAATTTTAGGAAAAGTCAAATACGAGCGGTTTTTCTAGATTTTTTCGCAAAATTCCCCACCCCTAGATTAGTCTAGAAACTCGGCTTGGTTCGCCAGAAGCGAGCCGCCCAAAAGAGGGCGGCTCATTTTTTTCACTCGATAACAATTTTTGCATCAACCCGGAAAACGGGGGTGGCACCATTGTTGATTTCGTACAGCTTACCGGAAGTCAAAGAAAAGGCACTTCCACTCTCGCATCTGAAATATAAATCTTCTTGATACCAAAAGCATTCTCCTGCCATAATTTCATGATAAGCGGTGGGGATACCCATTTTATGTTCAATCGTCATAGTTCCACCTCATAAACCTTTCTGATTTTGATATTCACTGTGCGGGGCTTGCGGTTGCCGCAATTAAAGCGGTCATTTCGCACAAACTCGCCCACGCCATTTTCTTGCCACTCCCTGCGGTTTCTGTCCTCATACCGCAAGGTATTGTATTTAGACAGCCGCACGGAAAAATCATACTCAAAATTTGCGGTTGCGGGTAAACGATATTCTTTCGCCTTGCGGTAGTGTCTTGTGTGCTCTGTGGCACGCCGCCGCAAGTCATTAGTTGTACCTATTTTGAGAATGTAATTCCCGTCCGTATCAATGTAGTGCCCTACATAGAGAAATTCTTTTTCCACTTGCTTCTCCCAGCGGGGGACGGGGCAACGTAAGTTACCCCTTTTTTACCCGCTTTTCCGTCAGTGTTACCTCATAGGTTTTGCCGCCATAGTCAAATCTGACTTGCCGCTCGGGATTGACAATCTCAAAATTATCATACCCACATACCGCCCGCCGCAATACTTCCATGAGTTCCCGCTTGTTTGCGTTCTGCTTCTTTTCTCTTGTTTCCAGGTTGTACACCGTGGGCTTTTTCGTACCTACTCCGCGATATTTCTTGCTTGCGGCGGCCTGCTCTTTACTCTGCGGAAATGGGTCCCCGCCTGCGTCTATAATGCGGTCGCACCGGATTACGTCTTTAGCTTCTTCCTCGGTACAATCCAGCTTTTTCATAAGAAATGCAATACGTTCGTTGGTGGTCATGCAATCACCCTTTCTATTGTTTGGGAAATGGGGCGGGTTTCCCCGCCCCGGCGGGTTTACTTGCTCACTTTGTAGGGCTTGATACCCTCGATGGTATCAAACGTACCCACGGCCATGAATACGGTCTTACCCTTGAGCGTACCCTTTTCCGCGTTGCCCTCATTCACAAGGTTGTTGCAAATGCGGCTGGCGTACTGGCTCTGCTTATCAGCGGGGAACAGACCCTCGGCCATAAGGTCAGAACAAGTGAAACACTTGCCCTTATGCGCTTCCAGAAATGCCTGCACGCTCTCCATAGAGACGGCGGCGGCTTCCTGCGTGGCGGTGGGCTTCTTGTTGATGTTCTTGCGGTTCAGCAGGTCAATCTGATGAGTAGCCCACTCCCGCATCTCACCGGCGGTCATGCCGCTGGGCAGGGTCATAATGTCAACATTGGACAGGATAGCGTTGAAAAAGTCGCGGTTAAAATTCTTGGTAGCCATAGTATCAATTCCTTTCTGCGGTTATAGTGTCGCACACTTGATTTTTGTTGTCCTTTAGGAACATCTATATACTAACATATTTTCTTGAATTTGTCAAGAGGTTTTTCAAGAAAATATGAAATTTTTTAAGGTACACAAGAGGCGGTGGGCTTTTGTTCTCTCCCTCACTTCTTGATTAGATTTTACCATACGAATAGAAAAAATGCAAGTGTCAAACTGCACTAATTTTAGGAGAATAGCACACAAATTTTTGTGCAAGTTGCTTGTGAAAAATTTAACGCTTCGTGGGTACAAAAACAAAACTCGGCTCCTTGCGTCCCACAAGGAGCCGCCCAAGTTTCCTTGGACGGCTTTTTCTTAGTATTCAAGAACCGGGATTTCTTCTCCGTCTGCGGTTTCAATGGCCGCATACTCAAAATCTTCCACAAAGGCATAACCATAGTATTCGCCAATGTAGTTTTCCAAAGCGGCGTAATCATCCCTGTCCGGAGCAACTGCGGTTTGCGGTCGTTTGTTCCAGTTTGCCTTGCAGTTGTCAAAAATGATATTTGTCAGCATTTCGTCCGGGACCTCTACCGGAACAATCTCAATCTTAGGAACGTGCAAATTAACTTTCATGATTTTAATCTATCCTTTCTAAATAGTCTTTAAGAAAGAAACAGCCACTTGCGGCTCTCGCAGCTTTCATCATATCTACACGGGACTGAATTTCCTCTGTAGAGAATTTCCATATCATTTCATCAATAGTATATGAATGAATATGCGTATGACGAATGAGCCAACAGATAAAATGGTTTTTCAAATAATCCAAAATATCCCTCATATCTTCCCTTTCTTGCGGAGGGGCTTTCGCCCCTCACCGCATAGGGTCATTTCTGACCACGCTCATAATCTGTTTTTGCAATTCTGTAGGAACAGGAAATTCTTTGCTATTCTCAAACAGCAGTTTCCGCATGGGCTTTTTCTGTCGGAAGCAATAGGCAAGAATTTCCTTTTCAATCATCACGTCAGCAAGGCCAGTGTGTTCTTCCTCGAAGTCATGGTTGCCGCTGATAAACTGATACAGAATTTCTGCGGTTTTGCGATACTGCCCGTTTTTGGTCTTGTAGCCGTTTTCCTCGCAGAACTTGCGATACGTCGGCATAGGGACAATTACATCCTGGCTCATTTTGAGGGTATCCCAGATTTCCGTCCCATAGGGGAACCAGTATCGCCACTTTGACTTTGTGCAATATCGCTGTGTACCATTACAGGCGTTAAGGTCAAAACGGGCATTGTGCGCGCATACTGTTTTGATATTGTATCGTTCCATGGTATCCAGCATAGCCGCCCGGATTTCGCGCAAATCTGCCATGGTGCGATAGCCTTGCCGCAAGTCCTCAATATACATAGGAATTTTATTTGCATAGTATGCGCTCTGCATAAGGTCGCGTTCATATACGAATACGTCACGATTGACGAAGCTGGCGCACTCGTATACATTTCCAGATTTGTCAATTACTGCCCAGCCTATATCATAGACCAAAACATTAGACATATCAAGTCCTGTTTCTGTGGGAATGGTGTTGGCAGTTTCGGTGTCAAGCATTAAAATATAATGCCGCCGTTTGTCGATTGCCATTTTATCAATTCCTTTCTCTTGTTTTGCGGTGGGGTTTTACCCTCACCTCTTGATTAGAGTATATCAGATAGAGCAGGAAAAAGCAAGTGGCAAAATGTACAAATTTTAGGAAATTGTAAGGCATGAATTTGTGCAATTTGCTTGTGAAAAATTTAACGGTTAGTACACAGAAATTAAAAACTCGGCTCATTGCGTCGCCAATGAGCCGCCCAAAAGAAGGGCGACCCATTGACAAAAGAAAGGAGTATCTCGTCCGTGGGGTGGAACTGTTAGGCACAATTCCCCAGAAGCCAGATTGTAAGCAAAATTGCGGCGATAATATAGAAGCAAGTACCAGCAAGAAAATGCCAGTCGCGAGTATCGCACCATGTCTTCCATCCCACGATTGCGGCGGCAATACAATACAGTAATGCGGCGATTATACAAATAATAGCAATAAAAATCATAGGTTTACTCCCCTTGATATTGAATTAAACAGTAGGGAATATCTCCTGTTTTGTATTCAATATAACAAACAGGATAATTAAGCCATGGTTCGCTTTCTTCCCTAACTTCTTTAATGTGTTTATAGTCAGTAAATCTGCACTCCAGACCATTTTTCATTTGCAAGCCATAGACGGTATCAGCCTCTGCCATTTCTTCAAAATGTTTCAGCCATTCTCTTACAGCTTTCATAGTTTTACTCCTTTCCATGCGGGGAGGTTAGACCTCCCGCGCTTTCAACAGGGCTTTCAAAATCTCAATAAGATTATCTTCGCCAAATGCAACCCCTCGCCAGTCAATGCGATTGCGGCTTTCATCATCGAATAACACACCATCGGGATTTTTGACTACTTCATACTTGGGCGTACCATAGGGGACAATATAAATTTCGTCCCACTCTACGCTGGGCAAGTGCCGCCGCAGATACTCCATTTTTGCATCTACCACCTGCTTATGAAAGTCCTCACTTCCGCTCTTGGAGGTCCAGCTTACAATGCCGACAGCTACGCCACAAGCCTGTAACTTATGCAAATATCTTGCAAGCAAAGAGAAATTGACCAATGGGGCGGCTACCTCGTATGGGGTGGTATCTTCTGCTTGCAGATACTCAAGCCAGCCCGGAACGCCGTAAAAGTTAGCAATCGTACCGTCCATATCCAGATAAACCGCGGGGATAACAGAGAGATTAAACATTTTCGTGTACTCCTTTCCTTTACTGTATCTGTATTGTACCAAATTTTAGGAGATTTGTCCATAGTTAAAATGCACAAAATTTTAGAGAAATTTTTGGTGGTTTTGTGTGATAAATAGAAACTCGGCTCTTTGCGCCCACAAAGAGCCGCCCAGCTTATTTGCTGGGCGACTTAGTTAGTCTTCTTCTTCCTCTATTTCAATCCATGCGGTGTCAAGAGTAAATCTTTCTGTATACTTCCAGCGTTGTCCGCAAGAGCAACATCTACACCAATGGTCTACCCAAATGATATCACCGTCTTGTTCTATGTTGCCATCGTCACAGTAATAGTTATCTTCTCCACACTTAGGACACTTGTTTTCCATTTTGATTTTCTCCTTTCAGCTCAGTTTTTCAAACATACTCCATAGCGTATCTTTATCAATAGATGTTTCATTCACCATGTTTTGGATTTGTTCTTCGGTGGGTAAATATTTATCCGTAGTAAAGCCAAATACTCTGTCGCAAGCCATATATGCTTCGTATTCATCTTTATTCAACCGGCCACGCAACCACCAGTCCCAGCGAATAAGGCGGATAATTGCCCATGCGCACCCGCCCATGACAATTAGAGCCAATATAGCAAGAGCCGCATACCGCACTAATTCAAACTTGACCCCACCATAGCACAACAGAGCAACGCCGCACAGAATGAGGAAATTGCGCCCATACCTTTTGAGAGTTTGCTTCTGAAAATCAGACATTTTCTCTACTCCTTAACACATTATCGCAAAATTCATTAGAGAACTCCTCGGCGAAATCATCATCATAGGCGCGGTTGGCGATGACTTCCATAACCGTCTCGATGCCATGCATAAAGTAGGGATTGCCATTGATGGCATCATAGTGACCTTGGAACATAGGGCATTCGCGCAGGTCATTGAAAACCATCTGATACGCTTGTTTCAACTCCATTTTGCTTACCTCCTTGTTTCATTGTACTCATTACTAGTTGTTGTCAATAAAAAATGCGGGACTTCTCTCACATTTTTTTATTTATTTTCTAACCGCATTTTATCAGACCCGATAAGCGCAGCCAACAGGTTTGAGGTATCACGGACTTGGCCCATAGAATACTCTTCACCGATGTTGGAAATAGCGTATTCTTGTTCGTAGTCATACATCAAATCAAACAGGTGAGAAATGACCTCGCGGGCGTCCTGGAGTTTGTCCTTTTCCTCTTGGGTAAGTTGAACCTGAACGTTTGCGGTAATGATATTCATTTGTTTTACCTCCTTTTAATTACAGATTTCCACCTTTTCAGTAGGGGCAAGCATCTGAAGCACATTAGATGCAAGGGCAATTTCCTGTCTGTCATAGTCATTCCCACAAGTATCGCCCACATACTCGCAGTTATTATCGGCGATGATTTCATACAAGTCATTCAGAATGGTATAGGCGTCGCACAGAGTTTTCCGTTCCTCCTCTGTCAGCTTGACATAGATGGGAGCTTTAATAATTTCCATTTTGTTTACCTCTTTAGTGTTTATTTATATTTTCTTTCACTTGATTTTCAGAATTTCCTTGCCCAGCTTGCCGGAATTGAATACACGGCGAATGCTCACGATGTTGGCTTTCCGTAAAGTTCTTCTTGCGATATTATGAGCTTCGTTGCCCGTGCGGGCTATGATAGGAAATGCTTGCCCCTCCGCATCAATGCAAATGTAGGTATTAGCGATAGAACGTTTCATATTGTTTTCTCCTTAATACACTTACCTCTTTTGTAACTACATTCTAACAGATTTTAGGAAGTCTGTCAACCGTCAAATTGCACAAAATTTGTGGTGATTTTTTGGCATCCCATACAATAAAACAAAACTCGGCGCGTTTTGCCTGAAAATGCGCCGCCCAAGGTTTTATCCAAGGGCGGCTTGCGGTTATTTAACCAAATCTTCCATTTCATCCTTAATAGCAAGGAATTCGTTGTATTTATTTTCAACGTCCTGGAGAGACTCCCAACACACTCCATTATCATCCTGATAGACAAAGAGAGCCGGGTAGGAGACTGTTTCTTGCGCATCTTCTGCGGGAAAGCCGTAACCATATTCATGGAAAAGTTCTTCCAACTGGTTTGCGGCTTCCTGGTTTGCAATGTAAATAAAATAAGCCCTGTCGATAGCTATTTCCCAGTTGTCAAGAGGGAGGACTTTCCTGCTACCATTCATCATAACCACAGACTTTTCCAGTCCTGCGGTTTTGTGCTCCATTTCGTGCTTGCGGCAATCATCCTCGTCATCGAAGTCCTTGCCGCAAACGTCACAGCGATAGGTATGAATTTCAGTCATGGTCAATTTCCTTTCTTTTGTTTGTTTTGTTCATTTTGGTATCCTTTTTCCATATATTTTTTAACAAGCCGCAACACCGCTTGATTGTGAACGCCGTCCGGGTAAAAGTCTTTGACTTGCGTGGGGTCGGCTATCCACATGGTCAAAATACATTCTTCACGCGGGTCTGTCACAATAACTACCCCGGTATCAGTTAAAAGCCGCATTGCTTTCCCGCGTTCGTCTACTACCAGCTTGCGGGCAATAACCTCACCAAAACCAATGGTAGTAGCAATATAAGCAATGCGGTCAGCTCTCTCGTTAAGGGCGTGATTGCTGAACCGGATGCGGAGGGGGGTCATTCCCCCACCTCCGGGAACAGTGTCTTTTCAAACGCTTCTTTGAAGTCCGCTTCCCACATAGCGTCAATTTCTGCGGAGAAAGCTTCATCATAATAGATGCCAAATGCGCTTGCGGAAGTAAATTCTACCGCACCTATGGCCTGTTGCCAAACTGTTTTTGCGGCAGTGAGGTCTTGCCCCTGCATATATGCCTTACACAGCCGCAGTTTAAGGTCAAGATATACGCGGAGTTGGGTCTTGATTTTCTCGTTCATTTTAGTTACCTCTTTCTATTATTTTGTTTCCCTCTTGGATTGTCTTTATTTTACCAGATAGAGGCAAGAAAATCAATAGGCAAATTACATAAAATTTAACTGATTTTAGGATACTTTTTGGGCAAAATGACCAGAAGTTCGATTGTGAAATTTTTCACAACTCCTGCGATTAAATTAAAATTCGGCTCGTCACCGCAGATGACGAGCCGCCCAAGATTTCTCAAGGGCGGTTCGTAGTTTTTAAGCGAGAAGGGCGTCAATTTCCTGGGCAATCTTTCTCAACTGCCCAGCGATGGCTCGATCATCTTCATAGTCATCATAATAATCTGCGGCGTTCCGAAGCGTCGTAACCAAATTGTCTCGACAGTTGGGAAGATACTTTTTGAATACTACCCCGCCGTCCTCAAGGAAAATCTCTAAAGGGTCTCCCTCTCTGATGTTGCAATTGCGGCGGATTTCTTTGGGGATGACCACCCGTCCGAGGTCATCAATGCGGCGAATAATTCCAGTTGCTTTCATAGTATTTTCTCCTTTCCAAAGGTGGGATTTATTACCCCACCGTTACCACTCAAAGCAATAATCATGAGTAGGCGTATCAACTTGAATGAGACAAACTCCCGTCTCCGGGTCTGGATAAACAAAAGCTACGGTGAACCGGAACGTATCATAAGATAAAACTTTGAGAGAAGAACCATGTTTTATGGCACATTCAAGGCTAATAGCGTTCCAAATTTGCTTTTTAGTGTGAGACGGCTTGCAGTAACAGTCAGTGAGAGAACGGCTAGGTATGCGTTCAAATATTGTCCGGAAATGATTAGCTTTTGCGCTGTCTTTCTTGAGATATTCCATAGTGAATACTCCTTTCTTTTGATGATACTATTCTAACATATCATCCACCTAAAATCAATAGGCAAATTACACAAAGTTTTGGGATAGGATTTGTGCAAAATGACGAAGCCTAAGATTGTTAAAATTTTGGCATATATGTGAATTATTTAACAAACGCGGCCCGCTTTCCACGGCGCGGGCCGCCCAAGCTAAGTTGAGCGGCCCCATTCTTATCTCAAACTCCTAAATTTCATCAGTTTACCGTCAACCATCTTATGCCAGTACAGTTTGTTCTCATATCTGATAGCCCGCAAACGGTAGGTATGTCCATCCCAGGTATCGTATATTTCATCTACAACAATTTCGCCATAGCGGCGCACGTCTTTTTCGCAGGCACCATCACAGAATGTATATCCATTAGCTTTCATTGTCATCGTCCTCCACTTCCCTATAATTTTCATTGAAGTATGCATCGATACATTCCAGGGTAGGGTCTAATGCATTATCGCCCATCCATTCCAGAATTGTACTTGCAGGATAGTTGTCAACAATCCAGCGCAAAATATCCTCTGAGTCCAGCATTTCCTCTGCGTCCTGGTAGGCTTCGTCACGAGTGTCAAACTCGTCGCCATATTGATTTTACCTCATATTATACTCCTTTCTTGAGCCTGCGGGCTGGGAAATTTCTTAGTGTAAATTTCTCCCAGCCCGCATGTTTCCTTTCTCTTGTTTAGCAGTCGCAACCAATGTAGTGATATGCATACCACATTCCCTGCCGCTTGACTAGCTTATACCATACGGTAAACATCTGCCCCGTGCAGTCATAAGGACTGTTAGCGCACTGCATTTCATAATTGTCCTCAAAGATGCGGGTCGCTTCATCAAGAGAAGTATCAAAGTAAGTTCCTATGATAGGCAAGAGCAAGATAGCAGATCCATCGCCGAAGTCTTTTACGCAACGCCCACCCTGAAAGCGTCGCATTTCTTCTAGCGCTATTTCATAGCGCAATTTATGCTTGAGTTCTGCGATAAGAGGCTGAGGGATACTAATTTCTTTTTCCAGGGCGTGGATGACCTCAAACTGCGTTCTATATTTGTTATACATAATAATCCTCTCTTTCCGCGTTTAACGAAATTTAGTTTATGTGGTTTAGAGTGGGCGGAATTTCATCCGCCGCACTCTTAGTCATGCCATTCCGGCAGTTGATACCAGCCCGCATAATCCCAGCTATTGCTGTCCATGGTATCAATGCTTGTTTCAGTTTTCTGCTGAAGTAGGTATTTTAGTCTTGCGCCATTCTCAAGCGCGTTATCCAGATAGTTGATAATAGTATCTGGTGTATCCATGTCAGGAAAATATTGCTCTGTGATGATGCCTGTATCATGGTATTCGACTATTAGACGAAAGTTCATATCATATCCTCCTCTTGTGTCAAGTCCTCAAATATTTCCCGCAAGTATGCGCCATTTCGACTGCTGGAAATGAACTGTCCATCCCAGTAAATTTCGTAACGCAAGGTTTTACCTTGTGGCGTGCGAATGGCGATAAATTCCACGCCGTTATGACTTGCTAAAAGTGCTTTTCTCATAGTATAGCCTCCATAAATCCGCATACCACAAACGTGGTAACAAGTGTAAGGATTAGAGCAACGCCCGCAAGGACGTCGTGCAATTGTTTGTCATTCATAATCTGTTCTCCCTTGCGGGACGCCTTACCTTTTCGCAAGGCGTCCCGCTGTCTGTTAGTCGTTCCAGCCGTTCAGGTCGTTGTAATAGGACTTTGCATCTTCAAACGTGCGGAACCACTTTATATCAGTGTGATTATTCCATTCACGAACGTTAAACCCATCGCCTAACGCCTTTTCGATAAGGTACTTACTCTGTTCAGATGCTTCTACCACGTCATTTTCTTCTACCCAGATAGTAGGGTTGCTAACAAAGATACCATCACAGCTAATGGTAACACTGTCTGTATCAACTTCCACATAGTCAAGTCCACCATAGAGGAAGTGAAAGCCCATATCATCATTGGCGATATAGTCGTTATTTCTCATAGCGTCACAGTCTCCGACGTGTACCATCCAGCCCCACGGTCCGCCAATAGGCTTTTGTGCGTAGCCCTGAACGTATTTGCAGTCCTGCAAGATAATAGGCATATCAGCGCCGCGCATATCGCGCAAGTCTCCGATTGTAATTTTCATAGTATCAAATCCTTTCAAATAATGTTTCATGTGAAACAATAGGTGGCACAATCCCGCTTTACTTGACGCGCTGAATGTTTCACATGAAACATTGTCGCGGCGCGTTTCCCTGTGCGGCGGTCTGGTGGTCTATTGCCTATTCAATTGACAAGGTACACGGCGCAAGCTCTGACCTCTTGACTTACCCACGCGGGAGACTTCCCACGCATGGACGCGGGCGGCCCGCTGGCCGGTTCGGTTTTCCCTGTCCACGGTTACATACTAACACACGACAACAGGGATTGCAAGAGAAATTTTGCATTTTTCGCAAGTTTGTGCAAGTTGCACATTGACTGACAAGAGGGGAACAAACCTTTTGTGCAGATTGTACAAACGGGGCGGCGCTGTCCGTGCGGCTGACCAGTGAGCGAAAAACCGCATACATAAGGGCGGGTAGTTTTTAGGATAGTAATTGTTTAATTTTTCACAATCCTCTTTGCCTGGACAAAAAATTTTCCAAATCCAATTTTCAATTTGCCTTATCGGGCCATATCTATCCCCAACACTATTTTAAAACTCCTTAAATCCCAAGTACCATCTTCCTTTTTCTTAGCTTTCCAGCCTTCATCCATCAAGACATCAACACCCAATCTTTTTAACCTATCCAAATATGCTCCTCTTTCTGCTATCTCCATCTTCCAAAAATCATCGGGTGCCCAAATAGTACCAACACACGGCTGCTTACCCTCCACCGCAAATCCTTTATTTCTTACTACTGCTCTTTCTGCTACTTCCAGTAGTTTATCATCACACCCAGTCTCAAATACTTCATTATTTAATATATTAAAATTTAAATACAAATTATCTATACCTCCATCCATTAGTAATAACCATTACTTGACCCCAATTTTCTTGTTCATTCAAGAATTCTTTTAGTCTCTTCTCATCCCACAGCCAAGCCTCTTCTGGTGCAAATGTCATTCCAATGAAATTATGTTCACCTTTTTCATTGTTTTCTTTATTCATGCTTACAGCTAAATTAAACACATACATTATTCTCTCATTATCAACTTGACTTAACACTTCTTTATTATTAATATTAAATAATATAATCATGTCAAACCTCCTTTTTCTTTTATTATAACATAAATAAAAAAATTTGTCAAATTCTCAGCCAAAACTTGACAAATGCAAAAATTTTTAGTATAATATTCTTAGAGTTAAGAAAGAAAGGAGTGAATACATGACTAAACTTGACTATTCCATAGAATCCCCTCAAGATCGAACAACCTTCGTCTCAAATCTCCTCTCCTCCACTGACCCCTCTGCCCTAACCTCTTAGTATCTAGAAACCCTCGCTGATTATCTAATCATCGCATCGGAGAAGCAAGAGCGCAAGGATTCCCGCAAACGAGAACTTCTCACCGCAAACCGCACCACTACTATCACCAAATATGAAACTTCCTTTGAAGGTCTCGCTGCTGGTCTTGAGAATGGAGAAGATGGTATATATAACCTTACCTCTAACCGTGATACTCTCCTCACACCCAAAATTTCAATCACGCCGCAAGATCTCGCAGAAATCCCCCTCTTGCGGCAGCTCAGAGATACGATCTCCACCTGGGAAACCGCTCTCCGCAAGGCGACTGGGCGTGACGCATTTATTATCAAGAAAGCCCTCATCGAAATGCGGAAAGACCAATACCTTATCAAATAGGCTTACCGCAAACCAATCGTCCCGCATAAGCTCTCAAATCGTGGTTCTTTTCCTGTCTCAATCGATGACCACTCCACCTATTCTAAAGGTGAATTAACTGTCGCTGGGGCCTCCCTATTAGATCCTTCTTTTGTTGCGGCGCTACTCTAGGATTATTCTCGTCTTAAACAAGATAGTTATGATCGTTTTGAAGGAGATACTTGGTATCTAATTCAAGCCTTGGAAGAAATAACTGACAAAGCTCTAAAAGAATATCCTATTCATCATCGTATCTTAGAATACAAAATTGATGGTAAATCTAATGCAGAAATCCGCACTCTCATCAAAGAAGAATTTGATACTCTCTATACCCCAGAATATATTTCTGCGCTCTGGTGTAAAAAAATTCCTCGTCTAATTGCGGACGCCGCTTAGCGTGATTTTGTGGTGTGGCAGACCAACCTCCGCAACCTCCCCACTAAAACTTGTACTAAATGCGGCTGTACCAAGCCTAAGTCTTCCTTATTCTTCTCAAAAAGCAACACAAGTAAAGACTTCTTCTATTCTATTTGCAAGGATTGCCGCAAAGCGAGATATGCGGCGGGGCGTGCCGGTCACGGTGACCAAGGAGCTTTACCGCGTGGTGACTAAGATGAAAGGAGAATTATATGGCACAACGAAGATGTACTAAATGCGGTCGTCTACTTGCAGATACAGATTTTTACACTTCCAACAACATAGAAAGATTTCCGCCAGATGGCAAGATGGCTGAATGTAAAAAATGCTGGTCAATGCATGTAGATAACTGGGACCCAGATACCTATAAACCATTACTAGAACAATTAGATATTCCTTATATCAAAAGCGTATGGGATCAACTCTTAGAAAAATTCCTCTCTAAGAACGATGCCTCCAAAATAACAACAACAAGTGTTCTGGGGCGTTATGTTTCAACTATGAAACTGACTCAATGGAGAAAATATCGCTGGGCGGATACGGAAGAGCTAGCAGCGAAAGAAGAGGAAAAACTACGAAGCGCTCTCGTGCAACAAGGCTATACGGGCGAAGATCTAGAATTAGAAATGAAGAGAGACTTTGGACCGCAACGTCCAGTGTCTGACTTGCGGCAATAGGAAGACCCCACCGCAGGTCCTTCTTCTATTGTTGAGGAAACCGCCTATGACCGTGAACTTGCGGATAAGCTATCAGAAGATGAAGTCCTAGGTCTTAAACTTAAATGGGGCGATGCTTATCGTCTTAGTGAGTTAGTCCGCATGGAAAAACTCTATGCAGATATGATGGCATCTTATGACATTCAAACCGCGAGCCACAAGGATATTCTTATTTTCCTCTGCAAGACTTCTCTTAAATTAAATCAACTTCTTGATGCAGGAGATATTGCGGAAGCCCAAAAGGTCGCCAAAATGTATGATACCTTACTCAAAAGCGGTAAGTTTGCGGCGGCGCAAGCCAAGGATGAAGAGACTGATTTTGTTGATTCTGTTGGAGAGCTTGTTACTCTTGCCGAGGAGCAAGGGTTTATTCCCAAGTATTATATTTCTCAACCTAATGACATGGTAGACCAAACTATTATGGATATGCAGCGTTATACCTATAACCTAGTAACGCAAGAAACTAGTTTAGGTACTATGCTAGAAGCCGCAATGAAGCAAATTGAACAAGACCGTGAAAATGAAAAGAATGTCAGTACAGAAGAAGAAGATGATAATAGCGATTTATTCAACTATGATGAAAAACCTCTCAAAGTAGAAGATTTTCAATCATTTGATGAATTTGAAGCAGAACTCGCAGCGGCTGATGAAAATGAAGAGGCTGGTGATAGTTAATGGCTCTTGCTGAACTAATTAACCTCTCACCTGATATTAAAAAAGTTGGTTTGTCTGAAGAACGGGTGCGGGCTTGCTTACCTGAAATTCGTAAATTTGTTTCATTCTGGAGAGCTTATCCAGACTTATTTATTGATTTCCTTTAGACGGGCGGAGATGAAAGCAAGCCTAAGAAACTAAAATTCTATCATTATTAGCGAGTATTCTTGCGGATAACTGCTAGATATAAATACGTATATGCTACCTTTCCGCGTGCCTACTCTAAATCCTTCCTCTCCGTTCTAACCCTGATGATCAAAGCTATACTATATCCGGGCGCTAAGCTATTCGTGACTGCGGGAGGCAAGGAGCAGGGATCGGGTATTCTGAAAGAAAAAATAAATGAACTGTGTGATCTTGTTCCTGCATTGCGGCGAGAGATAGACTGGTCTCGTGGTGCAACAAAAGAAGGAAAAGATTATTGTGAATATCACTTCAAAAATGGTAGTATAATAGATAACCTTGCGGCGAAAGAAAGTAGCCGTGGTAAGCGTCGACATGCGGGGCTCCTTGAAGAGTGTGTAGGAATAGACGGTGACATGCTCAATAGTGTGGTCTTGCCCATAATGCAGATAGATAGGCGCACCGCTTGCGGATTACCTGATCCAGATGAACCGCTCAATAAATCCCAGATTTACGTGACTACGGCTGGATGGAAGAATTCTTTCCCTTACCAAAAACTAATCGCCTTGCTAGTTCGTATGGTAATTGAGCCAGAAAAAGCCTTCATCATGGGAGGCACTTGGCGCGTACCTGTAGCTGTTGGACTACAGAGTAGATCTTTTATCAATGATTTGCGGCGAGACGCTACGATGAATGATGTCTCCTTTAGCCGAGAGTTTGAGTCAGCATGGGCCGGAACAGTCTAGGATGCATTCTTTGATGGCGACGCTTTCGATCATTGCCGCAAGCTTCAACTACCGGAGTATGAGTGCTCCGGTCGATCATCTGCGAGAGCATACTATGTAATTGGATTCGACGTTGGTCGTTTAAAATGTGCCTCTATTGCTACTGTGTTTAAAGTAACACCACAATCTCAAGGGCCAGCTGTTAAATCTCTTGTTTGTATTTATGAATTATATGATACTCACAATGAGGATCAGGCAATCTGGCTTAAGAAAATGTATTACAAGTATAAAGCTCGTAGATTAGTCATAGATGGAAATGGCTTGGGGGTCGGTCTTATAGACTACATGGTAAAATCCCAGACAGATCAAAATGACGATTATTACCCTCCATTTGGCGTGTATAATGATGTAGATAATGAATACAAGAAATATAAAACAGATGATACTGAATTAGATGCCATTTATATTATCAAAGCAAATGCACCAATCAATACAACCGCACACGCAAATTTTCAATCACAAATTAATACTGGTAAAGTGCGGTTCTTGATAGATGCAAATACGGCTAAAGCTAAATTAATGGGCACAGTAAAAGGTTCAAAAATGACACCAGAAGAGCGTCAAGCTTATTTGCGGCCGTATGACCTTACCTCCGTTTTGCGGTCTGAAATGCTTAACCTACGAGAAGAGAATACTGGCACTAATATTATTCTTAAGCAAGTTAATAGAGGTATCCCTAAAGATACCTTCTCATCTGCTGAATACGCACTATACTATATTCGTGTTGAAGAAGAGGATAAAAAACGTAAAAAGAAATTTAATATTGCAGATGCAATGTTTATGACTTAAAAATTTTTTGGAAGTTAGGGCAAAAGTAAATAAACTTATTGCCCTAATTTTCAAATATTATGAGAAGATATATTGACTGGAGGTGAGGCTTATATGAGAGCGTCGCGTGGTGAAATTAAAATTGAAGAAATTTTAGTGAAGAATGAAATTCCATTTCAAGAGGAATACTCATTCCCAGGCTTAAATGCCCCAAGCGGACGTCCTCTTCGATAGCTTTGATTTTGCGGTCTTCGATGATTCGGGCAATCTAGACTTCTTGATCGAGTACTAGGGTATCCAACATTACTAGGCTAAATCAAAGTTCGGGGGATCTAAAGGCCTCTATCAACAACAGTATAACGATAATTTAAAGCGTAGATTTTGCATGGAGCATGATATAACATTAGTGGAGATTCCGTATTCTGATGAAGCCTTTATCAACTATAACTATATCATGCAGAAAGCAGGATACTGATGCAGACAGGAGGTGAAATCTTGGGACGGCAAGAAGAAATTCATAGCAGAGGATTTGATTTAACGAGTCCGCAATCAGGTTTTATGACAAGAACAGAATATCTTGATAAATACGGTAAAGATACTTCTTCTGACTATGATGCCTATATAGAATATGCTAAATTGCGGGCTGGACTAAAAGATATTGATAATGCAGTAATTGATTTTAATTCCTATAAACAAGTGAATAGCAACTATGGAGATAAGAAATTCGTTTTGACGCAAATTTCATAGGGCAATGTTTCAGAGATGCGTAAAATTTCTGATTTCTATTACAATTCAAATGGTATCTATCGTAGAGCTTGCTAGTTATTAGCTATTTTATATAAATATGATTGGTATATAACTCCATTCTATGAAGGAATTAGTTGGAAGGGTAGCAAGGCTGAATCGAAATTACTTCCAGATGTGGCCAAAGTATTAAATTATTTTGATAATTCTGAGGTCAAACGCACACTTGGAAACATTGCTCTTAAAGCAATTCGTCAAGGTGTTTATTACGGTATTTGGCTAGACTGGGGAGATAAATTCTCATTCCAACAACTTCCCGCTGACTATTGCCGCAGTCGTTTGTATAGTGGAATTGATCCAATCGTTGAACTAAACTTAAAGTTTTTTGATACATATTTTAAAAATGCAGAATACCGTGCTAAGGTTTTAAAATTATTTCCAACGGAAGTACAACAAGCATATGTAAAATATACAAATAACAAGCTACCGCCTCTTTATCCGGGTGATACGGTAGGATGGATTGCGTTGGACCCTGGCATGGCGATCAAGTTTTCACTAAATGATAGTGATTTTCCAACTCTCATTAGTGTAATTCCTTCTCTAATTGATCTTGACGCCGCGCAGGAGCTTGACCGCAAGAAAACTATGCAACAATTAATCAAGGTGCTGATACAGAAACTTCCACTTGATAAAAATGGAGATTTAATTTTTGACCTTGATGAAGCAAGAGACATCCATAATAATGCGGTGGCCATGCTGAAACGTGCAGTGGGCATTGATGTTCTAACAACATTCGCAGATATTGAAACTGTGGATACACAGGATAAAACTACTGTGGCGTCTACTGACCCACTGCAAAAAGTTGAGAGAACCGTTTATAATAACTTAGGTATTTCTCAAAACTTGTTTAACACAGAGGGAAGTACCGCACTTGAGAAGTCTGTTATTAATGATGAAGCCAGTGTTCGTGATTTGGTTTATCAGTTTCAGGCGTTCTTAAATAAAGTTATTAAGAAGTTTGATAGAAAAGGACATTACTCATTTAGAATTGAGATTTTACCCACAACTATCTACAACTTCAAAGATATTTCAAAGATGTATAAAGAGCAAACGCAAGTTGGCTTCGGTAAGTTGCTGCCGCAAATTGCGCTTGGTCATTCACAATCTTCTATCTTGGCTACAATGTATTTCGAAAATGAGGTCTTAAAGTTAAGTGAAATTATGATTCCGCCAATGATGTCTAGTACAATGAGTTCTAAAACTACCTCGCAAAAAGAGGCTAATGAAAAAATTGTAAATGATGACAAGAAAGAACCTGGTAGACCTACCCTCGACGAGGACAAGAAATCAGAAAAAACATTAGCTAATGAAGAAGCACAGAAATGAGAGGAGTGAAAGAGAATGATGCACGTTAGTGTTCCTCTTGATTCTACCATAGAGTTAATTGAGAGTACAGAAATTTCTCCTCTTATTTCTAAGGTAAAAATCAAGGTTTGTTATGTAGGCGATGAGCCTAACCGCAATAAAACAATTATCACCAAAGAACTTGCGGAGACCCTAGGCCCTACGCTCAGGGGGTCTCCAATTGTAGGCTATTTTAACCAGGATGATGGAGACTTTGAGCAACATAACAAAGCAATTGAAGTCAATGGTAAAGAGTTCGCAATTGTTGATGTAACTAAGCCATATGGTTTTGTTGATCTGAATGCGGCGGTCTGGTTCCAGAAGTTTTTGGATGATAATGCGGTGGAGCGTGAGTATCTTTGTACTGAGGGTTACTTATGGACTACCGCATATCCAGAGTGCCAACGTATTATTGAAAATGGAAATAATCAATCATTAGAGTTTGATGAAAAAAATTTTTCAGGAGTTTGGACAAAACAAGATAATTCTAATGCGAGATTTTTCATTATAAATGAAGCGATAATTGAAAAATTATGTATATTAGGCGAAAATTATGAGCCTTGTTTTGAAGGCGCGCAAATCAAAACTGAGTTTTCTCTTGATGACCAGTTCGCGGAGATGCGCAAGACCATGTACTCAATGGTCAATGACCTTCACGAAGTATTAAAAGAAGGAGGAAACAAAGTGCCTACTGAATATGCTGTTGAAATTGGTTGTTCTTTATGGGATGCCATTTATGACAAGATGTGGAGTCTTGGTAATTACCGCATTAAGGGTGTCTATGAGGAAGGCGACCAAAAATTCGCTATTATGCAGGATCGCGATAATCTAAAGCTGTTCCGTCTGGATTTCCAGTATGATGAACAGAATGGTTTTGTTCCCGCAAATGAAGTGGTTGAAGTGACAGAAACATTTAACGCGGCGGCCACTCAGTATTCTGAGGAAGATATTCTTGCTTATGAAGCCAAAAGAGCTGAACCTGCGGCCGAGCCCGTGACTGAAAATAGTCTTGCGGAGCCCCAGACTAGCGAGCCGGAAACTGAGCCTACCGAGAATCCCGCTACTGAAAATGCTCTGCAGGAGGGAGAGCCTGCTCCTACGGAAGACCCCGTTCCCGCACCTACTTATTCTCTTGATGATGTTGTTGAGTATCAAGAACTACTGAGTAAGTATTCTGCTCTGGAAACTGAGCATCAAGCAATGCAGGAAGAACTAACTACCCTGCGCGAGTTCAAGCTAGCAGCTGACCGCAAGGAAAAGCAAGCTATGATTGACAAGTTCTATATGTTATCTGACGAGAACAAGCAAGATGTGATTGATCACATTGATACTTATTCTCTTGATGATATTGAGGCTAAGCTGAGTGTGATTTGTGTTCGCAACAAGGTGAGTTTTGTGAACGACAATGAGCCTGCGGCGCCTACCGCTTATAACCTAAATTCTGCTTCTGATGGCATCGAGGAAGAGTGGATTCGTGCCGTTAAAGCTAAGGAAAAATCACAAAACTAATCTATAAGGAGGAAATATATAAATGGCTAAGAAATCTTTAAGCCAGGCTAAGTTCGTCAAGCTGGGATATGGACAACTGGAACCTAACCATCTGTCCGCTCGTCGGAATGGTAAGATCTATGCTCAGCTGCCTGCTGATAAGACCATTGAGGTGCTGGAGAATGGTCAGTTTGTGAAGTACGACTATGCCAATGGCGTTGTGAATTTTACTGGTGAGGGTCCCTGGATGCTCGTGTTTAATGAGCCCAAGCCCTATGAGGATCGTCAGACCAATCAGGACTTCGCTATGAAGCGTGAGGATTATGTGGCTTATGTGTATAATGCCGCTAACGATGCTATGCCTGAGGGCACGGTGATGGTTCCTCGTGTTATGAATACCGACGGTGGTGACATTTATACTACCAACATGGTTGATGAAGAGACCCTGGCCGTTGGTGATAAGCTGGCTCCTAATGCTAAGGGCATTTTGGATAAGGCTTCTGGTGCTACTGCTATCGAGTGCGTGTGGCAGGTCGCTAAGGTTTACACCATGCCCGATGAGCAGCCTGGTGTCAAGCTGATCCGCATTAAGTAATTGAAAGGAGAGATTAGAATTATGTTAGAAATGAATCAACTGAAAGCTCTGGCTAATGCCGCTGCTGAAGCTAATCGCTCCGCGGCTACTTGCTACTCCGTGAACGGCGAGAACCTGAGTGTTTCCGCTATTAATGATACTCTACGTGACCAGTTCAATGAGATTGCTGGTACTTATAACCTGTATCGTGAGAATAAGACCAAGGTTTATTCCCTGGTTGAGACTCTGTTGGATGATATTCTGCCTACAAAGGTTCTGCAGCGTTATGCTGATTTTGCTGAGACTCAGACCTTTGCTCAGGGTACCAAGCCTGTGTTTATCCGTAAGACCGGTAAGATGCGCGCTAAGCAATTCATTACCAAGGTTGGCCTGGCTGGCCGTTACGAAGTCTTTGCTCTGGGTGAGAAGAGCTTCGAGGTCGCTACCTCTGCTATCGGTGGTGCTGCTGCCATCGGCTTTGAGGAGTTCCTGGATGGTCGCGTTGACTGGGCTGAGCTGGTGAACATTGTCCTGGAGGGTATGGACGAGCTGATCCTGCGTGAGATCGCTAAGGCTCTGATGTCTTCTATTGAGCAGCTGCCTGCGGCTAACCGTGTTTCTGCGGCTGGCTTTGATGAGGCTGGTATGGATCGTCTGGTGTCTGTGGTTTCTGCCTACGGTACCCCTGTGATTTATGCTACTCGTGAGTTCGCTACCAAGATGATTCCTGCTGACAAGTGGGTTTCTGATAATATGCGCGATCAGTATTGGGCCAATGGCTTCCTGGCTAGCTACAAGGGTGTTCGTGTGGTTCTGCTGCCTCAGTCCTTCGAGGATGAGACCAATGCCACTAAGGTGATTGATCCTGGCTATGCTTGGGTTATGCCTACTGGTTCTAATGAGAAGCCCGTCAAGATTGCGTTTGAGGGTTCTGCTCATATGCGCGAGGTCGAGAATGATGACTGGTCCCGTGAGATGCAGGTCTATCAGAAGGTTGGCGTTGGCGTCATGTTTACTAATAACATGGCTTCCTATGTCGATACCGATCTGAAGGGCAAGCTGGCTACCATCTAATTCCTGTGGGGAGGGGTAACTCCCTCCCCATTTTATTATAATGAGAAAAAGGAGATAATTAAATATGGAGAATAAGATTGCTGTTACCAATCGTAGTTTTGGTACTGTTATTTACAATATCCCAGAAATGGGTTTGCGGCGTGAGTTTGCACCGAAAGAGACTAAGAAAATTACTCCCGCTGAGCTTGAGGCACTGACTTCTCAACCAGGTGGCCGTGAGCTGATTGAGGGCTATCTTCTAGTTCATGATGCTGAGGCTCTAGAAGAAATTGTTAATGTCCAGGTTGAGCCCGAATATTGGCTGACTGAGGAGAAAATTCCTGGCTGGATGCAGAGTTGTTCCGATGATGAATTTATTGATGCACTGAATTTTGCACCAGAAGGCGTTAAGAGTCTTATTAAGGACTACGCGGTGAAGCTACCCTTGAATGACTTTAATAAGATTAACGCTATTAAGGATATTCTTGGTTTCGATGTTATGTCTGCCTTGAAAATCAATAAGTTATCTCAAGAAGATGTTAAGCCTGCGGCTACCGCTGGCCGTCGCACTAATCCTAACTATAAGGAAAATGCGGAGACCGCTAGCGCACCGGCAGCGCCTGTTCGCCGCATGACATTAGGAAAGTAATATAGGAAGGAGGCAACTAAATGACCTCTTTTGAAAATGTAATCAGTGATGCCTTCTTCGCCATTGTAACAGATGACCTGTATGCAATCAATCCGACTACTGGGGAAGAAGGCCCTGGTATTATGACTAAGGAAGAAACAGAAGCCGATTTGCAGAATATCTTCAAGGCCGCAATCCCAGGTTTTGAATTTCCACGCTTTGCCCTATATGGGTTTGATTCAACTACCTGTGATTATGAGGAAGATCTTACCCTTGAAGAAGTGCGAATTATTGCAAATCTTATGGCTCTTGTTTGGTTACAGAGACAAATTACATCAATAGAAAATACTCGTTAGAAGGCGTCTGGAGCGTCCTTTAAACTAACAAGTCAAGCATCTCATTTAGCACGATTGTTAAGTGTTAAGGAGGCTTGTGAAAAAACAGATCGCCACGCACAACGCCTATACAAGCGCCGCAAATTAGACAAGGAAGGCAAATATTTGTCTAACTGGTCTAGTCTAATGGAAACGAGTGTATTAGATGGAAACTAAGTATATGTTTTCATTTACTAAAGATACGTTTAATACAGATATGCGGCGACTGGTGAATCAAGTGTGGAAATTAATCCCAATGCGTGAAAATCAAGAGGACTGGGAAACACATCTAAATATTATTCTTGAAGAAATTGCGGGCTTGCATGAATTATTTGCGGCTTAGGTAAATTATTTAATTATTTTATCTAAATTAGAAGGGCTGCGGAGCCCTGTCTGTGAGGATTTCATGCTCTACCGCAAGACTGTATTTAGATGTATTGACCTCTTAGGGAAATTGACACATGACGAATCGTGAGTTAATGCAGCGACGCCTTGAATTACAAGGTGGCATCGCGCAAGATAAACGCATGATTCAAGATAAGTATAGAGCGTTTTTGTGGGCATTAAAGTATTCTTATCAGGCTTGTGATGTGCGGCGAGTATAGAGGGTTACCGCACCGATGGAGACAGATGCTGATACCAACATTCTTCCTCTTGATGAAAAGAAGTGTCGAGCATTAATTAATCCAGACAAGCTGAAACAAGACTATGATGACAAGATTTTTTCTATTGATTACAATGCGGGCTATCAGCCCGGAGATGTGTTTGAGTGGCAAACTGAGCGTGGACCACTGACACAATGGCTTGTTTATTTACCAGCGATGACTGAGGACGCTTATTTTGAAAGTGAGATTCGTCGCTGTAAATATATTATTAAATTTAGAGATGATAAAGATGGTAAGGTATATGCAACCTATGCCGCAATTCGTGGCCCTGTTGAAACGAAGATTGAGAGCATTCAAAAAAATCAAATTCGTATTGATGTGCCCAATTTATCTCTAAATATTTTAATCCCTAAGAATGAACAAACAGTGCGGCTATTCAAAAGATACTCTGAATTTATGCTTGATGGAAAATGTTGGAGGGTACAAGCCCCAGATCCTATTTCTATTGAGGGCGTCATTGAAATTAACGCAGAAGAGTATTATAAAGACCGTGACACAGATACCGATGAAATTAAGGATGGTTTGATTGAGTTTGAACCTAGTCCTTCTCTTGATGAAGGAGAAATTCATGGTAATGGGATTATTAAACCAAAGATTACAGAGACTTATTCTGTAGAAGCAGACACTATTGGCACTTGGAATACCAAACTGGGTGATACTTGCGCTCCCGTTAAGCTAGAGGTAGATGGAAATACTGTAAAACTAACTTGGTTGAAGTCGATTAGTTGCAGTTCTGGATTTGAATTACAGTGGAAAACTGACAGTGAGACGCGTTCCCGCAAGATTGTTGTAGAGTCTTTGTTTTAATAGATTGGAGAAAAAGGTATGAGAGTTAATTCATATGAATTTCCCAAGTCTAGTTTCTTGGGGATGCCTAAAGATTGTGCGCTCTTGATGGACAAAATTTTGAGTAATCAAAATTTACTCAAGTTATTGTACTACAATGGGCGTGACTGGAAAGAAAAGCCAGATTTAACAAGTGAACAGATTAAAGGTATGCTGAGTAGTGATCCAGAGAAACGTCAAATTTCTCTGGTTCCTCGTTTGTATATTCATCCAGAAGTTCATACTTACTTACATATTTCCTATGGTAAGTTTTATCCTAATGCGACAAACCCGCATTACAGAGATAATACATTTTATATTGACATTTATTGTCATTATGAAGATTGGGATTTAGGTAACTATGAACTAAAGCCCTACCGTATCGCGGGAGAGCTTGATGCCATGTTAGATGGTAAGCATTTAACTGGTATTGGAGAGTTACAATTTATTGAAGCGGGGCCAGCCATTTATAATGAAGATTTTGCGGGAGTATCTCTAACTTATTACGCCATTCGTGGCGATGAAGATAAGAAGAATCCACTTGAGTGATTTTCAATTAGCTTTGATGTGCGGTTGTGATATACCACTGGCCGCATTTCAAACTGTTATTCATCCTTTAACTATGCGAGAAATTGGTATGATGGGAGAAACTGAGTTTTTTGAAGCGACTAATTATCTTTGTTTAGAAAAAGAATGGATAACTTAGGACAAAATTGTTTTAGAGACATACTCAAATTTTCAAATATTTATGAAGGTACTACAAGATCCAGCGTCAACCGATAAGAAGGAGTCTGTTCATACCTTGCTTTCTCTCTTATTTCCTCTCTGTTCTGTCTCACTTACTCCAAATTCTATTTTATTATACAACAAGGAATTAAAACAAGCAACAATTATAGAAGATAATAATTTTAGTGATTTTTAGGCTATAATCAAGCAGGTGCTTTGTTTAGGAGATATGCGGCAAGGGGATAATGTTACATATAACCCTGCTAATGAGCGTGCAAAGCGCATAGCTGATAAACTAATGAAAAGTCGGCTCAAGATAGCAGAGATAAAAAATAATAAGAAAGAAAGTGCATTGACAAAATATATTTCAATACTATGTGTTGGAAATAAAATGCCATTAAATGAATGTTTGGAACTAACATTGTTTCAATTGTTTGATTTAATGGAAAGATTTAGCTTATATTCTAATTGGGATAATGATTTCCGCGTGCGGCTTGCGGGCGGAGACCCAAAGAAAGAAGCTGAAAATTGGATGAAAAATCTACATTAATCATAAGGAGGAAACTATATTATGAAATTTGGTTCTCGTGAAGTGGCCAATGTGGTTTTCCGTGCTAAGAGCAAGATGACTCTGGGTTCTCGTACTTTCTATAAGGATGAGCCGGTGCTGTACTTTGATACGCTGAAGACTTCTGGTCTAGAGGGCGCTGCTACTAGCGTTTATGCTCAGGGCGGCTGGGGCAACCCTCGTCTGATCGCGTGGGAAGGAGATAAAACCCTGACTCTGACGATGCAGGATGCGCTTCTTTCTCCGGAAGGTCTAGCTATTCTTTCTGGCGCTGATCTGATTGAGGCTAAGGATGGCGAACCTATTTATGTGCATCAGACCTCTCAAGTTGAGGTTAAGACTGCTAATACTATCGTTTTACCTAAGGGTATTATTCCTTGCTGGAATGGTGGCCGCAAGGCTGGTGAGGATACTAGTGCTACCGATAAATATGTGTTCCATAAAGAAGCTGATATTTTCTGCATGAAGCTGGATGCTAACGGTGAGATTGCTGGTGAGCCTTGCGTTCCTGCCAAGGTGACCGTTGCGGGCGAGAATGCTGAGGCCGTTGCTACTATTCTGTGTCATGCCGATGGTGAGAATGTGACTGTAGATCTGCCAGTTGGCTCTGTTGTTCTGGTTGACTATTATGTTGCCAAGAAGGCTGGCTTCCAGGCTGAAATCACTGCTGATAAGTTTGCTGGTAACTTCTACATCGAGGGTGAGACCCTATTCCGCCGTGAGGCTGATGGTGTGGATATGCCTGCTGAGATGGTTATTCCTAACGGTAAGGTTCAGTCCAACTTTAACCTGACGTTCAGCAATAGTGGAGATCCTGCTGTTTTCGATTTCACTGTTGACTGCTTCCCCGCTTATACTAAGTTTAATAAAACTAAGAAGGTTTTGGGTCTGATTCAAGTGATTGATGAAGAGTCTCTGAGCGCCGAGGAAGTTCGTGCGGCTTGTGCCGTTGGCTAATTAAGATTTTAAGGGAAGGAGAAATCCTTCCCTTTTTTCTTTTATTAAGAGAGAAAGGAGTAAATTATGGCAGAACAAATATCAAGAGACTATAAGTATTATAGTAATAAACGTGGTTATATTATTTATTCGCCTAAGCACTATAAGGATTATATTGAAAGCTATACTGGAGGATTTGTTACTGCGGCAATGGAAACAGCCTCTGGTGGTACCGGTCGATTTTTAGGCATGGCGCAAGGTCTTGCGGGGGCCGGGTTGTATACATAGGGAGGCATTACCGCGAAAGAAGATGTAGAAGAAATGTATGCCAATATGTCAAACATAATTACTTCTGCATGGACTTCTAGTCAAGGCTAGCTCATGAGTTCTCTTGCTGGGATGCGTAGCTCAGTATCAACTGAAATAGAAGATGCTAAAACTGATTTATATAGTTTAAGTGCATTTACAATTCTTCTGGACTAGACATTAACAGCTATTCAAAAAACTCCTAATTTAAAAGCTGCATATGTAATAATTGCTAACCAATGGGGTAAAGATAAAGTTAATGTTCCAGACACAATTCCACTTGCGGCAGAGGAAATTAAATTATTAAAGCAAGTATGTTCATCCTTAAATGTTTTAAGTAGTCGTTATTCTGAATTAACAGGCAAAGGAATGTCTGGTAAGATGGCTACTATGAAGCTAGCTAAACTTCTTCATCTGCAGCTAAGTACCATTTTTGGTGCTATTGGTGAATTTGTAGGATTGAATGATATTGAAAATTTTGTAGATAATTAGATTTATAAAAATTTAAGTATTGCAAAAAAGGGAAAGAGTATAATCACAGGCAGTCTACAGTCAGAAGAGGGAGGCACTATTAAACCTGATATTATCACTCCCTTGTTGTCTATTACTTCTAATATAGATAAGAAAAATTTAAAATTTGAAATGAAGATTGCGGCGTCTGTTAAAAATTATCCCAGTCTCACAGGTAAAACAGAAAGCGCACTAAGTAAAAAAGAAATTAAAATTCAAGAAAGTGGTTCAGTTCTTGATTATTTAAATAGATTATCTCCAGAAATGAAACAATATGCCGCCAATGTTCTAACGCATGACTGGACAAAAGCTACAACATAGAGCTTAGCCGTACGACAAGGTATTGCATCTAGATTTTTTAATGAGTGGTTGGCTGGTATGGGCAATCGCACTGGTGATAAGCAAGAACTTAATGTTAGTAACTTTATGTTAGTTAATGGTAGATTATATTCTATGTATGATATTATCAAAGCAGTTCAAAATTCATTTAATATTAGAAAATCTGGTGGTATTGATTCGGCTATTAAGGTATCATTTTCTAAAGGAGATAGTGGCAAAACAGGTATCGCTAATACATATGTAGGCGATCCTGATTATCCTAATTATGCACAAGGATTTCAACGTAGTAATACTGTCTGGGGAGAATTGGCTGATTTGCAATTAATTGCATATATTAAGCCATGGGTGTTTGTAGAAATAGCTACGAATAAATACCATGTGCCTAGCGTACAAGTATTTTAAATTTGACAAATTCTAAAAAATATGTTATAATATAGATAATAAGAGTAGAAGGAGGTTCTTTATGAACTTTAAAGATTTAAATATTGCGGTTGATCCTGCGAAGAGTGAGTTTACATTTAATGGAGAAACAATTTCAGTGCGGAGCTGGCTACCGACCGCCACAAAGATTGAGTTTATTCAGTTTGTGGTTGGTCATGCTATGAATCCCGACCACGGCACATTTAGCCCTGCTATCACTTCTGTGTTTGAGACTATTGCTTATATCAAGTATTTTACTGATATTGAGATTACTGATGAAGATTTGGCTAATCCTGGTGAACTGGCTGACAAGATTATTCATTCTGATTTACTGGGGACTGTGCAGAGAACGGTTGAATCTTATGACCGCCATGAGTGGATTGATATTTCTTTGCTCCTTGATGAAACAATTGGTAATATTGAGCGTTTTAATGCGTCGTTTGCGGGGACTATGACTGCGATGAGCGGTAATGCAATTGAACTTGGCGATCAACTTGATTCTATCATGGAGAAACTCAAGAACAAGGAAGGCTTGGAAGAAATTGCCGCAATTAAAGAATTTATGGACAAAACTGAATAATCCTATTTATTGATTTTTTAAAATAAGTAGAGAATAGTTTAAGGCTCTGAGGTATTAACTATCTCAGAGCCTTTTTGCATTATAATGAGTGAAAGGAGATCTATATGGCAAATAAAAGATTTGACTATGTAATTGGATTTAGTGCGGATACGAGTAAATTAAGTAGTGCATTAAAACAATTAGAAGTCCAATTAAATAAAATTGCTACTGGCAAGATTAGCGGTAATTTTGGTATTGAATAGATTCGTGAAGCTAGCAGTGCAGCGACGCAGCTAGGCGCGCATCTAAAGGCTGCTATTAATGTAGATACTGGTAAGCTAGATATTTCTAAATTTGCTAGATCATTACATTCTAGTAATACCACTTTATCTAGTTTGAGTGCTTCTCTAACTAAGGTAGGCCCCGCTGGACAAGTTGCCTTTATGAACATTGCTCGTGCTATTACAGAAGCAGAAATGCCTCTGAAACGTAGTAATGAGTTAATGAATAAATTGTGGATAACCATGAAGAATACTGTTCGTTGGCAAATTACTTCTGGTTTTCTTACTGGTTTTACAGGCGCAATTGGGGACGCTTATCGTTATGCAGAAGATTTAAATGAATCATTAAATAATATTCGTATTGTTACAGGTAAAAGCACAGCTGAGATGGCTCAATTCGCAAAGTAGGCTAACCGAGCGGCAAAGGAGCTTAATACCACTACCACTAAATATACAGATGCTTCGTTAATCTACTATCAATAGGGTCTAGACGATAAGTAGGTTAAAGCTAGAACTGATGTCACAGCTAAGTTTGCAAATGTATCACGGGAGAATCTTACTACTTCTTCTGAATATCTAACCGCAATTTGGAACAACTTTGCTAAAGGTTCTAAAAATCTAGAGTATTTCGCGGATGTTATTGTGGCATTAGGTGCAGCGACCGCATCTAGCTCGCAAGAGATTGCAACTGGACTAAATAAGTTTGCGGCGACTGCTGAAACGGTTGGTTTAAGCTATGAATATGCTACTTCAGCATTGGCAACCGTTACTGCGACTACACGGCAATCCGCCGAAGTCGTTGGTACTGCATTTAAGACCTTGTTTAGTCGTATTCAAGACCTCGAACTTGGTAAGACTCTTGATGATGGCACTACATTAGGTAAATACTCTAAGGCACTTGATGCGGTTGGAGTTTCTATTAAAGATTCTAATGGCGAACTCCGTGACATGGATAGAATCCTTGATGACATTGGTGGTAAGTGGGATACCCTAAACAAAGATGAACAAGTCGCTCTTGCACAGGCAGTTGGTGGAGTGCGCCAATATACGCAGTTTATCGCCTTGATGGACAATTGGGACTTCATGAAGGAAAACCTGGAGACAGCAAAGGGTGCTACTGGAGAACTACAAAAGCAGGCTGACATCTTCGCTGAGTCTTGGGAGGCTGCCCGCAAGAATGTTAAAGCATCTGCAGAGGGTATTTATGATTCACTCGTTAAAGATGAATTTTGGATTGGTCTAACTAATGGGTTTGCCGACGGACTGAAATCAGTTGAATTGTTTGCTGATTCTATTGGCGGCTTAAAGGGTGTTCTTGCTCTTGCTACCATAGCCATGAATAAATTGGTTGGGCCAAAGGTTGCTCAATCTATTCGTGATGTTGCTTATAATATAGGTATTCTTACTGGTAAAGAAAAAGAGCATACTATCGCACTGAAAGAAAGTGCTCTTGCAGAGATTAAAAAGTATGCAAACTCTCAAGGTAATTTCGCATCTGACAAGAATGAAATTTTATTTTATCAGCAACTTGGTCAGTATCAATTAGATCTTAATAAACTAATGGAAGGTTATAATGCCGAACAAGTTGAATCTGTTTAGCATTTACTTGAGCAAGTTCAAGCAGCACAAAATCTTGCGATTGAATTATCAAAGGCCGCGAAAGCTGCAAGTAATGAATCGCAAATATTTGTTGATGCTGCTGGTGAAGACCTTTTTAAGCAAGGCTCTATTACGACAATGGGCGGCCGCAATTTCATTACTTATTCTGATAAATATAAAAGTGGAACAGAGTATCTACAAGCAGCTGAAGAGACAGCCTATCAACGAACCTAGGCTCAAAGTATTAAAGAGTTATTAAAATCAAAATCTTTTTCATGGAAGGGTTAGAAGAATTAGCTATTAACAGCATTTGGTTTAGATCCCAAAACTACCAAAAAAGATTTTAAGGCTTATGTAGATAATTTAATTAAAACAAGTGAAGAAGAAATGGCACGCCTGGCTAAAGAATCTAAATTCTTTGGTTCTAATGTAACAGGCAAGAGTGCTATGAATTTCTTCTCTGAGGCTCAAGAACGAGGCGCCGCAAGAGGAAGCACTCGCGCATAGCAAATAGCTGGGTATATTGATGCTGGACAACTAGAAAGGGATGTAATATCCGAAATTCCTAAATTTACTGATTAGACAGATGATTTTGCTGCGTCTATTGTAAAAGCAGGAACTGCCTTGTCCTCCCTATCTATTGCTTGGTCTAGCTTCCAAAGCCTAGGTCGAGTGTTTTCTGATGAAGATTTAACTGCGGGTGAACGCCTACAAACTCTATTTATGAGTTTGGGAATGTTATTACCCTCTTTGAGCTCTGGTTTAAAGGCTATTTCTACTAGCAAATTAGTAGACAATATTAGTAAAGGCGTTTTAGGGAATTTAACTGTAGCCAATACTGGAGTTAATATTGGAGAAGGCAGCGGGCTAACTACTAGAATTGCTAAAATCTTTGCTACAAAAGAACTGGCAAAAGCAGTTAATGCACATACTGGTGCATTGACGCAAGAGGCTACTGCTTAGATTGCTGCAAACAGTGCAATGAAAGCTAGCTTAACAACCCTAGGACTTTGGACACTTGCTATCGCGGCGGTAGGCCTAGGTATCTATGCATTAGCCGAAGCAATTGAAACCACTGCAGAAAAAACCAAGCATCTTCAAGAACAGCAAGAGCAATTAAAAACTCAATATGATGAAGCACGCAATTCTATTACTGAGTTAAAATCTTCGTTTAAACAGCTAGATGACTTAGGAGATACCCTAAAATCCTTAACACAAGGAACAGAAGAGTGGCAACAAAATCTTCAAGATATTAATTTCCAAGTTTTACAATTACTTGAAAAGTATCCTGAATTAGCAGGAGAAATTGAAAACGTAAATGGTAAATTAACGATCAGTGCGGCTGGGCAAGAACGGTTCATTGAAGCTCAACAAAATCGTGCAAATGATTTAGCAAAGGGTTATTATGCAGCTACGATGGCAAAGAATCGTCAAGACTATGAAAATGCTGTTACTGATTTTAGAACAAATAAATTTGATTCTAGTGAATTTGTCGCATCTGAGGCCGTTGTCAAAAAAGTTGTACAAGAAGTTGCTAATGGAAACAGTGCTATTCTTGATGATAGAGATGCTCTATTTAATTTGCTTGGCGGAATGGCAAGTGGTGAGGTACTAGATTTCATTCAAGAAAATACCACTGAATTGCAAAATCTTGCTGTTAAATTACAAGCAAATACTGAATCACAGTCACTCCTTGCTGCGTAGTTTGTAGAAACTAATTTTGGAGAAGAAGCTAAAGAATTAAGCATAGGATTGTCCAAACTTTATGCTTCTAATGAAAAACAATATGTTAATCAAGCAAGAGAGAATGGAATTAATGAATTATCTAAACAAGAGGTAATTGATTGGTATAGCGAAAACGTATTGGGTGGCGCGAGGGGCGAAAAGGCAGGCATCGGTGGATGGGGCGATAGTGCTGAGTTTTATGATTCTGAGGGCACATCTCTTGGAACTTTCTCATATGAAGTTATGCGGGAAGCTATGGCTTCACAGCAGGGCATGGAAGATTTTTCCAAAATTGTTGAACCATTCATTGAAAAATATAAAAACTTAGATAAAACGCTTTTAAATACTATTCTTGGTTTATCTTCTGGCGATATTGATATAAATGAATTAGACCAAGAAACTCTTCAATAGTTAAAGTCTCTGTGGGGAGATAAACTCATTGATATGCTTAATGAACTTGGCGAGAATGGCGCACAAGTTATTGCAGATTATAATGAGAAAGACCTTCTTGGTCAATGGAATGAGACTTATCATAACCGTATTGAATATCTTGGTTCTGATTTAGGCAAAGCTCTAAATGCAAGAGACGATTATTTAAAACAACTTAATGAATATGATAAAGACCAATATAATGATATAAAACTGCGGGCAGAGTTAGATCCAGATTCTCTCTCTGATGATGAAAAGCAAATTCTTGCTGATGTAAATAGAATTGTTGATAATTTATCAGAGAACGCAGACAAAATCAAACTCTCTATTAATTCTTCTCTGCGGCAAGATGTTGACGAAGCGTTTGATATTGGTCGTGATTTTGATGCACTTCAAGAGAAAATTGCTAATGGTCTTGAGATGACTACTGAGGATGTAGTTTCTCTTATTGATTCTGGCTATGGCGAGCTTCTCCGCAACTGTGAAGCCAATGCAGATGCTACTATTTCACTTAATCAGTCTGTTGTTGATGCTTATGTTCAACAAAAGAAGGATGAAGTGGAAGCAGATCGGCAAGCCAAGATTGCTCAGTTAGAAACTCAACGTGAAATGCTTGTAGTGCAAGAAAAGGCTCTACAAGAGAAAAAACGCTTACTAATTGCGGCGAGCAAAGCTGAAATCGAAGCCGATGCTGCTGGATATATGGCGCAAGCGATGATGCAACAAGTCATTGCGGATGATGCTGCTTTGCAAGCTGCTGGTGTTGTCGATGCGGACACCGCAAAATCATAGGCATTAACTGAAAATGCGAAAGCAGTTGCAGAGTATACTACAGATACTCTTAATACTACAACATTAGACGCAATCAACTCTAATGTTTCTATTGATACCTCGACACACAATCTAGCTACTAATGTGGTTAATTATTGGAATACAATGGCTAGAGCTAAAGCTAATTATTTCAATATCACAGAGAAAAATGCTAGTAAATTTTCTGCGGTATCTCCTGTAGACCCTGCCGCAAATGTGCAAACTGGTTATTCAGGTTCTGAGGTTAAGGGATTTGATACATCTAAGTTATCTGATGCCGATGCGGTTGCTAAGCAAATTGAAAAATGGACAACTGAAATTGATAAACTTGGTACATTAAAGGATATTCAAGATGCGGCAAGTAGTCTAATTGCAGGAACCGATAATGAGCTAAAGGCAGTCGGCGCTCAAATTGGCGCAATTGATGCGGCGCTCGCTCGACTGCGGTCAGGAAATCTCATTAATTCTACGGTAGGCGGAGGTAAAGGCGGTAGTGACACCGCAAAAGAGCTAAAAGAAGTTCTTGAACGTTACCATGAAATTACGCGTGAGATCGAATATCAGAAAGAGCTTCTTGATGATATTTCTACAGCGGCAGATCGTGCCTATGGAACTGATAAGATTGAAATGCTCACGCAGAAGATTGAGAAACTCAATAAAGTTGCGGAGCTACAATCCCAGAAACAAGCTGCTGCGGCTGCGTTTGTTGCCTCTGATCTTGAGGCTCTACGAGCAAATGGTCTATCTGTAGAGTATGATACCGCGAGTATGGAACTTAAAAATTATACTCAACTTCTGCAACAAATTACAGACGAGTATAATAGCCGCATTAACTCCGTGAGCAAAGATCAGCAAGACATGGTTCAAAAAGAGTATGATGATAAAATGCAACTCTTAGAAAACTATGAGGATTCTATTGATACCTTCCGTGAGCAACTTAATGCGTATGAAGATGCTATGCGGCAGATCGAAGATGCTAAGCTCGAGAAGGTAAAGGAAGCACTCCAGATTCGTATTGACTGGAAGGAAATGCAAGATACGTTGCGTGAGTTCCAAAAAGAAATTAACGAGTCTATTGGCGATGCGCTAGACAACGGCGTCCGCAATGCGGGACTGGGTGCGCAAGGCGTCAGAGATGAGATTTCAATGTTTGCAGATTATGAGACTAAAATGAACTCTCTATTGGATATGATTCGCAATGCTAATCAATATACTGATGTGCAAGCCCTGCAAGACGAGTTGGCTGATTTGCGGAAAGAATTAGTTGATAGTGGTTCTGCGATGTTAGACTATATTGAAACTCTCAAGGAGACATTGCCTAATGCTCTTGATGCGGCCGCCGATCGGTTTGAGGAATTTATCTCAATGCTTGAGAGTAATATGGGTGTACTTGATGCAATGAATAATTTGATTGACCTACAAACAATCAATAATTCGTTAGCCGACAAGTATGCTATGTTGAGTAAAACCTATAACGCTACTCTTGAAAATTCACTTACACAGGCTAAACTGCAAAAACAGTACATGGAACGCGCAGAAACCCAGCTTCGTGAAGCAGAAATCGCCCTGGCAAATGCTACGCAAGGAACTGCTGAATATGATATTCTCAAAGCTAATCGTGACGCGCTATTAGAGGATTATCAAGAGGCACAAGATGCAATGCTTGAATCCACGGCACAGGCTATGGAGGCCGCGAAGAATATTTACTCTAATGCTCTTGATGATATTTTCTATGAGTTTGAGAATAAAATGACCCGTGGTCTAGGATTTGATCAGTTACAAGCTAAGTATAACCGCACTAAAGACGAAGACAATAGATTCTTAGATGGCGTTAATCGTTTTGTGGAAACGCAAGACCTCAACAATAAAGTTCAGGAGTCTATTGCTAAAGCTAGTACAGATTATGCTAAGTCTACTCTGAAAGCCTTACAAGATGAATTTGCGGAGCGTCAAGCTAATGCTGATTTATCTGAATATGACCTCAAGATTATGGAAGCCAAATACAACATGACCCTCAAGCAAATTGCTCTTGAAGAAGCACAAAATGCTAAGAGCAAAGTGCGGCTGGTGCGTGGTGCGAATGGTAACTATAATTATCTGTTTACCGCAGATGAGGCAGATATTAATAGCAAGCAGCAAGAGTATCTGAAAGCGATGTAGGATTACTACAACACTGCAAAGGATCAAACTGAAAATATCACTGGCGAGATTGTTTCTCTGTGGCAAGAAATGTCTGAGGAAATCCGCAAAATTTATGAGGATGATACTCTTAATGCAGAGCAGCGTCAAAATGCTATCAATGAAATTCAGGCATATTATCAAAAGAAGTATGCTGACTTGGCAAAGATGCAAACCGATGCGGCTAAGGATATGAAAGATGCAGGTAATTCTGCACTTGCAGAGCAACAAAAGGCAGCTAATAAGTATGGTGACGACACTAGCGAAACCGCGCAAAATTTCCAGAAGAACTTCCAACGGATTCTAGAGGAAATGGGCGGTAATGCGAATGACTTTAATAGTGCGTATAGTGATCAATTGATTAATTTGGTTGCTATTGAAGGTTCATTCACTGAAACTACTGCTGAAATGTTTGCAAAACTTAATGAAGCTCTGACCAAGTACAAGGGTAATATTGGCAATATTTCTAATGAAATTGGCGTATCTTATGACCAGTTAAGTGATAAAGTTGATCGACTGACGCAAGCTAATGAGGAACTGCAAAACAAAGCTACCTCAGCTATTGATGAAATTTGGAATAAGATTAGCGAGCTTCAAGATGTTACAGAGGCGCAGGCTGCTTGGACTAAAGAAATTTATAATACGATTGCGGCGATCCAAAAGCTGGCATCAGAAACTGCAACTGCGGTTTAGAAGTATAATGAAGCCGTAGGTAGTATCAATAAACTAGGCGCCACTGGTAGCTGGAGTGGAGGAACTGGCTCTGGAGGGAGCGGAACTGGCACAAGTGGAAACGTTTCTAGTAACATATCTACCACTACGCCTTCTACTCCTAATACATCAGCTGGTTCTACTGGAAGAATTAGGAAACAGCTAGGTCAATTTGATTCAAGTAGTCGTACTTATAAATTAATGACTATGAATGGCGCAGTTTATGAGGGAGGCGGTTGGTGGAATTATCCCTCTGGGATGAAAAGACAGATTGAATCTCTTGCTGCTGATTATAGTCGAAGTCAATTAAAACATTATGATACAGGTGGATATACTGGTGATTGGGGTTCTGATGGTCGTCTAGCGGTCCTGCATCAAAAGGAGCTTGTCCTCAACCAAGAGGATACAAAAAATATGCTCGCGGCGGTTCAAAGTATCCGTGAGCTGGCTCCTTCTATGATTACAGAAATGCGCGCCCGCATTAGCGGTACCGCGGCCGCAAGTCAGTCATTGTTCGGTTCTAGATACTCTGGTATGCGGTCAGTTTTCGATCGCAAGGCTACTGAATTGGCGCAATCTGTCCAGATTAACGCAGACTTTCCTGGAGTGCGTGATGCCATTGAGATTAAAGAGGCTCTTGAATCTTTGGTTCAAACTTCTGCACAACGAATTAACTTCTATACAAAATAATTTAATGGGGTGGGTATAACAGCCCACCCCTTGGCGAGAAAGGAGAATGAATATGAGTAACTTAGCTGATGGACTCTATAAAGTCATATCTAATGAAGCTAGTAATTAGTTATCTCAGTATCAAGCAGATAAAACAATTTCTGGTGAAATATTCTCTATTGTGGATGTAACAAAAGGAGAATATAAAGTACGGTATCAGGATGGTGTTTGGTCTGCATTTTCGCAAGGTAAAACAAAATATAAAGTTGGAGATAATGTTTTAGTAAAAATTCCGCTAGGTGATTTTTCTAAGACTAAATATATAGAAGGTTATACTTATAATACCGACATCGCGGCTAGTAATGAGTCTAACTAGGTTGAAGAATCTTTCAGTCCAGACTGGTCAGTAATTTATGAGCAAAATTGGTCTGATGAGATGGGATTAATTGCCTACGATGGGACTGACCATAAGAGCGAAATTGCTCTGTTTGCAGCAGATGATACAACTAGTCATAGCGTATTTCAACAATACGCAAATCGTGGAACTGAGTTTCGCATTTCTGCGGAATTTATGACCACGTTTGTAGATGCTAAAACAACTGGTAACTATGGCTTGCGGCTGACCTTTGCTACGTCGAAGGAGGACTCTCCTGAGGTTACATATACTCTAGATACCTCGCTCTTTAATGGTGATCCTTATCGCAACTCATATTGGGCGCCGCAAACTATTTTGTTGACTGTTCCCAAGCGGTACTTGATTGGTCTCCGCAAGGTAGTATTTTTCCAAGAGGGGTTTACTGACTACGATCCTGCGGGCAATTCTATACAGCCGAATATCTACTGTCGTAACTTCAAGGCAGAATGGATTAATGTCACAGATTTAACGGACTCTTCTTACTACCTCACAGTAGCAACGCCGCAAGGTATGGTGTTTACTGACAATTACCCTAGCCTTACGCTTCAAGCTAGACTAATGTCTGGCAGTGAATCTTTAATGAGCAAATCTTCTTGCTCTTGTTTATGGTATGCAGAAGATCCGGGAGTCTTGATTGGTAGCGAACAATACGAGAAGGCCGGAGGCATAGGCTGGCGCCGCATTCAAAAGGATAAATTTGATATTATTACCATCTCACGTTCTGAATGTCCAGCCGCTATTACAAATTTTAAAGTAGTAGTAATTTATAATGAAGATAAGATTTTATCTAAGGAAATTTCCTTGATTAATTTAACAAGTCAATATGATTTATATTTAGACTTGACCTCTGATACGATTTTAGAAATAAAAGATAAGAAAAATGATACTCTCACAGTAAGTGGGCTATGGTATATTGAGTTACCCGATACGACTCGCATTGCGGCGGGTGATACCAAGTCTTTTTCTCTTGATTTAACGCCTTATCTTGCATATCCATGGATTAAAGTTTACTGCGATGTATTTGATGGTAGCACTAAGGTTAGTGTACTCAATTGGACGAATTATAAGTCTAATGAAGAAGATGAATTACCTAACTTTATCTTGCAATATTCTGGCGATGATGTTTTCCATTATGATGCTAACGGTGACATTTATGATGTCGCTGAGTATGATGATATTGAACATGTTTTACGGTGTAACATCGCAACTTCACAAGCTGATTCATTAACATTCACAATGCGGTGGTTAGACAGTGACAAGAAGCCTATTACCACTGAGCAAGAGTTCAAAGATTCTATGATGAGGTCAGTATGGGTAGATGCGGGAGATAATTCCCTACACTTCAAGGTTCGCACAAAGTTCTATGAAATGTTGAATAACAATACTGTTTACGTGCGGCTAACTGTTCTTGACGGCACTTATGTAGATTACGAAAAAGAGATTAGTTTCCTCAAGGACGGCGACCAAGGTACCAATGGTACGACTTATCTGTGCTTGATTAGACCTATTGATTTAAATAGTGAAGTTAAATGCACAGACAAGGTGGCTTTACGATATGCGGATGGAGCATGGGGAACTGACCAAATAGCATTTAAAGCATTTGTGTATTGTAATGGAGAATTAATTGAACAGCGTGCGGACAAGGCTGATTTTAATATTTCTTATACATGGCAAAGTAGAAATGTTGAAATTGTTACCGCAGGTCAGAATATTTATCACAAGGTTAATATTAAACCTATGGAAAATGGCGGTACTGATAGGTATTCTAATGGAGGCCACTATACTCGCTCAGGTAATACTGCACTTATTCCAGAAGAGATGGGTGGGTTTTATGTTAAAGTACAAGTCGATGTAAGATATAAAACAGAGAGTAAAACTAGCGTATATGCCTATTATCCTATTAATGTCTGCGTTGGAGCGCTTGATCTAGCTAAAGTATCATATGCGGCGCCGCAATACATTAAGTATTCATCTTCAGGAGTAAATCCGCAGTATGATAGTGAACCTCTTGCTTTCAGTTACGATGGAGTAGATGGCAAAGTAGAATCATTAAGTGGATTTTTGGGTATTTGGAATAATTATCTAACGCCTGCTTCGCATTACACAGGTGAAAATAATTCTGTGGGATTATTAAAAATGAGTATGGAGAATAATCAAGTAGATTATTTACTTCATTCTATATTTATGTATCTTAATCCTTATGGGAATGAAGCTATTAATAGTTGGGATGGCACTACAGTTGAAGTTGATAATGATGGTGGGACCATTCTGGCGCCGCAGATTGGGGCGGGTACAAAAAATACTTCTAATCAATTTTCTGGCGTTGTAATGGGTAAAGATTCCACACAAGATAAAACTGGTTTGTATGGTTATAAGAATGGTATTAATACGTTTGCGCTACGAGAAGATGGTAAGGCTAGTTTCGGCACTAAAGGCTAGATTACTATTGATGGTGAGCACGCACAAATTACTGGTAAAAACAGTGGTGCTGATGACGGTCAATATATGACTATTAACCTTGTAAATATGGGCAATGGAACTTACGCTATTCAAATTGGTGATAAATTCCTTGTTGATTACGAAGGTAATTTAAAGTGCATTAATGCGAATGTAGCTGGAACCATTACTGCGACTGCAGGTGCCATTGGAGGATGCAGTATCGTTGATGGTAAATTACAAATTGCAGAAGCTAATATTTCTGGTAAGCTCACCGCGAATGTTATTGATGGTAGTGAATTAAATGTTAATTCTGCTAATATTGCAGATAGTGTTAATGCAAATTGGGTATATGCAGGAAATATTAATGCAGATAATATTAGTGGTGGAACTCTAGATTTTAGTAAATTAGGAGCAGAAGGTAGTAATGCTATTAAAAATCTAACGTGGAATATGGTATAGTATGCTTCCAAAAGTGCTTCTATTGATGGTATTGGCTCAAGCACTAATCGTCTAGCATACCTTTACGGTACTGAAGCAGGTTTCACGGGTGATGTTACTTGTAGCAAAACATTATTTGCGAATACTTTACGATTTGGCGATTGGTATTTAGGTTCTGCAGGAGTTAGAGAGGGTACAACAGGAGCATGGGTTTCTTGGAGTGATATTATTAAAGGTTCTACTGCAAGTACAAAAACAGCGGTATTTGGATAAGAGGTGAAATAAATGGCATTAGCAACATTTCATTTTGGTTATCCTATAACTAGTGTTACGTTTAATGGGAAAACTGCAACTTCAAGTCCTGCATCCATAAGCTATTCAGCAACTGCAAGAATTTCTAACATTACAGTGACAAGCGGCTGGTCTGGTACTGTATACTGGGATACCGCAGCCTCTATGCCAGATCCGTATGTGTTAGCTACTGTTTCTAATGGCAGTGTTTCAATGAAAACTGCCAACCTAACCTACACTGGCAGTAATCGTGATGTATATTTTTCGGCCTCTGGTTCAGTAGCATCTTATACCCTGACTGCGGGTTCGATGCCTAGTATTTTATCATCTGTTTATTTTGGTGATGGTACAAGTATTACACAAAGCAATAGAAGTTGTAGTTTTGCTAATACAAAGCACATTCGTTCTATTTCATTAACATCATCTGGTTTAGCCTGGAGTGGAACCATCTATTGGAGTAGTTCCTCTGGCGGTACGACTTATCCAATTGCAGATATAACAAATGGTTCTATTTCTTATAGAAGCTCTATTGAATCAATTGATTTTAATAATAGAAGTAGAACAATTTATTTTACTGCCATAGGACAAACCACTTATAAATATCGTATCCATGCTATGACTACGGCAGATGGTTCATACTTTTCTGGAAGTTCGTAGGATTATTACGCCCCTTCGTCTAGTACATGGTACACGTCTAATACAGTTAGCAATACTTTCAACTTAGATACATTGCCAACACCAATTCGTGCTTATTATAAATTTGTTGGTTGGGCATATACTAATACAACGGACACAAGTCAAGCTCATACTGGGGAAGTAGCCATTAGCGGTACGACCGATGGCAAAGTAACAAATTTTTATGCGGTTTGGTCACTTGCACCAACCATTGTACTTAATGCTAATGGCGGTGTGTTCTAGGATACTCAAGCTACTACCAGGGAATATCCAAGATAGACTCCAGGAAACGCTTTTTATTTTTCTGGTCCTTCCGGGTTAGTGGCTAGAAATGGATATAAACTTTTAGGATGGAGTGCTAATGATACTGCTACCACTGCAGGATATGACCCAGATGGATGGGTAACAGTTAGCAATAGCACTGTCCAAAGATATTATGCAGTTTGGCAAAAGTCAGAAGCAACAATTACTTTGTATGGCAATGGCGGTTTATGGGGAGGTAATTTACAGTATCGCTCCTTCAAAAAAGAAGTGGGCGATGTTATTAACCTAGCAGATTATGGCCCCAATGGAACCCCGCCTCTGGGTAGGGCCTACTATAGTTTAGTAGGATGGAGCACATCTTCTACTGGAACTGCCGCATGGGGCGTAAATGGAACAATAACAGTAGGTGCGACTGACGCAAGTTATTATGCGATTTGGGAACCTCATATTGAGTTATTTTATTGGGATGGTGGCACAGGTTCTACTGATTCTTCTATTATAGCTAAGGGCTTACCTGTTACTAATTTAACTGCAAGTCGATGGAATAGATTTAAGAAAAAAATCAATGAAATTACCTAGGCTCAAACTGGAAAGGCTTGGAGTTACACAACCACCTCTTCTGGAGATAGTATTACTGCAATAGAAGTATTAAATGCTAGAAATGCAATTGCGGCACTTAATGGAAATGTTCCTTTGCCTACTGCTGCTTAGTTAGCCACTGGAAAAAAGATTTTAGCAAACTATTTTAATGGAAGTGGCTCTCTTAAAGCTGCATTAAATATAGTTATTAGTAATTATAATAATTCACGATAAAGGGCGGATTAATTTCCGCCCTTATTTTTTTTTGGACAAAACAAGATAATCTATTCAATCGTTTTTTTAAAATATATAGGAAATAAAAATGAGATAAAGGAGGCACGTCTATGGCAGTTTTA